GATGTTGTTATTAAAATTAAAATTCCTTATAAAATCTGACAGTATGGCATTTATTACCTAAAATATACAATATAGTATTGTCATATGGCTAAACACTTCTTCGAGCATCCACTCCGTACAGCATCACGTCGCACCTCAGCAACCCCTTGCGCTTGAGCGTTTTCCAGTAAACTTTGTTGTAATCGTAAGAGTAGGTCCAGAAGGGAAACATCATTGTGTGTCTTTTGGTGAAGTAGTTGGGGTTGGTGGGTCCGCACACACTGCAACTGAACACAGGGTGACCGGTGTCCGGCATGATTTTTCCCTCGCAATAAACACACTCCTTGTCCTCCTTCACATTGTAACACACCACAAACGGTGAATACTTTTCGTATTCTTTGTAGTACACCTCTAAATGATATTTGGCCAGTTGGCAGTGTTTGTTGACGGCGGCGATGAGTTGAGCGTTGAGCTGTAGCGGCCTGTCGAAATTGTGTTGGCGTCCATACTCCATGCGCAGGTGGGCCACACTTTCCTCCGCCACAAACTCGTTGTTGTTGCGCACCAGCCTCACCATTTGTATCTCGTCGTTGTACCTCTTCTCCTGCAACATTTGTTCCAACACCGAGTCCACGCTGTCCACTATGGCGTATTTTTTGTACAAGACTGTGGTGTTGTCGACAAAGTTGAAGAAAAATTTGCGCAACACCCCGTTATACATGAGCTTTTTCACATCGCACAGTTTCAGTGTGGGGTACAATTCAATAATGTCCATGACACCGCGACTGTGCTGCCAACACTTTAGACAACAGTACTTTAGCGTGTCGTCCATTTCGTTTAGGTAGTTTTTGATGACGACGAATATGAAGGGATTGGTGTTTTTGATGTGCTTGAATTGTTGGTTGCAAGCGTAGCACGGTGTGGTGTCGAGACCCGAGTGCAGCTTTTGCGCCAGGCCCACCAGAGCGAACATCACCTCCTCCGTCTCCTTACTCAAAAACTGGGTCCTGAAATCTTGCATGACCGTTCAAATTCAATATGAAACTGTAACCGCCCGTACAACGGTGTTGTATTAATAAATCGTTGATGTGCATACTCAGCGTGTGTGTGTGCGGTAGTTTTATATTGTATAATATTTGTTGGATAATGGCTGCGCGTTCGTTGACTCGTGTTGTTTGACCCTCCCCACCGCCGCATTTTATCTTTTAGTATAAATGGGACGATACACTCCAAATGGGGCACAACCCAATTCGCTCAACATGTTTCGCAATAATTTGGTCCTCCTTCTACCATCGCTGGTACACTTTGTACACACGGCCAATATTTTGTGTGTTTTCCCCACGCCCGCGTTCAGTCACCAATCCGTGTTTTCTGCCTACACTGATCGACTGGCCAAGGCTGGCCACAACGTTACCGTGATTACCCCATTGCCGCGCCGTGTGCCTCACCTGCACGAAATTGACTGCAGCAAATCGTTGACTGTGTTCAATGAGTTAGTGAAGAAGTCGTCGTTGTTCAAAGTGAGGGGTGTTGTGGCCGACGAGAGCACAGTGACCGCCGACAATTACACACCGCTGGTGGACATGGTGGTAGCCCAGTTCCAAAATAAAAACGTCACCGATTTAATTGAAAACAAGGCCAACATGTTTGATTTGGTGGTGTGCGAAGCGTACCTTAGTCTCAACCTAATTTTTGGTCATTTGTTCGACGCGCCCGTCATTCGTATCTCTAGTGGGCACGGCACTACCGAAAATTTTGACACCATGGGCGCTGTACACAATCCATTGGTGTATCCGAGTAGCTGGCGCTCCACATTTTCCACTAACAAAACCCAAATAATGGAGATTGAACACAGGTTGGCGCACGAATGGAAGAAATTGGAGAGGGTGCAGGAGACACGGTTAAAACAGGTGTTTGGAGGTGGTAGCGGCACATCGCTGCACTCTTTGAAAAAACGGGTGGTGCTACTGTTGGTGAACGTACACCCTGTGATGGATAATAACAGACCAGTGTCGAGCAATGTCCAGTATTTGGGGGGGCTGCATTTGAAACGAGCTCAATCGATAAAGGACGAGGAGTTGCGCGCCTTCATAAAAAACGACTTTGTGGTGTACGTGAGTTTTGGATCGATGCTCGACGCCACCACCATGGACCACCGTGCCCTACAAGAGTTTGTTCGCGTTATGAATGCGCTTCCCTACAAAGTGTTGTGGAGAGTCGGTAGCAGCGTACACCAACGGTTCAGTGTGAACGGTAGCAATATATTGACTCGTGAATGGTTTCCGCAGAGAGCGCTGTTGAACAGTGGTGTGGTGAAGTTGTTTGTGACGCAGGGTGGGTTGCAGTCGATAGATGAGGCGGTGGACGGCGGGGTGCCCATGCTGTGCATACCGATGGTGGGTGATCAATTTTTGAATTGTGAACGGGTGTGGCGGCTGGGTGTGGGCGAGAAGTTAGACGTGGTGCAGTTGGAACAAGCCAAAATGGACCGAATGATAGTTAGTATGGTGGCGAACGAACGCTACAATGAGCGCGTTGATGACTTGAAAAAATTGGTGAGCGACACACCCGTCAATGCGCTACGCAAGGTTTTGTGGTACACGGATAAGGTGTTGAGAAACGGCAGTTTGATGTATGTGTTTAATGGCAATAAATATTGGAGTAAATGATAAATGGTTGTTTTTTTGTTCGTAGCAATATTTTATTAAATATACAATACAATACTAAATAATATAACATAACACCTATACCCTACACTTTATTGGTTAACCGAAACGATCTTCGCTTAAACTTAACAACTATTGTCACCGTCGCTAAACCGGCCAACATTACAATTATCACAGTGAGGCAAATTATTAGTGTGTATAAGCTCATGTTTATGGTGGCGGCGGTTTGTACTTCCTTGTTTGTATAATTGTGGTTCGTTTCATCTATAAAGTGCGTCTTGTACTTGGGTGTGCAGTCTGCTTTGGCCATGTCCAGCACCGGGGTTAGTTTAGATAGTTTATCCGGGGGGTAATCGACCTCTTGGCTGAAGAGAGTGGCGTAATTTTTAAAGTTTATGTGTGCACGTTCCACGTTCACGGTGACCATGTTGCCGTTGTAGCGTTTCCTCAAACAAATCTTCTCCAACCGATCCTCGATAATATTTTGCACCACCTCCTCTACAAACACACAGTCCAGCGTGAGAATGTCTGACATGTAGTACACGCCGCAATTGCTCAAACAAAAGTACAATTGCGACTGTTGGTTGCGCAGCACAATTTGTCCCTCGTCATCCCATATGGTGTTGCGGTACAGCGAGTACTGTAACAGATTGAGAAAGTGGTGCGGGTACTCGCTGTTGACTACACTGGCGCGACGCAACGCGGGACCGATTTCTCGGTTGCTGGTGTCCAGGTATATTTTCTCCTTGTCGTCATTGTTGTTACTGTTAATATATTGAAACAGTTGGACGACTTTCACCTCGTACTCGTACACCTCGCCCACATTGTCCACGTAGTCGTCTTCAAAATTTGTCTTGTCGATTATAAGTGGGGCTAGTGTGGTTGTGTTGGGTGTAGTTGTAGTAGATGGTACAATAGTTGGTGTTGAAGTATTGGTACTAATAGTACTGGTAGTGATGATACTACTACTATTGCTACTACTATCATTTCTTGTTTCTGCGATCAGGTAATCGTTGCTCAACCACACATCTTCTCCGGATCCGTCAAAATCGTCGTCGGCAACCACACAACTAATTACCGCCACCCACACCGCCAATTTCAACACTGTCAACATTGCTCCACTCATCATGCTGTTTGGTCGCGTGCCAATCGAATAATGTCCCGCCGCCTACCCCACCGCAAAATTAATATACACCAAAATCACAAACAGTGCCACCACGCTCACAAAAATGGCAGCGTCACACAATATCTCTAAAGCGCTCGCGCCCAACCACAAATTGTTTTTACTACTGATATTTTTGCTGTCAGCGACACCACTATTGCTATTGTTTTTGTTCTCCTTTTCAATGGTTATTGTGGTCGATTTATACACCTCCTCGTTCCTGTACAAAATTTTAGACATAATAACACCGTGTATTTCCGCGTGTGGTGTATTAAGGTTACGGTGTGGGAAAAAAGTGCGTTTTAAAACCGTTGATGAAAATGGCCCATTCGCGCAGCTGCTCTTGTCGTTTGGGTGTGTCCTCAATCAGCATGGTGTAGTAGCGTGAGTAGTTTTTCGGCTTCAAATGCCACTTTGCGTATCGGTATATGAGCTTCACCATCTCCTTGGGGGGACACATGACGTGATTGGCGGGCGGCGAAGATGTACCAAATTTCAATTCGCACACCTTGATCCGACTCCTCTTGCCACCCTCCATACCCCCATTGCACGTGCCCACACTCTCAATCACCTTTGATACGGCTCTGCTCTTGTCGTTGAACGGATTCTTTTCGCTCAGCATCATTGTCAACACCGTGTTGTACACCAAAAACGCTTTATAAATGTGCTGTGAAGCAACACTATCCTCGTATTCCGGGTACGTTCTAAAGTACATGAGCGAATTCAATGCAGGCTCCTCACCCTCTTTGTACAAACAATACATCTCCTGCGGCAATATAATACATTGCAAGTGCGAGTACAAACATTGCACATACATTTCTTTAAACAACAGATACACCTTGGCGTCTTCGTGCACGATGTCGTCTTTTGCGTGTCCATTCAACGCACCTCTGTCCGAATTCAAGTACTCGTATACGAACCGCAACACCTTTTTAACAATCTGCACGTCGTACTCGCCCGCCTCCTCCAAACTGCGCAACTCTTCCTCGTTCTCCATCGTGTACTTTACCGAACATTCCACACTATATCCATTTTTCAATCGCGTTCGCTCATTGTTATCGTTCAGCGTCAACCATTCGTAGTAGGGATCGCCGTTGGTAGAGCAGTAGCGCGCGTCCAATGTTGTGATGTGCTCACAATAAATTCGATTGAGACCCTTCGTCTGTAACAGAGCACAGTTCGTCCGATTGGGATGCAGTCGACATTGCTTCCGTGCAACGTGCACCGGTTGGTAGACAGCAATCGATAGTGCCGTAACAAGTTCTGCGCAGTTCATTGTTGTGGTGTAGAACGTTAAAAGTAAGATATTTATTGTTTATTAGACGGGCGTTGTCTTGCAGAATACCGTTTAAAATGTTATCGTCCGACTCCACCATTGATTTGGCCAATTTGTCGAGCACCATCGATTTTGTGACGGAACGGGACGTACTACTGGCGGAGCAATTTGTGTTGGAGGGTCGCGAGGACGACTTATATAAATACAAAAGTGTGGACGGTAAACTGTCCACGTATTTTACGGAGCCGTTGTTAGATTTGGACAATATAAGAGGTGACCAGTTTGTGGTTGTACACTAATAGTCATGAACGCCCCCGGTATGGACTTTGACACCGAAAACAATGTGTTTAGCAGTTTGGCTGTGGACGAACATGCGCGCGACGAAGCGTACGATGTGATGAAAAAGAGAAAGCGGGTGTCGAGCGTGTCGTTGGGCGCAGAGTGTGAGGATGGGTGTCCCAAGCCGCGACGAAACAGCATCAAGAAAATGAGAGATAAGATTGTGGATATCATGTCACGAAGGGGTAGCAAAGGCAGCAATGGTAATAATGGCAGCAACACAAATGGTGTTAACAATAATGACACGTTTACGAGTGGTTCGGAAGCCGACACCTCAACAACACAAACCATCAACACCTCTCTCATAAACTCCACCTACAACACACAACTGTTACCACCACACCGTCCCTCAGAACCCACTCGATCCCAAGATGATCAGATTAAACACATCAACCCCTTCAACAACCGCGTGTGGACTTTGCGCACCAACAACCCCAACCAAATATTCGTGGCACTCATCAACATACCCAACGCTGAGAATGTCACTTTCATTCAGAGGTACCTCAACGACACCCTGCTACGACTCGGCGGACAGTACAACGCGTATCAATTGGCGCACATGCCCGGCGACAGAGCGATAGGCTACTATTTGTTTGCCCGGGCGCTGATCTTTTACGGATTTGAGACCAAAGTGGAATTGCTCAAAAGTATGCTATCGGTGGCCGAATCTATGTACACCAATTGGTTGAAATATGTGCCGTCGTTGTACAAACTGGTGGTGAATTTGAACGGCAACGATCCCACCAAAGAGATTATAAACATTGTAAACTATCATGTGTTTCTGCTGTTTAAATTTGTCATGGAGGACGTGTTGCACTACAGCTTTGACGGACAAACCATGGCCGACATTGTGTACGTGGTGGGGGATGAGGTGATTGACGACGCGTACACCGTGAACGATCCGTACAACATTAACCGCGTAAACTCCACGCTCACCAACAAGTACAACGTTCAAATTGCCCAATTGAGACGAACGGAGAGAATATCGACAACGCGGCCGCTACTCAAGACATCAATATCAACAAGTTGAAGCTGCTTAGAGCACCCGCACCAACAATACCTGAACCCGTGTTTGTTATAGAGAACAGGTTTTAATAAAATGATAAAGGATTATGGCTGAGTTTATTATTTTTATGAACCGAAAACCATACTATATATATACTCTACAATGTCAATCCCAACGGAAATTCCACATCCTGGTAACCGCTTGTGGTCGATTTTAAAGTTTTCGCAAACACCTCAATCCTTTCCTCATCTCCATCGTTCAGTACAAACGTTTTACTCCTCTCCAAAAACACTTTTGCATGCTCATTGTTCACAAACGGATACTCGAACCGATACTCGATTTGCCTCTTGTACGGATCCTGTTTCTCAAAACGTTTATCACACTCCTTGCACATGACGCGTTCCAAATCCGCCGCCCCTCCACACGTAATATACACCACACCTCTGTTGGTGTCGTTGATGTCATTTAAACAAATGGCACATTCCATAGTGTGAAACTGTTCACGTATTATCAACTCGGCGGCCGCTTTACACTCGGTTTGGGTGGTGATGAAAAACATGTTTGTCCAACTAGCGGTAGGTGTTTTCTTATTAGCAACAAGCGTGTTAGGCGCACCAATTAACACCGCGGAAGACTACAAACGAGCGTCGTTGATTGTCAACGCGGTCAGTTGCGGCCTGCAAATAGTGGAGGTGTTAATTGTTATAGCGGTGGCTTTGCATAAAATAAAACAGTGAATAGAAATATAGTGTGTTTTATTTAATACAATAAATTCTGTATACAAAATATATTCAAACACCTACAAATTGGTGGTCAGTCTCATGTACACATGGATCGATGCAATCTCCTCTCCATCCCTCCGCAGCTTACCAAACACGCTGGTTATATGCTCATTGTTCAACACAATTTTTATCTGGCCGTTGGTATGTGCGTACACTTCGCCCTCGTACACAAACTCTGTGTTTCCCTTGATGCCGCTCAACTCGATCCACTTCAACGAATCACCCTCGATTTGACACACGATCAATCCCTCCGTCACCATCAACTGTTTTATTGCGCAGTTAGACCCACTCTTGATGTGCACATTTTGCAATTGTTCCACGGACAGAAACATTTTGTTAGTGTCTGAAGAGTTAGGTGTGCTGTGTCTGAAGATTAAAAACGATATACGGTTCAGTGTGGACACGCGGCCCATTTAATCGCTACCGTGCACACGTAACACTAAACACTTTACGTTCTATATAACACCCCACCACACTTGTACCCCCCCCTTTTCATCATCATGTGCATCATCACCGATTTCAACAATCTCTACACCCATCTGGCGCACACCTACAACCTCGACTACCAACTATCATGCCACCATCACAACAACACCCCCTTGGCTATGGCCAACATTAAAACCTACTTTTGTTGCGCAGTCAGCGTGCCGTTGAAAAAGTGTGTGTTACACAATTGTGTGGTAGTGATAGTGGGCACATGGTTGGACAAAAGGTTCAGGGGTGATGAGTGTAATTATGGATTTGAGGGCACGTTCATACTGGACGGAAGACATTTCTCCTTCCCCAACATTATGATGAACAACAATGTGCTCATACACAACTTTTTCGACAAACAGTATGCGCGCGACAAAAAGATGAAGCGAATGTTTTTGTACGGCAACTACGACGACGACAAAACCGTTAATCGCGCCATACAACTGGTGTACGACAAGGTGGACGATGTGTTGTATGTGCGCGACGTGTACGCCAAAGATTACATTGTGGACAGCGGCATCAACCAAATATTGAGAGAGTACTTAAAGTGCAGCGGCAAGTGGCCCGACATGGACTTTGTGTTCTCCTTTGACGATTACACCGAGTTGTTCGACACCCTGAAAAGTATAATGAGCGTTGACATTCCGTACCAGATTGATTCATTGTCCAACAAGATCATCTACAAACACTCGTATTTGATACACTTGACATACAGCACGGTGTTGAACAAGCTGAGGAATTTAACGGTGACCGATGCCGACAACACCAAAAAGAAGTGTGTGCTGTTTGCCACCGAGTCGAAAAAAATCAACGACACTATAGTCATGGGCAAACTGATACAGTCCGTGTCTAAAACGTTGAGTAAGCAGAAAAAGTACGATCAGGAGTACAACTCGAACAACAATAACCTGGAGATATTTCCTTTGCGCCACCGCATTGGCAACGAAGTGTTGCGCGTCATCAACGAAAACCTTCAACAGGACATGCTCAAGCACACCGCCGACTATATCAAGTTTGTGGACAGCTTCTTTCACGGCGAAATGACCGTGGCCGGAAAAAAGTTCTTTTTGTGCCACAATGTAGTGTTGCCCGATGTGGACTACAAGCGTGTCAGCCTGCTGTTCCGTGAGTTGATTCACAAAAATGTGTTGTACACCAAAAAAGTTGGTGGGGAGGACGAGTCCGAGTTAACGGGTGAAAAAGTAAAAATTTTAAATTTTTCTAAAAAATCTCCGAATAAAGTCGGACTCGTGTCAAACAGTGAACTGGTGGTGGCGTTTAATAATCGTCCCACCAAGTACTATTGCAACAGGGATTCCTTGTACCAAATCTACTACACTATGAAGAGGGGATACGCGCCCGTGGAGATAAAACTCACCAACAACATTTTGTTTGTGAACCACCATGAAGGTATGGTGATGTTGAAGCGGGTGGTGTACATCGACAACGAGATCCACATAAAGACGTTGCAGACCGCGTACGAGTACCACAACGAGCATAGTTTGTTGAATAGCGAGGATGTGTTGTTGAGGTGTGATGAGACGGGACCCATGAACACTACGGCGTCGCTCATGTCCACAATGGTGTTGGAGTACTACAAGAACTATTTGCACATATTCAACACGATTCCGGTGGCCAAGTTGATTGTGAGCCTGACCAATTTGAAAAACGGCATGGTGGTGCAGAAGAAAGGTTTCAAGTCATTGCCGGTGGGCAACAGTGTGGTGGTGGAGGACAGTGTGTATTGTAACGATCGCATGTTTTGTTTGTGGACGGTGGTGATGGACAGTAGGTTGAAGACGGCGGAAGATCCGTATGTGCCGCACGCCCGATTGCCCATAAAAATCTACCACAATAAGATTAACAGGATCAAGGGAAAGGTGAGCGGAGACAACAATGAGTTTGTGTACGAAAAAAGCGGTGCCAATAATATAATCGAGGTGGAGGGTGGTAATTGTTTGTGTATGTTCGGTACATTGTTGTGCAACAACAAGATCAATTGGAATCACGATGGTAAAAAGTACAAGATTGAGTTTTGTACGAGCAAGCAGTGGTGCGTGTACAAGTTTTACATGTACTTTAGAAAGGTGGGTGGTCAGGTGGTGGAGCGGGTGGATAGTGAAATGACGACGGATGAAAGTGGGAGTGTGTTTGTCAAGCTGGAAATGGTGTACAGTGTGAGTGATTTGGAGGGTTTGAAGATTTGCGGGGTGCACGGACAAAAAGGGGTGTTGCACCAAGCGGAGGATTTGAGCAGGTTCGTGGCGGAGGACGATGCCAGTGTTCACGCGCAAATCTGTTTGTCGCCCATCTCCTATTTGTCGCGTCAGACTAACTTCAACCAGCTGCCCGTTAAATATTGTCGGGTGAACGGTGAGCGTGTACCCCTCGTTCTTATTCCGTACATGTTTTTCAACAACACACCCGACAACATATACAAAGAGTTTATAGGGAAAAATATCACGGGTTACGAAAAGTTGGAGGGCACCAGACTGGATCAGTGGAGCATCAATCAATCATTTGTGGGCAATCGTTTAGCGGAGGGGCTGCATTGTGTGCGCAACGGCAACAACTCGGTGGAAAACTCGGGACAATACAATGTGTTCCAAACATTGTTGCACTGCAACAATATCAAAGTGGTGAACTAATACGTGAAAATCGCCCGTGGTCTACGAGTACATTAACCTATAATTGTGGTGTTGTATGTATTAATTGTAGGTGTATCATGATGCGGGTATCGGTGGTGTTAGTAGTGTTGGTGTTGGAGGTGAGGGCGAGGTTTCCTCCGAGTAATATTGGCGCTATCGGGGTGAGGGTGTCGTCGGCGTTGGTGGTGTCTCCGCAGTACTATGAGATACAGTTGGAGGAGGTGAGCGGGAAAGGAGTGTGTCACAGACCCGATATCAACGGCAACCGACTCTATTTAAAAGAAAACGTGAGCGGTATTACGTTTCAAATGTTCGAAGTGAACGGGGGCTATGTGTACAAGCATTACGCCCACAACGACATCCTATGCTTAAATTCGGGTAAAACGTTCAAGATGCTGACATACCCGTCCACCAACAACCTGCCGGACGATTGCCTGTTGCAGTTTGACATCATTTCAAACGACACCCTCACACACCCGTCGCCTACAAACTGAACGAACGCAATGACAACCTGTGTGTGGATCGCAGCGATATCGGTCACGATTTCAAGTTTCGACTGTACACCACCTCCAAAAACACCAAATACTACTTGTACATCACCGACACAGCATTATCCAGCGTAGTAAACCGAGAGGTGGGCACTGTGTTTCAGACCAAATACACGAGGTGTATGGACTATGTGGACAATTGGGGAACGTTTATTTGTTACATCAATAGGAAACGATGGCCGTGTGAAGACGGCACCGGGTTTGATAAGAGTGTGGTTAGGTGGAAACGTAGTGTAATTGGAGATTTGATTAATACATTTGTTAGCACTAGCACAGAAAGTTTTTTTATGTATAATAATAGCAGTAATAATTATAATAGTAGTAGTAGTAATTATAGTAGCATTATAAAAAGTAGCAGTATAAAACTAAACGACACCCAACCAGAAACCGAATCTTGGTGGTCTGGCGTGAACGAGTTTTTATTTGTCAATAACGCTTGTCGGGAAAAATATAACAAATATTTGTTTGTATTAGTATTTTTATTGTGTGCACAAATTGTCAACAATTAACAGAACATTATTATACACAATTGTCTCTTATTTTATTTCCTTTTTGTTTCTTCAATCATCTCTTGGCGCATCTCCTCATCCAACACGTCCCACGCCGGATAATAAATGCTGTTGCTGGCATTGTACACCGTGGACGTGCTCTCCATCAGATTGAACTTGTCCTCGCCGCAATTCTTGTCGAACACCTTAAACGGGGTTATCGTGTACTGAACCACAGCGGGTGGTGGCTCAATTTGTAATGTCACAAATATATCGCGCAGGGTAAACCGTGTGTGGTGCAGCACCGATATTTTTTGTTGGTACGTCAAATCTATACAAATTTTCATCACCATACTCTCCACCAACACCATAAACGCCCCACTCAACCCTCTGAACAATTCATTTATCTCCACCTCGTTGGTGACACCCCTTTTCAGATCCATCAACAGCTGCACCGCGTGCTTATAGTGCACATGCTCATCCTTCATAACTTGCATATTTATCTTAACACATTTGTTTATGAAACCGCTCTCTCCCATTAGATTGATAATCAAAAAGGGGGCTGCAAACAAGTATCGTTCACACAGAATCATAGTGCTCAAAAACAACACTTTGTCGTTCACTTCGTTGCGCTCCGGCAATTGAAACTCGTCCAACACCCGACAGTCCATAATATAGTGGCTGAAATCGCCACTGGTCAGTGTGTTAACTGTGTAGGAGCGCGAGACACACGCCAACTCCAGCATACGGTTGTACACAATTTTGTGTGTGGTTTCGCGCGCTGCCTGATCCGCAAACATCCACTTGGTAGACTCCTCCCACTCAATATCACTGTTGCTAATCAAGTCCATCACCTTATCATCACCAATCGCCAGCACGGCAAACGACTGCAACAGAGCGTTCTGCCATGCCGAATCGATTTTGTCAAAACCGTTCAAATCGTCCATGGGTTTGTGTTCGTTGGCGTACCAATGGTTGATTTGGTGCTCCACAAGGTAATTCCAGGACGGTGTGTAAGTGGGTGGCCATATTTTGAGACGATTGTCGGTGTGTACGGTGGTAAAGTTGAAATGTTGCACGGTGGGTAATTCATCGTTGTTGCAGTTTTTGTCGTCGTCAAACCATTTATAAACACGGTCCATGATTGTTGTGTGCTGCGCAGTGTCCGCTATTATATATTATAGTTGTTATCTGACCAAGGTGTTTATCGCCCACTAATCTCCATATAAAATACTCCCTCACGTTCTCGCCATATCGCATTACCTCAAAATGACTACTAGCACCCGCATAAACAACTTGCAGGCTGGCGGCAATGCAAAAATGAGCGATCGCATGTTCTTGGCGGGCGAGTCCCCCGACCAATTTGTGCATCGCATGAGCCGCCTCCTCACCAACAACCATCCCACCAAATCGGACGCCGTCGCCCACCTCCTAAGCTCTGTCTCCCTTATACCTTCCTCTTCGCTGTGTCACCACTTCAACACCGGCGACGGGATACCCAGCGCTTGTTGTTTGTTTGTGTTCAGCAAAGATCACAATGTGGACGCCAAGTTTGAAGAGTTGACTAGAATTGCGCGAGTGGCCATCAAGGGAACCGGTGTGGGAATTGGTGCGGACTCGTTGAAAAACAAAAGTACTACCAGGGCACCCGGAGAACTGAGAAACACGTACGTGGACTTTTGTAAGAGTCTCAACCATCTGATCAATTTGTCGGTGACTGTGCGCCAATCTAGGGTGGCCGTGTACGTGTCGCTGCACAACACCACCGCCTACGAAAGCCTGTTCCTACGACAAACGGGCAACATCCAGACCGAGAACATTTTCTACGGGATAATGGTGCCGGATTTGTTTGTGCGCAAGCAAAAAGAAGGGGGCGTGTGGCACTTTTTCGACAACGACGCCCAAGTGGACGGTAAATCGCTGAACGATTGCTACGGGGAGGAGTATGAACGGTTGTACGAGGAGATGGTGCGCAGGGGTATACAGATCAAGTCTGTGAATGTGTGGGAGTTGTGGGGAGAGATAGTGAACTGTTTGGCGACAAACGGCTACCCGTATATTGTGTGGCGTGACACCGTCAATAAGTACAACAACCAGCAGGCGCTGGGCGTGGTGAAAACACTGAATTTGTGCGCAGAGGTGTGTCAACACGCCACCGATTCCACGGTCGACACCAACACATCCCTGTGCACACTGATGACGCTGAATGTGGCCGCGTTCTGTGAAGATTACACCCAACACTGGCACCTGATCTACGACGATTTGCGCCAATGCCAAATACCGGAACAGTGCATACCACCCCTGGGCGAAAACAAAATACTCGACCATTGCTTCTACGGCGGTTACATGTCAACGTTTGTCTTGAATTGTGTGTTGGGTGAGAGTAAGCGTCGCGAGATTGGTGTATCACCCACCGGCCTGTTTGACGCCCTCCACATAATGTATGGAGCAGCAGCCACGTATGAGTACGCCATGGACGATTATTCGGCTCGTGTGGCAGAGTACATTTACTTAGGGTGTGTGGTGGGTAGTGTGGTGTACAACAGGTTGTATGGAGTGGAGTGTGTGAATTTTAGAGCGAGCCGATTCAGTGAGGGAGTGTTTCAGTTTGATTTGAGGGGAGTGACGCCGTCGCTGACGCTACAGTGGGCCTGTATTCGTCCGCATGCAATGCGCGGTATGGCCAACAGTATGCTCACTACTCAGGCACCCACCGCCACCACCAGTCAAATCACCAACGTCACCGAGTCTGTTCAGTACCCGCTACCGGGCCGCATTACCACCAAAAACTCTGAGACGGGCCGCTTCGCCGACTTACCTTTCTACGCCCACTTTACCAACCAACCACCATCCCGTCACCCCCACGTCTCACCGCTCCGCCAAATTAAGGTGTACGCCAACACTGCCCCCTACGTTGATCAATCACAGTCCACCATAATATACTGTGAACCTAAAAACGATGAAATAAGCAAGGTTTTGGTGTACACACACAAGGCGCAGCTGAAGACTGGAGTGTACTATTTAACGTACATATCGCCGACACGCTACATTCAGTTGGGTAACGGTGATGAGGAGCAGGAGTACTATGAACAGGTGAAACGGGCTCGTTCAAAGTTTGGCGGATGTGATGGGTGTACATTGTAAATCAGAGTATCATGGTAAATAAAATGTTGCTGCTGCTGTGTATGTGTTTATTGAATAAAAACGATCACGATACATAAACCGTCTATCACTAACACCATTTTTCCATACTGTTATACACCTCGGTAATAAAGCTCATATCCTTCACACCCTCGTCGGGTATACGACACGATAATTTCAATCCTTTCGAGTGGGTACATCTGCTTAGCGCCACGTACGCTTGACCCGGTGCAAACAAACACTTGGGGTACACTATTAGATTTTTGATGGTCATACCTTGCGCTTTATGTATGGTCACCGCCCATCCATAGTTGAGAGGAATTCCTGTCACCGCTTTAATGTAGCCGCGACTAGAACTAAAGTGTAGCGTGATCGGTCCCAATATTTGCAGCGAATTGTCGTGCTCCCTCCTAATGTACACACCCATATCAGTGATGTACTCTATAATGCCCGTGTCACCGTTACAAAAATGTTGAGTGGTGTGTGTCACCATCACCCTGGTACCCGGACACACTTGCAACTCTTGCTTAAATATCAACCTCTCTTGTTGCGCATTGAACACATTGACCTTGTACGACCACGGCACCAGTTTTGTTGTGCACTTTAACGTGGTTTCCGCCTCGTTCACCACAAAATTGTAGCACTCGTTGTTGATTGTGTTGGCCTCATCATGTGTGCTCACCAACGAGGTGTGTGCCACCTTCTCTTCGATCTCGGGCGCAAAATCCATCACAAGCGTATTGAAGTAGGGCAAGCACGAGAAATCGCCCAAGCGCAACAAGTTCAAGTTGTGGATGTACTCTTGCTCGGTTTGTCGCATATTCTCCCCCAGCTCGTAAATTTTAAACTCTGTCCACACGTCCGCTTCGTACGGCGGCAACACTTTCTCCCGCTTTTTGTAGTTGTTTTTGTCGACGGGCGGTAGTTGGTACAAATCACCGAAAACTATCACATTAACTCCGCCAAATGGCGTGTGTGGGTTGCGTGTGTTTTGTCGCATGCGCGAATCAATGCCGTCCAACATCTTATCGGGTATCATGCTAATTTCGTCCAGGATTATGTAGTTGGGCACACCCACATCTTTGTCTGTGAGGTTCAGGTCAAAATCGAAACCAAACAGCGAGTGACACGTTCTACCGTCAATGTTGCGCGACGCCAGATGCGTGTACGCCCCCACATACACAATCTTGCCGCGCTCCCGCCAATGATTCCTCAGCGCCACCAACAGCGCACTTTTGCCCGTACCCGCCGATCCCGAAACAAACAGCGGCTCAAAGCGTCGCGCATTCGCCACACGATCAAACATCAGTTGTTGTTCACGATTCAGCTTGGTGGGTGCGTCCACGCGCTCTATACGCCTCACTCGTTTTACCGCATCGTCGCCGCCGCTATTGTTGCCCTTTATGACACTCTGGTTTATGGGTCGTTTCTCCGCCGCAGCAATACAAAACGAGTCGGTTTCCATCGTAATAGTAACCTTTCTTGGCGAGTTGACGGCGTTCGACTGAAGACAGCGTTGTCACCACCGTGTGCAAATTATTTATGCGATCGAAAACATTCAGATAACGATTGTCATGAACACGCACCGCACTCACATTATTGGTTCTGTCGCATTGTTCAACTTTGTGCTCACCCAACACCTCCTCAATGCTCTTATTGTCCACCTCAAATTGTTGTCCGCAAAAGTAGCAAATCACATTTCCACACCAACAGTACAGTCCCTCGCGCGCCAATCGCTCCACCATCTCCCTCGCATAACCACTTCCCCTAAAACTGTTCACCCTCTCCCTCTCAATGCTCATAACTTTATTGCGCTTGTTCTCCTTCACATACATCTCAAGTTTCATCCGCTCTCTGTCCGCCAACCCTTTGATGTAGGCCTCGTTTCTCTCCACAAAATGAATGTCTGGCATGTCGCTAAACTTGACCATGTACACCGCCATCACCGCGCCCGTAACATACAATTGCGATTGCATCTGTCTGTAGTGGAGGTTGCGTTGTTCAACTTTAAGAATGAGGGGCTGTTTTGATACGCGTTTTAGTGCGGTGCGCGCCACTCGGCTGCGTCTCCCGTCCAACTGTTGCAACACACTCTGAAAGGTGTCGTTCCTGTACGTGTACGGGCATTTGATTTCGAGCACCACCAACTCGCCACTGTCCAAAACGAAATAGGCGTCCGGCGACGCGCTATACAGACCAATATCCGACAAAAACAGTCCACACTCCAACACTTGAGCCACCACCTTCTTATTCAGCTTCTCCTCCACCCGCTCCACAATGATACCCATTACAATATTGTCCTTTTTTAACTTTTTTTCGTTCCTCAACCCGTACTCCATGGCGACATTTTCCCCCCCACAATATGACGATCCACCCGACGCCGTATCCCTATTAATCCGCAACAGCTTCCACAGCAAATTGTCCGACTGACCGCGTGTCGCCTCCTCCAACTGTAAAATCTCCTCTCGGCTATTTTTGTGCTCCAACGTCAGCGTTCTCACATAATTTTGCATTGAATATTTTCTAGCGAGCTCCAACTGCACATCGGACATGACATCTTCCATCACGGCCAGCTCGTACGCCATCTTGTTGGTGAATGGTGGTGTGTGTATGGGTAACGATTAAGGCGTATGTCAGAGGTAACGACTCAGCGTTTGGGTAGTGGTGGTGTTGTTAAAAAACCATAGATTTGATTGAACAATCACTCTTTATTCATAAAAACTTAAAAATACACAAACAATTACACGTCACAACACCGGCGTCATCATCAGCTTCCAACACATATTGTTCGCCCATCTCTCCAGTTTGTCGGCCACAACCCTCCTGGGCGATAATCGCGCCAAACTCTGCAAACCGCTCACAGTCACATATTTAGTGTTGGGAAACTCGTCAAATGTACGAATGTGCGACTCGTCAATGTAGGTGTGATCGCACATCTTGAACAGTACACGCAAAACCTCCACCAATTTGAAATGCATTTGCATATTGTTGTCGATAACGATTGCGACGCGTCTCTGCTCGAATTGCTCTTTGGTGAAGAGGATCATGGTGAAAGAATAATGAATGGGTGAGTGGTGGTGCGTATTAAGTGAACATAAACGGGTGGCGGGTGCACGTTAAATACGCACCGTTTTAGACGTATAAATGTTTGGTGGGTGCAGTGTATTCACCACAAAAAAAAACAATTTTTACCCACCAATATGACAACAAAATATACAATAGCCCTTTTGTGTACGCTGGTCGCAGTTACCACCTCATTCAACCCCTACACGTACACGGTCGACCCCCGTCCCGTCACCCACGACTACACCGTTCGCCTGACCGGCGGCACTCACCTCTCCGAAGACACAATTCTCCACGATTCAGTATCACCCGCCACCTACTTGAAACGCTCCAACAAAACGCACGGATTTGGATATGTGATTGGCCTCGACGACGATCACCACAACACCAATCTACAATCGTCCACCGACTCACCAGACATACGCTCCACCACCGCCAATTTCACCTACTACTTCTACCTGGACAACAACAACAAGTACTACATTCGTGACAACCGATGCAATTTTGTGTGCGTCAATCAATGTGGCACAGTGTTCACTAGTGGGGTGCGCTTGAGGCACCATTGCAAGTTTAATTTGGTGTGGCGAGGGAGTGCGTGTGGCATTTACACGGTGAACAAAGAGGGGGTGGTAAGCAAGATTTTACAGTTTGACATGGAGCAAAATTTGTTGACGGCATTGATCAATACCAGTGTGCCGGTGGACGGGTTGCCTACACCGTTCACATTGAAACACGGACCCAAGTTGATGGGTAACAGATGTGAGGCGTTGAACAAGGTGTCACAGAGAACGTTAAACACCAGCAAAAACAAGTGTGTGGTGGACAGCATTTTGAAAGAGGACGTGGAGGATGTGGTGACGGATAAGCGTTTTTATAAGCTGCGCATGGGCAACGCGTTCATCGACGGCGACGACCTTATATTCCACAAGACAGAGTTGGACCAACCCAATGTGTACACATTTAGAAATGTTCACACGTGTAAATTTTTGTGTGAGAGCAGCGAATGTGGTGTGTTTATGAGTGACAGAAACGGTAGCGAGTGTAGAGTTAGGGTGGAACGGTCGGGTTCATCGTACCACATAAGGTTTGTCGGCAACAACTACTATTTGTCGTACAACAACAGCGACAGTTCCATGGCGTTTTCTCACTCCACCAAGTCAAACATTGTTTTCGAAGAGACCGAGTACAACGACAAGTTGAGCTGTGGTGGTGTGTCAAGTGGGCCTATTAAAAAGTGTGGCAGTAGCAGTTTGGGTAACACGCTTACGATTAATATACCACACTTATTTTTGTTCTTAATGTTGAATTACAACAGAACAATGTATGACAATGATGAGTAAAACACATGTTGACTTTATTTACTGGTTTATTACATTTATATATACACACAAATTATACAATAAAACCTTATTTAACTATTCCAAATGTTTTATTTGATCAATTTGTATTTTATAGCTAGTAAAATAGACGGCACCAATAACAGGACAAATATAACCAACAAGATGACTAGACATCTGCAACGGCAACAACAACAACAACAGCTCTTTGTATTTTCCTCCTCGTCCCAATCACCCTCCTCCACCTCTGTAATGGTGATACGGTCAAAACAACTGTTGCAGCACAACCCCATGTTTTCGCTTTTTTGGTATTGTGTGATCAGACTCTATACAATATGACACAAATGGTGACGGCGACACACTATCAAAACTAACAAACACACCGATTACCACGTTTTGTTCTCGTGTCGATTGTGCCACGCCGCACCCGACTTGGTGGTGTACCAAATACTCGAATCTTGCGAAAAACTCTTTTTCACCGTGTTTTCTATGATGAGTCGCAGCGGCACAATTGTATAGGGAGATTGACGAGTGAGATGGTGGTTTTTGGTCTTCTTGACGGCACAACTTTTTTTCGTCTGAGATTCCTTTTGAGATTCCATTTTTTACAGCAAATTGCTACCTCGCTCTTGACACAATTAAGCGTTATGTGACACAATTTTAACACTCCGCCACCGTTTTATACCCTTCACCCGACCTATTTATTTCTGGACCGGCGCCAGACTATTGATTAAATAATCGTCCACAAGATCGTAGGCGGTACAACCGCATTGACAAATTAATAGCGCCGCGCATCACGAGTCCGAGTTAATAACGAGAAAAGAGAAAAATTTAAAATTTTTCTAAAATCTCATAATAAACTCGGACTCGTGTAACTTCGCATGTACGTCCACCAAAATGTATGACATTCACAATGTTGTTCTCGGCGTTTGCAGACGTGTACAACACTCTGATGAAACTCACCTCCATCAATGATATAAACACATACGTCAACAAAACGGTGAGTGTAGACGCTCGCAATGAGTTTTATTTGTGGCTGTACGTGATATCCACTTTTGACAAAAAATTTAAGATAAACGACAAACACCTGCTGACGGTGTTTTGCAAGTTGCAAGAGCCGCACATTGACAGAAGGAATTTACAAGAGGCGTTTAAAGCCAACGGTGTGGCGCAAACATGCAGTGTAGTAGTAAAGGTGGGCACCGACAACTCAACCCTCACCATGAACGATGTACACCTTTTCCTGCAAACCCTACAAAAAATACCGTCCAAAAGTTTCTTTCTGCTGAAACACTTTCGACAAATTGTGGCCAGGTGCGACACCACCACCCTCCATTGTCTTATCAATCTAATCAGGAACACGAACAAGAATAAAAAGTTGTTCACAAAAAAAAGGAACCTATACGTGTTTAGACAGGTGTTTGGACGTAAAGGGTGTGAGGAGATGGACGGGCTCGTTGAAGACTTTAAACGGCGGACGAGTATGGCGGTGGCGAAGAACGTGGGTGATTGTATTAGACCCGGCAAACCCATCGAACCGATGCTGGCGCAACCGTGCAAATCTTTTGACGCGATCACCTTCAAGGAGATGTGTGTCGAGGTGAAGTACAACGGTGAACGGCTGCAAGTGCACAAGTTTGACGGACGCATCACCTGCTACAAAAGAAACTTGAACGAGCATCAGAGGTGTGGGGAGTTGAAGGGTGTGGTGGCACAAATGTTGAGTCACGTGGACAATGTTATATTGGACTGCGAACTGGTGAACAATGGTGGTATCGAGGATATAATTGTGTTTGATATGCTGTACCTGAACGGTCGATGTTTGATCAACGAAAAACTGGGCACTAGAAAACGCCTGTTGAACGAGGTGGTGGTGTCCGATCACAGTCCCCATTTTCGGTGTATAGAGTATATTGTGTCGGACGATAAGCAGTTGGTGGAGAGTTGGGTAAGAGAGGTGTTGTGTTTGGAGGGTGGTGAGACATGTTTATTGGAGGGTGTGGTGATTAAACAGTGGAACGGTGTGTATGAGCCAAAGAGGAAAAAATGGTTCAAATTGAAACAGAGCTATTTTAAGAATGTGTGCAGTGCAGACTTGGTTGTGGTGGGTGGATGGCGAAACGAGAAGAGGGGCGGCAGCAAACGCAAACAAATCACCATATACTTGGTGGCGGCACCTTTCTACGACTATCAGCTCAACAAATGGATGTTTCTGCCCGTGTCCAAGGTGAAGTTTAGCAAATTAAACTACGAACACTGCATGGAGGAGTACAATAGCGAAACGTGTGATTGGTTGGTGAGCGACGCGCACCTAAAGATGTTGGAAAAGGTGCCAGATATGGTGGCCAAAGATCCGCTGAGTATGCCCGTGTGGGAGATGGAGGGAGATTTCATACACAGCGACAACGCGTGGACGTGGAACGAGGTGTCACACAATTATGTGTCCATACGTCTGCCCAGATTTATAAAGGTGCGCGACGATAAAACCTACCGCCAAGCCACCACCATATTTGACCTACAACTACTGTCTACTATTACCAACAACAGTTTTAGTTATCCGTATCTGTACGAGTTTTTCGTCATGGACAACATTAAGAATTATTCATTACAATGATTGTTTAAAAGTATTTAGTTAATTAAAAAGTATTATAAATAAAACCACCATCAGTATTGTCTATACAATGTTTTAATCCTTAATATTTTATCAATCACCTCCTCCTCAACATCCAATACATCAAACAAAATTCTTCTACACCCTACACAATAATTGTTACAAGTAAACAGGCGCGTCTGCAATTCGTCCACATCTTCAAATGAGTACACGGGTGAAATGGTGAACTGCGGCTGATCCTCTCGGCTACACCGGAAACACGTCCTGCTTTCGTTAATAAAATGCAAACAAAACCAATTAAAGGGTAGAAACGCCTCTTGTGCATACTTGGTGTACCACATAAGCATAAATATTTCCTCGTGGCACGATTCATACAGGGGAGTGTTCAATTCGGGAGGGTCTTTCATGAAATTGGCAGTGTCGTTGCGCAGTGTGTCGCTTTTACTGATTACGTTGAACACAAAATCGAAAGACTGCACGGTGTCTCCCTCATCCAACATGGTGTTGAATAGTGAGCGCTGATAAACGTTGTAATGGCCCATGTCGGCGTATGAACCGAACTCGGCACGCGGCTGAATATATACACGCGTGTTGTTTTCATTGAATACCTGATTGATAACGCACACTCAATAATATCTGACTGATAACACACACTCAATAATAACTTTTGATGTAATCAATGTCGGTTTCGTTTTTGATAACGTGAATTTGTGAGCGCGACCGATGTCTCGCCATCACGCCGCGTTTACCTATCCAAATGTACTTGAAGTTGGGCAGAGTTTTGCGAACCGTGTGCAACAACAGCTTAAATTTAGTGGGCGCTGCGGCAAACACCTTCACCTTGTCATCACCATCTACATTGTTAACATTGCCAATACCATCACTCAGCTTTTTCAAATCCGACAACCTCAATCTCTTTTCGCGCGACTTTCTCTCCCACTCGTTGACAGTTTTTTCGTCAACCAGCTTCACCAGCAGACCGTTTCTTTTAACCGTGTAGTGTTCTATGTCATCGTAATTCAGACTGAGGGCGGTGCACAGCAACATTAGACATTCGCGCCACTCCTCCCACTCACCCAGTCCAAATATTTCGACACACTCGTCAATGTCGTAGTATTGTGACGGTCGCTGATGTTGCATTTTGTTTGTATTCCCTTAATATATTAATGGTGTGGTCAGGCGTGGAGAATGGTGTCGAGCAAATGTGTGGGAAAGAGAAATTGTTCGGGTAGGTGGGCGATGCTGCCCAAACTAAGCGTGTTTTGTTTGTAGCAAATGGAGTTGTTGTGCAGAAACAGATTTAGAAAGATGACGGTGTTGTGGTATATGTCGCCGCCGCTAAACTTTACACGACCGTGGCTGGTAATGTGCGAATTGAGACCGTTGATGGCTCGCTCGGCCACCACACCAACGTCCGTCTCCCGTGTACCCGAGTACTGCTTTGTGTTTTCAATCAAGTTTCTGCTACCCTTTGCACCGCTCTCTATCACATCCTCAAAACACCCCTCCAAATCAAACACATCCCTGTCGCTGCACACAACACTTTCGTTGTCAATCATTTCACACAATTTTTTGAACAGCAGCGTGGTCATGTTACTGCTAAACACCAGCGCGACATCGGTGAAAAAACGCTCCAGTCGTTGGGCCAGTGTTGTATTGCGGTGCAAACACCACAATTTGTAAATCTCCGGGTACGCTTTGAACTCGCGTTCAATTCGGTGCATATTTTTGTGTAGATAGAGCACTTGCTGTGACACAAATGTCAGTTTGTTCTTGTCAAAACACAAAAAGGAGTACTTTGGATCGCAGTACATCAGCGACTCCAGTTCAATCAGCGAATTTGGATGCGGCAAATATGTAATCACCTCCTTGTCGCCATCACAATCCCTATTGGCGCCCACAAATGTGCCCAAACCCACTTTCACGTTCCAATTGATCTCGTCGCGCTGTATCACCCTGGAGAATTGAGTGGACAGTTGTGAGATGTTGGGGTGGCGTGTGTTCCACACCCTCACATTCTTCACCGGTCTTCCATAGTAGCGCTCCACGCTCATCTTGGGCGGTATAATCTCGTTGACACCGTTGAAACACTGCACGTTGGCGTAGATGCTGCTCGTGTTCAGAAATGTGGAGTACAAGTATTGTCCCGCGTATCCATTTTTGTTTTGTATTAAATCCTTAATCACGCCCTGTGTCAGAGGAATCTTTTGCATAGCGCCCCACACGTTCACCAACCCCCCCATTTTTTTGCTGTTGAATTTCTTGTTCAAAAACACTAGATAGTTGTGGTCCCACAAGTTAAAGTTGGGCAGAATCAAGTAGTCAATGGTGTCTGTGAACTTGTTGATCTTCAACTTTTTCAGAAATACACTCTCCTCAATGTCCGTGACGATTATGTTGTCGGCCAACAGTGCACTCGCCAACGTTTTTGTGTAGTCGTCGCCCTTTGTCGTCTCGTTGTTCAACTCGTTCTCTTGGTATATCGTGATCAGTTGACCAATCATAGAGTTGTAGTATGTGCATTTGCTCTGTTTCAAGCAGTTGAGTAGATCGCGCACAAACTTTCCAAACAGCTCGCTGCTCATGAGCATACACCGCGATAACGAATGAATATCCTTTAGTATAGACACGGTGGTTGCGTCGCGCCTCCTAAACTCGATTCGGTATCCGCTCATGTTCCACCAGATTCAGCTTATTGTACGGAATTTTAACCGCAAAAAAACCGCCGGTGAACACGTTACACGCCACACACTGTGTAACGGTGAGAGCACATTTTTGACAGACGCAATAGTGATGACAAGGTAGCATCACCGCATCGATGTAGTGCTGTTTACATTTTAGACATTTGGGTAGCGCGTAGTGGTGGTCGTCGGGCGATGGCGCACTTGGCACCGGTTTATCTGGCGTGTTGACGACACAATTATCGTTGCTGTTATTATTGTGATTGAGCGCCGCCAACTGTAGCAGAGGACAGCGCGCATTTAATCGCACATGAATTTGTCTCACGTCACTGTTCATTGTCCAATCTTTGGCTATTATTAAACAGGCGTAACAACACACGGCGTCACCAATGTTTGTATAGTAGAAACCGTTGGCGGACAGGTCGCTAACGAGCGATTTCAGGGAGGCGGGAAAGTTTTGGAAACTATTGATCCGGTGCTCGAGTAAACTGTAGTCACCCTTGTGTGGTGTAAGTAGGGGGTAGTTTGACGATATTATTCGAGGCGATATGAAGCGAGTGTTAATGTAGTGGGTGGTGTTATTTAGGAGGAATGGGCAGTGGGGTGAGTAGCGTTTGTGGTCGCGTACAGAGTCCTCGGCGCCGGTGGCAAAATTGTACAAATCCAATTTGCAGTAGTGACACACAATCTGATCGCCCATCCCACTAAAATAAAACCCCATCAGCGCCAACTTCTCCTTGTCCTCGTGACCCGGCCAATATTTAAAACTATTCAACCTATTTTCGTAAATGTCCATCGCGACTGCGATCGATTGAATATAGGGTGAAAAGTTTGGTGGCGTAGTAAAATAAAATGTGGTTGTGTATGTGGTAACGTATAATTGGGTGTACAAAAAATTTCAAAGATTCACATGAGATTGACAGATACAATGAGATCGCGCTAGCCAACTAACTAACAATATACATTGGTTGTGTATGTTAAACTTTGGTGTACATTTTATTGGTGAAACAATAATTACAAATGTAACACTGACTAAAAAACCACGCCTCCTTAGGCTGTACCACCATTTCCGTATCAAGATCGGGCTTCTTAACATCGTCACCGCTCAGCTCTTGATAACACTGGACACACACCGATTTGCTGTTGACATAGTGTACACGAAGACGCACAATTTGAGGGGCGGGTATCAAGTCGTCACGCTTCTCCAGGGAGGCGGCCACCACAAAATTGGTCACTCGACAATTTTTGTAAAAGCTGTCCTTTAAGATCACCCGCTTCAACACCTCGTTTCTGCACACCTCGTACACCGCCATAATATCATCACGCACCTTCTCAAACACCCGGTTGCTCACAAACGCTGCGCTCAATTGTTTCATGATCTTCTCGTCGGGCATATAAGTGTTGGCACTGACAATTTCTTGAACAATCTCCACCACCACCTTGTTGCTACGGTGCTTGTTCATAATTTTGGTTAGCATAGACATGTTTGTAAACTATTATATTTATTTGATGGACAAAACCAACTCCGACTAACGGTTCATAAAACACCGTGTAAGGAGTGTTCTATTTTAGTAATGTGGTAACTCATCGCCACTAATCCGCTTTTTATTTGCTCATCCCTTCCACCACCAAATACGATAACATAATTAATATAAGACCCGACACTATCATCGAAGGCGATATCAGACTCGAGTCGAGTACCGAGTTGCTAGGTGGATCAAGCGCTTCCAACACGCTCATTGTTGATAAGCCCAATTGTTTACGTTTCAAGTCGTAATAAATAGGTTGTTTGAAGTCAAAGTGCTCCAACGTAGCCATTCTGATATTTTTACGAAACGCTCTCGGTGTACTGCGCAGCGACAACAATAATAGGTTTTTCCACGCGCTTTCACGCTCGTTTGGCACTATTTCAATATACTGACGATTGACAATTTGCCAATTGTACTTTTCCATTATGTCGAAGAGGGCATCCGAATCTATCACCATGGCTGGCGGTAAGAAGACGCTGACTGCGGTGGAACAGGTGGTGCTGTTGAAGAGGGAGTTTCACAAGGGTGTCGCTAGAATTGAGAACAATGTGATCTACAAGCTGGATTGCAAGTCTTTGAACGAGAAAACCCAGAGTTTGGTGTGCGTCGAGTCCAAGAAGATGTTTGACGAAATTGAAACGGACTGCTCTTATAAATTTGTTTTGGAGCGCAGAGACAATCGCAGGTTCTATTTGCTGAGCTACGAAAAGATGGATAATGTGGTGATCACCCTCAAACCCGATCTGGTTGCCGAGGATTTTGAAAACGAATTGGAAACTCTCGCCAATGTGTATGTGCAGGGAGCGTATCAACACAACGACATTATAAAGGTGTTTGGTCTGATTGAATTCGACGGCGACTACAAACAGATAGACATGTACATCCGATTGAATGGTTCGTCGTGTTTCAAGTTTGACCCGGAGACGAGCAGAGATGAGCGTATTGACACGGTGATGAGCAAGTGCTATAAGGAGTTGTTGAACAAGTGGTGGGTGTTTCATGTGACGTGTAGTCGTTTTCGGCAGTATCACAAGTTGGTGGTGCGCGACAACACCTCCATACAAGAGTCTGACAACACGTACACACCCGCCGATGACTGCTTCGAAAACATCTCGTACGGTCCCAACAAAACTTTTGTGCTGGAAGAGATTAAGGCGGTGTGCAAGTGTGAGTATGTGAAAACCAACAACCCTATGAAGAGCAACAGTGGTGCCGACACCAAAGCGAGCAGCAAATGCGATGATCGCATATCGTTCGAATTGAAAACGGCACGAGACAGGATAATGTACGCCACCAAATTTGGTGTGTCACAAGACGTTGCCGAGGAGACTGTGAGCGACGTGGGCTCCGCCAACTATTCCTTGAGTCTGGGTGGCAAATTGTACTGTGTGTACACCAAAAAGGTGGACGACAATCAGAGCTTCACAAACATTGTGTCGATGGTTATTGATGACGAGGAGAAGACCTCAACATTGATGGCGGCTTAAATAATGTAAGGAAGACGAGTCTGAGTTAATTATGAAATTTTAGAAAAATTTTAAAATTTTTAGTTTTTTGCTAAATTAACTCGGACTCGTCTCATTGTAACCATAATAGTTGTGGTGGCTAAATAAAATTTTTTTGTGTACACCGTTTATTTTTTACAAAGTACATTTTTTACTTAATAAAACCAAGAAACGATAAATGTATTTCTTATATTATTTCCTAACATTAGGTTTGACGAATGAAATGTTTTTAATAGGCAGGATACCACCCTTTCGTTTTTTCTCCTCTACACTAACCTCCTCTACACCACTACACGAGCCACCAACAGGTTTCTTACGTTTACGAGAATCCTCCACTCTTTTGATAGCCTCCACGAGTAAATCGTTGTTGTCAACACTTGCACCATCAACCACCAAACTGTTTTCAAGCTCTTTTATTTTTGCCTCGTACTCCTTCACCAGTTTGTCTTTATCCGACTTAAACTTGTCCACCATTACACTCTTATCCCTCTCTGACCTGTCTCTAAACTTATTGTTAAAAACCTGAGTCAAACTATTGGTGACATCGTTGACTTGTTGCTCGTGCTCCTCTTTCAATTGCTTTATTTGTTCTTCGTACTCGTCACTTTTTTCCTTTAACTCTTTTCTCTGCCTGTCCAATGTGCCATTCAGTTGTTTAATGGTGGTCTGTAGCGCAACCTTCTCCTCGATGACCGCCGTTGCTTCCTCATAGTTTTTTTCGTTGTCCTCCCTTAACTTTTGATTGGTCACCTCCAACTCTCTGATTCTCCTGTTCAATTCTGTCTGTTCCACTTTATAATTGTTGTGTGCATCCATCACTCGCGCCTCGCACAATTCAAACTCTTGCTGCTTTTGCATCAAACTGCTTCTCAACGACACACATTGTTGTCTACTCTGCTCCACATCGACCGTCAACCGCTTGACAATCTCCTCTGTGGACACCCTTGCCTCTTCTAGTTGGGCGCTCAACAAATGCTTTTCGTTGCACAACTGTTCAATCCTGTTCTCGTACTCTGCACACCTATTTATCAGCATTTTTGAATCACGATCCCTGTCCGTGTTGTCCCTATCGTTTTTGTACAACAATTCATTGCACGTTTGCTGTTGCACCCTACTATTCTCGCGCTCTATACTCAACTCATCCTCCAATTCTTTGATACGGGACTCTAGTTGCGACGCCCTCATCAACAGTTGCGTGTTATCCTCGTCCACCTGTGTCCACTTTAAATTTGCCGCTTGGTACGCCTGCTCCACTGTGTTTATCCTGTCAGACAGTGTTGCGTTTTCCGCCAGTAGACTCTTGTTGTGCTCACCCAAATTCTCCAACATGTGATCCTTGTCGCCTATCGCCGCGGCCAGTTTGGCCAACTCTATCGCGTTGTAATTGATAGTGGTGTCGAGTTTTTCGCAATTTTCCAAAAGCAACTCCACACGGTTCTGCAGAGCTTGATTTTTTTGCACCAGCTCACCGTTCTTTTTGGTCAATTGGGTGTCGGCACCACCACTTTGCGCCAACTCACTTTGTAACTCTGCAATTCGCTCACCGCCACCCTTCACCTCCTCTCTCAACTCGACCAACTTCAAACCGATACACCGCAATCCGTACAGGTACTTTTCAACAGTGTCCCCACAACCGCCGTGGTTTGTCTCAATAAACTCTTTGACACTCCTCAACAATAGCCCACACTTGTCCCAGTCAAAGTGTTTTATTTGCAGCTGTTTTCTCAATGCACCAAACAATTGTTTATCATTACTCTCGTCGCTATCGCTAACAAGACGCTTTCTTCCACCACCCTTCAACCCCTCCACATAAGCCTTGTACCGCCGCTTTATTTTCTTAACGTACTGCTTGTGTCTTTCGCCCGCCACCGCTCTCAGCAAATCCAAAAATGTTTCCCCGTCCCACTCCTCTCTGCTCAACACCCTCATTTTTTTCATAACGTTTTCGTGGTACCGGCCCACATCGTCGTCGTCGTCATCATCATCATCATTGTAGTTGTCCTCCACACCACACCTCGCATTATCTCCCCACTTATTGTAATTGTAGTTGTGTGTCACCTCTTTCTTATCTCCAACCTTTAGACTGCTAATCAATAAATGTTCCGTAGTCATATCAGCGCTATTTTTTTTAAGCGACGGATTAAACGCCAATATAATGTCGCGTATCTTCTCCTCGAAATCATTCTTGCTCGAGCTAGTGTTACTAATCGATCGGTGATTAGTTATAGTTTTTATCAAGTTGTTGAAAGTATGCGGTGTGACGTCAACACCCTTGTAGCGCGTTAATATCATGTTGCTGTCGAAAAGAAAAGCTGAGGGGGTGGAGTATGAGCCCGCCGTGAAAGCCATCAAATTGTCGCAAGAGACGCTGATGGGCGATAACACCAACTTTAAAGTTTGCCTGGACGTGAACGAACTGATTCCCGCAAAACTGGTGAGCGCCGGAATGTGTTTTAACAACACTCACGAGTTTTTGATTACGCGATTGCGCTACGACAATGGATTTTTATTGTTGTTTTTAACGGGCGTTAACAACGTCCAGTTATACTACAAAACACCGTGCACCATACACTCGTACAGAAGATGCTACCACATGAGAACGCCTTGCGTGAACAAGTGCGAGACCTACAAGAGTATGGTGGTGACGGGTCTGAAAGCGTATCAATGCAACAGGATAAATGTGTTCAAGGTGGACAGGGCTCGGTGCAATAACGATGATGCCATGTTGTTGGACAGGTTTTGCACGGACGTGAACAGGGTGCAGATGCAGCTGGGTTTGTGTGAGGGTGATTATGTGCGTTTTAAAAATGTAGTGCGCGTCAATGAGGAGGGGTTGGCTATCGGTCCGTTGGGTAATGTGGAAAAATTAAAGGTTGAGGATGTGCGCAACCCAACCAAGGTGATTGTGGCGTCTTTCGATTTGGAGACGTTCACGAATTTGAACAGTTTCTCCAATCCAAAGGTTGATCCCATAATAACAATTTCGTTGGTTGTGAAGACACACGACGACACACCAAAACAGTACTGTTTTATAAACACGCAAGGACGCAATTTTACTTTGGACGATCCGGTGGAGGAGCGCGTGGACGGTGAGATTATTGTGTTGCCGTACCACAATGAGCGCGACATGATTGTGGCGTTTTTCACGCTGTTGTGCAAGTCTAACCCCGACACCATACTCGACTACAACGGTGACAAGTTTGATATACCGTATTGGACGCAACGCGCCATCATACTAGACATTGATCCAAAGTTTCTGCGCCGCTACAACCTGTCCCCCGTCGAAATGAACACCGTTGAAGTCAACACCAAATTTGGCTACAAACTCAACAATCACTTTATGAAGTACTTTAACCACCTGGATGTGTATCAGTTTATAAAGGGCTCGATTGACGCCTCCAAACTGGAAAATCTCAAACTGGACACCGCCGCCAGCTACTATCTAAAAGTGGGTAAGGTGGAGCTGCCCGTGCGTGAAATGATGCGCCTCTACAACAACAAACAATTTGGCAAGATTGTCAAGTACAACGTGCGCGATTCGTTGTTGCCGCTCAACATGTTTTTAAAGTGCAAAATGGACAATAAGCAATACGCCGACGCCTCTCTACTCTACCTGACCAACGACGACTCCCACCTCACCATCTATCACAGACTCAACTTGGCACTGTTTCATCGCGCCATAAGCAACATCAACGAGGCGGGCAGACCGGATCCTTATTTTTTCAATAGGAGTGATTTGTCTAAAATTATGGGTGGTAATAAGAGGTTTGCAGCTGATGAGAAGGAGGATAAAGAGGTTGAAAATGAGGGTGAACTTGTGGATTTTACGGTGTTGGGTCGACCGCCCGTTCCCACCAGTCAGATTCCCGCCGACGCCATACCACTGTGCGACCTCAAAACGCGCATTAAGTACATCGGTGGTAAGGTGCTTTCGCCCAAACCCGGCTACTACCGAAAAACGTTCACCCTCGACTTTTCCCAACTATACACCAGCATCATGATCTTTTTCACCACTTGTCTCTCCAATCTGTTTGTGGGCGCCAACAAGAAACTTTACCTGCAAATCAACCAAAACGCCATCACCACCAAATTCCTGAAAGAGATGGCCAACAATCGTGTGTTGTACAAACAAGAGATGAAGAAGTATGAGCCTGACTCGTTTGAGTATCAAATGTACGATTCGTGGCAGAACGCCGCCAAGTTGGTGTGCAACTCGCAGTACGGATGGTTTGGGTTGTGTTGTAAACCGTTGGCCAATTTTATCACGGCGCAGGGCAGATCAAAGTTGGAGGAGGCGCAGCGCATAATTACAGAGTTGAGTGAGAATGAGGCGATCAAGACAAAGTGGAATTTGAGCAAGATGAAGCTGGAGGTGGTGTACGGTGACACTGACTCGAATTTTGTGAGTATCGATTTGGAGAGGGAGGAGTTTGAGCGGATGGGTGGAGATGTGGGACTGCGGCGGCTAATTATGGAGGACATCATGAAGCCGTTGAACGACACTTGGAAGGGTGCCTTTAAAATGGAGCTGGAGAACATTATGGATTGTATGTTGATCAAGGGTAAGAAGTCGTACATGTGTTTGAAGGAGAACGGCACGTTGTATAAGCGCGGTTTCAATGTGAAGAAGGACAGTCCGTTGTTTTTGCGACAAGCGTTCGACGCCGTCATTTTTGAGATACTCAACAACCACAGTTTGGACTGTATACTGAACCATTTGGTGAGCTCGTTGAAGAAGAAGCGTGACGAGTTTTGTGTGGCCAACTGTGAGGAGTATTCGTTTTCGCAAACACTCAACGAAACCAAGAACGGTGGCACTGGCGTGGTGACTATTGCCAATGAGCTGGCGATACAGTTGCGTAACGATGCCAACACCAAGTACATTCCGTCGTCGGGCGATAGAATACCATATTTGCTGATTGACAAGCTGGCGAGTACGGTGAAGGGGCGCGCGAAACCCACTCAATTGATCAACGCGGACGACACCATCAATTGGAGCAAACACTTGGGTATTGTGAACACTTTTCTAAATGACATCATGTCGATGATTGGCAACGATACCCTGTTTGTGTACGCGTTCAATGAGATTTGCGAGTATTTTCAAAAAGATCAGTGTTTCGATGTGCTATACCCCAACATAAAGACGCTCACCAATTCTCGCATTAAGGACATTTTGTGCAAAGAGTTGAACGTGAAGAAGAAAAAAGATTTGACGGATGACAAGCTCAACGACATTCTTCGCAACAACGAGCAAAAGTTTATACACAAGTACGAATTTACGCTGAACAAACGTCGACCCGCCTACACAATAAACATTGAACGCTTCAGCACCGATTGTCCCAAGTGTAACGAGCGCGGCGTATCCGCCGTACAAAAAACTACGAGTCTGGAGTTAGTGGTGGAAAAACAAAGTGCGTCACGCAAGCGACCTTCAAAGCAAAATTAGTCAACAGTGTTTATAGATAACTCGGTATAAAAGATTGGCGTAATCCCAAGTGGTAATCATTTGGACAATTGTGCTCTCATATACTCCCGCGTTTACTGCTAAAATATATAATTGCTATCATGTATCAAGCCATTGCGGACTTGTTGTATCTCAATGGTGAATTCGAGATATGGAAGTCGTGTCTGGTTACGGATTACCGGCACATTGTCGCCCAGAGGATTCTCACTCACACCCATTTGTCGCTGCACGACGCCGAAACGGCTCGCCTATTTGAGAAAACGGCCAATCAAATAAAAACGCGCAATCCCAAAGTGCTCGGAATGCAGACGGCCTACAATTTTGTGCTGTCCATCATCTCTGACCAGAACGTTTTTGACGAGTTTCAACGGCTGTTTAAAACGCACTGCTACGACGCCGGTTTGATGGACGCTTGTCTTCACCAGCTGGACGATGACACGCAAGCTGAATTGATTTATTGTGTGGAGGATGAAATTAAAAAAATTAAGGATTGTGTCGTTTTAGGTTGATAAGATATTGTTTTTGTGTGTATGTGTCGCCTATAAATAAACTCGTGATTTCTTGTTATTTACTATCAGGCAGTAATTATTAGATTATTATTGATAAGTAATTAGCCTCGTGATAGATTATTATAGATAAGTTTAATATAAAAGCCGAACACGACCAACTAACAATTATTAAACTAACAATTGGCTGGTTGGCTGGTAAGTTCTTTTATTAAATTATATATTATTCTTTGATTTTTTTTACTGTTTCTTTGTTCTTTGATTTTTTTACTGTTCTTTGTTCTTTCATCCAATCTTACTTCTCTATGTGTTATTTACAGATAAATCTTCATAATGTCTGTTCTTGTGAAAAATCCTGTTAAAAATCCCAGCAGTCTATATTTAATTGCCATTATAGAAATTAGAAAACACTTCTTTAATGATGATAAAGGCAGTATTAAGAAACTACCTATTCCTAAAACTGTTTCTTTTGATTTAGAAACTTTGTATGCTGAGTTACCACCCGGATGGTATTATTGTCCAGATATCCATCAATGTGTTATTGATGAAACTCTTTTTGACCCTAACGTTCATAGGGAGCTCTGTTCCCACTGGAAGAAGGAGAATATTAATAATTATTACAGGGCCGTTAACACGTTCGTTTTTTGGGAACCATTTTCTCAAGACCCAGTGGATGATATTGAATGTATTTATATGACTCCCACTCTTATCCAAGAGCGTTTATTGACTCTATTCGCGTTGGGTGCTGGAAATTTTCTTAAGCCTTGGATGGGAGGTGTTACAGTGATATCTGAACTTGCTGAGAATTATAAACTTGTAAAGTATATTAAATTGAAGGTTGATTATGTACCGCCTTCTTGGTTAAAAGTTGTTAAACACGATGATGTAGATGACATCATGTTATTGTAAAAAGACACCATGTTATTAAACACCATGTTATTGTAAAAATATGTTAAAAAGTGTATTATTATTGTTAACCAAATAAAGTCTATTCTGCTTACATTTATTTTATTTTTGCTGCATTGTTGCACTCTCTAATTAAAAAAATACTCATGTTAGCAAACCCATCCTGATCGTCGATGGTGTTCATTAAATGACTCTTAACGATATGGGGGTGGGCGTTTTTTATAACGCGACACATTGACCTCACCAAGTTTACAGTGCACACATCCTCTTTGGTTCTATCGTACAAATAGTAAAATTGTTTCTTGGTGAGGTTCAGGCGGCTACCGAATAAATCGTAGAGTAGTTCACGATCAAGCTCGTCCTCCAAGAACAACGTGAATATTTTATACAATTTATCCAGTAACGTCACACCCTTGTCGTCCAACTCTTTTTCTCTGACATGATCGTCCACAATAAAATTAAAATTTGCCCGTAAATTGTTGGAAACGTACGACGTTTTTATAGGATTGAGGCTGACCAAATCTTTGATAAAGTCAAGATTCATTTTTCCTTATCTATACAGTGTCATTGATATTGATTGATTAGACCGTTTAACCGATTACAAACTTGCCTAATGACCAATTACACACAATCACGCACCTCATTACTGATATTGTTATTCTATGGACGAATTGTTTTTGTTTAACAATGCATCAAAGGCGTCGTTTAGGTGCTGCTTCTTTCGCATACGTTTCACGTTTTCGTTGTACAAATCTTGGGGGGCAGACTCGGTGTTACTGTAGTAGTAGTTTAATATACAGAAAAACAACACCACCAACACCATAATGGTCACTATTAGTTCGCTGCTACGGAACCGGTTCACTATGAAAGCAAAAACGATTAGACCAATAATGAGGGTGGCAGTCAACATTGTTTGTCTGGTGTGCAATTACACTCTTATAAATAAATGCGTTGTAAAATAAAAGCACAGTGTACATGGTTGTGTGGTGTTTTATTAATTTTTCACTAACTCAATATACTGATCAAATTTGCCTCATCGTCCTCTTCCTGTTCCTCCTCCTCGTCACGATACATCGACGGTCCCGGATGAAACTTGTTGACATAGTGGCGTGTGGCGCTCACCGAAGCATGGTTCATCATTTTGCTGGTTTTGTTTAGACTCACACCCCGATTGAGCATGGTGTCCGCCACAAAATTGCGAATCATGTTGCTGGTGAAGTTTCTGCCGGCCACATTTCGCCACTCGGACACTTTATCCGTTAACAATTTAATGTCGTGAAACTTTGTCGGGCTCTTGGCGCTGATTTTATTCAGAGTGTCCAACGGCACCTTCTGGTACATGTCCAACGCCAACTTTAACGCCCTCCTATCAATACACTTTACATAACAAAAATCCACCTTTGCGTGTTTCGTCACAAAGTTGCACACTTTATACTCCCCCTTTTCGTACACCTTCACCAAGTCCTCATACTTTATTTGGTACGCATTAGTGATTCGCAATCCCGTTCCCCGTATAATGTTAAACGCTATAGCGCCCCTCACCAACGCCTGGTTCGTATAATAGTTTTTAAACTGAATTTCACTTTCAATGTACTGACGCACCGGATCGATAAAGTCGTCTTTAAGATCTATGGTCTTATTCCGCGCCACCCTCCTCCTCTTATCCTTGTCTCTGGGCATCTCCACACCAGCCGGTATTCTGTAGTCGGGCAGGTTGAGCGAACGCGTATAATAATTGATAGTGGCCTGCATGCGCTTCTTGTTGATACCCCCCAAATTGATCAAACGCTCTATGAAATCTTCCACGTCCATTAATGATTTACCCTCGAGCAGACTCTCCATCTCCCTATTCAAACTGTACCATCCATAATTCTCCAAATCGTCTTCGTCTATCAAACAATACACCACCTTGCTCAACAACGAGCGAAACTCCTGCTTGGTCGACTCTTTGTACTCTTGCTCCTTCCTCAGCGGCAACCAAATGTTGCTCTTTTTACCACCCTCCACCTCGATGGGTGGATCTCTCTTTTGTCTCTCCACTGTCACCTCCAACACCTTCCCAAACAACCCGTGGTTTTTGATTACCCACAACCAAATCTTATAGTTCTCCGTACTCCTCTTCGTCGTCTGCGGTGTCGTCATTGTACCGCCACAAAACAAAGTAACCCACCAACAACAACACCGCCAAAATAAATACGCCCGATAACACAATCCACCACATGGAGATTGCGGCTTCGGTCAGTGGTTGCTGGCTGCTGCTATTGTTGGCGGTGGCATTGTTGTTGTGCGCCAACTTGAGAGCGATGGGTTCTACATGGGCATCGTGCAGTTTAGATATGTTCATGTTAAGCCTATTCATCACTTGTGTACAATAATCTCTGTTTTTAATAGTGTCCAATAATTTCAATAGCACGCTATTTCTTAATACTACCATCAGTTACGGCTGGCGCAAATTGGCATACTTCATGTTCAACTCTTGTATTTTACCGCGTCGCAAAGCCTCGTTTTCAAACGCCAATTCGGTGATGTGCTGCTGAGCGGGCGTTCTATGTCCACCAACAGACACCTCCAACGCGCTATAATCCACATCCTTCAACTGCCCATTCTGGAGTGCCTTGTATTCCATCAAATTAAACACATTGGTGCTCAACGTTAGCGGACTGTTCAACAGATAGGTGATGTTGTTTCTAAAACGATGCACGGCCGTTCTCAACTTGGGGTGTAGTGCATTGTTTATGTAGTAGCCGTTGTGTGTGCCATACAACAAATCCTCCACCACCCCGTTAATAATGTCGGTGCACACTCTCAACCGTTCATTGTTCCTCTCGTCCACCACCTTTTGTATGTTGGGCGCGATCTCCGTCTTTTGGTACAGCATTTGCATGTATTCGTTGGTGATGTCGTTGGTGAGCATGGGCAGCGGTTTGTTTTGTGTGACCGCATTCGCCATTTGGTACTTGAACACGTCACTGAGGTGGCTGGCGGCCAGATTGAGTCTGCGCTTATAGAAACGATCCGCGTACGCCTTCATGATGGGCGAGATGATGAACGATTTGTCGAATATTCCGTGCGCCCCGTTCAGCTTCACCACACCGCCGTACTTCTTCTCCAGATTGGCGTAATACTCTATCAATTCGGTGTCGGACTGAAAACGTTTGGCCACGTTCACGGGCAGCGGATCCGCCTTCAGAAACAAATCCCTCACCAGGTTCATGCACGCGATTTGATCTGGGGTCAGTTTGGCCGTGTTATTTGTCCGGTACAAATTGATCATGTTAGCCACCGTGTTCCAATTTAACTTGTCCATTCTTACAATATATGTATGTAATGATTTAAATGTTCTGCCCGACCGTCTTGTAATGCTTACAGTACTCTACGCGCGGCTCCATCAATAGGTAATTGTTGACAAAGTACAAAAGAAACACAAGAAAGGCAATAAAAATTAGGTTTATTATGGTGAAATTGATGATGTTGATCAACAACACTATAAACAACACCACACCGATCACACTCTGCACACTTTTGCGCTTACACAATATAGTCTCGCAATTCTGAAACGCTATATTAAAATTGTTCTCCCCGTCCACGTACTGTTGCAACTCCTCACGACAGCACTCCTCACACAACACCAAACTCTTGTGCAGCAAATAGTCACGATCGTCGTTGATGGCCTGAAAGGTTTTCGGTTGACTGCCCGGGTGGAATTCAAAGTTAAAATTGTTGGCGAGATACACCTGGGCAAAGTAATGCGCCAACACCGCACCACCAGTTTTCCTGACTCGCACCCTACATATGTTGATGATGTTGGGCAAGTGCTGTGTGTCCTCCGTTTTGAAATCAAACACATACTTCAACATCAGCTGCGAGTCGTACTTGACCCGTTTACTGCTTCCTTCTTGACTCGACATAGTATTTATCAAACAACGAGGTCTTACTAGTAGCGGGTTCGAAATCAGACGAGGTGGAGGAGATGGCGTCGCACTGCATGAAATCGTCCTCTTCGAGCACCGGTGTCAGATATTGATTTTTGGCAGGCTGCTTAACACTGGGTATGGTCACCGTGCTAATTGACGGTATTGAAACGGCGGGTAAAAAATCTTTGTCCAGATTCACTTTGTTTATAGGATTTTGTGTATCTGATTTGTTCGTTGCGCTTGATTTGTCTACATTTAAATTGGCAGTTACTTTGTTAATGTCCTCATTCATTATACCACCATTAATACAATCACTATTAAACACCCTCTTCACCCTTTTCGAAAACACCACCTCGTCTTTCCCGATACTAACACCGTGCCCCACCACCGTAATCAACACACCCACCAATCCTCCCGGACACGAGTTCACCACAACAAAATAGTCGGCGCTATTACTGCACGTTGCACCCTCCCACTCTACACCAACAACACACTCCTCCACAATCAATTTATAAGCAGGTATACCCGTCTTTTCCAACTTGTACTCATTTTTTGCCTTAAAAACACACAAGTCCTCAGTACGATCACAGTACACCACGATGCTATCCCCGTCCACCATATTGCTCGTCGTAATTTTAGTGTGCGCCGTGCTTCTCTTCTACAATCAACTTATCGTGGACGATTTTGACAATGAATCTTTCACGAGTCGCCTAAACGTTCTTAAAGAATATCTGCGCACAGTGGGTGATCACAACTCCATACCACCGGTGCTCGCGTACGTCAGTCACATTGTTGGTACAAACGAATACATAGTCACCTATTTTAGCACGAACAATATGCACACTGTGGGCAGACAAATGCACAACGAAACGGTGGAGACTTTTAATTTTGCCACACAATCGTTTGACAGAGTGACGGGTGGAGGGAGTAGCAGAGAGGTTGCGAGTGTCAGCTATGTATCACATGACACAGAAAAGTTTGTGGCGCACACAGACGACGGTGATGTGGTAGTAGAGTGCGGGGACGGTGTTTTTGACGGGGTGCAGTGTGTGCCGATGTCGGTGTGCGATCGCCCCAACGTCGATCTACCCCTGACCGAAGACCGTCTCAACCTACTTCTGTTCAATCAACACGCCGCCCGACGAAGACCGCTCACCGACAACCACATCACCCATCCCACGGCCTACATACACTGCGACGCAAACCAAACACCGCACATTACAGAGTGTCTGAACGGTGAGGTGTTTGAGGGCACTCGGTGTGTGTACGATCCACCGTTGACGACAAATGGACAGGGTTTGGTTACGAGTGTGGACGTTGTGAAAGTGGTGGAGGGGAACAGTGGTGGGATTGTGACTAATAACAAGTACAAAAAATCCAAGCATTACAACAACATAAAAACTTATACCACCAGCTCGTTACACACACCAATGAGCGGACCCACCAATTATGAAGCCGGCTACAAAACTGCAAACCACAAAGTCACCGACATCAAAATCGTAGAACACAACGAGTCCGACTTTATTCGCCGAATCTCCGACGAAAAAAGTTTTTCTAAAATTTTGCCGACTAAAGTCGGACTCGTGGCCATTACTGTTAACAAGACGAGAGTTACCAACAAAAAGTTTGCTTACAATTTGGTCAATTCCGCTCCATACCACCCACCCACCAACGTAATTGACAATTTGCCTACAAACAAAAAAGAGCCTTTGTTTATGATGCCTGTGAACTACGCCTATCCGTTTGACGCCACACCTTGTCTGGAACACGGCACCGGGCACACGTTCACCAGTAACAAAGTGGCGTCAAACCAATACTTTGAGTGTCTCGACACCAACAATAATTTATTTTTGCACAGCTGCACCAACAATCTCACATTCAATGATGGCGTGCACCAATGCGACTCGGAATTTGATTGTGCCCAATTCGAAAACGGCACAGGAACAATTGTGAACAGTATAAGCAACGACAACATCAGTTTTGACACGGGCGCCAGTGTGTGCGAAGGGGGCAGAATAACCCGGGTGACAGAGTGTGACACCGGCGATTTTATTGCCGACAAGGTGTTCAAGCATCCGTTAACCGTTTCCTTCAATGTGCAATTACCCAAGCAAATTTTCAATTCGGAGACTAACTCTTGTGAAGAGTACAGTGTGGATCGAGTGAGGATAATAAACGACAGTTTCGAGGTGGTGGTGGAGGAGCGCGCAGATTTGGGTAGTCATATGGTGGGTAGGGTGAGTAAAATTGTGGACGCGAAAAAGTTTATGGACGGTGAGGCGGTGAGTGATTTTGTCACGTACAGTAGGGATGTGGGCGAGGTGGGTTTAAGGTGGAAAACGTTCACGGCGGTAGATTGTTATGGCGAGGAGAGAATCAGTGTGGATCCGTTTGATAATAGCAGGTACAATGTGTGCGAAGGGGGAGAGTTTGTAGATCAAGTGGTGTTGAAAGAGGACGAGTTTGTAAAGGGTGGTGAGGTTGTGAGAGTGGCGGGATACCGCGGAGAGTGTCGTTACGGGGATCACGAGCCGTACTTTGATTTGGCGCAGCGCAACGTTGGAGATTACTCGTGTTTGTTCACTGTTCCTGTTTAATAGTTACAAAACATACTCTACAACATCTTTAATCTTAAAATTTCATAACTCTCGGATCTCGCCTATAATTGCTAGGCAATCTGTTGATGTGACCGGGATGATGGTTTATTGGATGATGAACATTATTTAGAGGACCGGGTGTCAAATCCATGCCTGAACAGTTCATGTTGTTAATCGAGCACATTCCGCGTATGTTGTCGCGCAGTTGGTTGAGCTGAGTCTCCAGTTGTCGGTGTTGATTGAGAATTTCCCTCTGTACACGCTCCAATTCTCGGTGTCTGTGTGCGCCGTCCGGCACGTAATCTCCTCCACCAACCACGTTGTCCAGTGCCATATTATTCAATCTATGGTTGTTATTCATGGTTTTTTCTTTTAATTATTAATCCTTATTTATGTGTAAGAAACTTAACCAAAAAGTTAGATATACATTGGGTGAACGGTCACACACCACCAATCACATTATGAAAAAGTACTACTATTTCCAGGATCGATTTCCGGTGACAATTTTGTATGCCGGTCTCAACGATTACTACTTTAAACTCAAAGAATTGACGTCCTGCTTTTACTTGTGCTACAACAGAATACGAGTGAGCACCACCGACAAATTCATCTCGCCGTTTAAACGGCTGCGTTCCACCGATTACCGTCTCCATCCCAACACTCTGATGCTGCACATCAACGGGTTGAACGGATTCTTGGAGCGGTTTTGCAGCAGATGTCAACGTCACTCGTTTCTGGCGTTTTTGAGAGAGTGTTTTAGGGACGACAACAGGTACTTGGATCGTAGATTCAGATTTGTTGTCGCGGTTGATTACGACTACGACGAGGATATTTACCAACATGAATCCGTGGACAGTGTGTGTGGGGTGTTGCCGTCCAACATTGAGTTTTTCAGTGTAAACGAGCGCACCTATTTCAAGGGGTTGGACGTGGCGCGCCATTTAAAGTGTTCACCCTCATACACCATAAATAAATACGTTGCCGACACAGATATGGTGTTGTGGGGCGATCTCAGACGGTACGTGCACGACAAGTACGTGTGGACAAACTGCAAAAACCACTGGAAGGATAACACGATTTTTTTAAAAGAGACGGGTGTAAAACAGCTGTGTATAGCTACACAAGGCGACGACAAATTGTACCAAGAGATGATGGACGGTGTGTACAACTATGACAGTGGTGACGAGCAAGTAGTGTACGCAAAAACCCCGTCTCGGTACAAGCAGAAGAGGTTGACGGCGAAAGGGTGCGCGGTGGGTCGCTTGAAAAACACCGGTATTGAGTACATTACCACACCGAACCACGTGTACTTTAAACTGAGACAAGTGGTAAAACAATTCTCGTTGCGAATCAACGATTATGTGCACTACAAACAGTATTTGGTAGAGTGGGACGTGTTGCGGCGAACGTTGGAGGGGTGCAACATTGGTTGGAAGAAGAGTTTGATGTTGGTGAGCGGAGAGGGGGTGCACGCAATGTTGTCAGATGTAGGGTTGAAGGTGGAGGCGGACGATTTTGCGTACAACAAAGTTTACGAGGCAAGAGAGGTTTGGGATAAGGAGCGAAGAGAAAAATAGTGTGGTTTTTCAATATGTGTTTTTATTCAGTATACAATATTATTAAATATATACAACAATTTAAAAATACAACAACTTGTGTTTCATATTCTATTCAACTCTAACCACCAACTTATTATCCACATAACTATACACACACTTTCCCTTCAACAACTCGACAAAATGTTCGCTGGGGTGTACGGCTCGTTTACCGTACACGTACTGGAACGCTTGCTCGTAGTCTATTTGGTTGGTGCGCATTATATAGTAAATTGCCAGGGTGGCAGAACGAGACACTCCCGCGTGACAGTGTATCAACACAGTTTTGTGCTCATTGTGTATCTTAAGCCACAAATAATTGAAGAGCATCTCCAAGTTGTCGGCAAGCGCGCCACACTTGGCGTCGTCCTCGCAGTGCACATGTAGATGGTCGCCATCGGGCAGGTAGAGTGCGCGTTTTATGGGCGCCACGTCCGAATCGATGAGCGACACCACACACCCAACATTGTTTTGTCGGACAAAGTGGCGCATCGCTATCACATCGCCGTAAAACCCGCCCACAAACAAGTCTTGGTTGATTCGCGTGGCGTCGTACATAATGAGTAAAGAGTGAAAGAAATGGAGCGCGCTTTTATAGTTTGCTCTAACAGAATAAAGTGGGGAGGCAGTTGACACATTTGTGTACAAAGTTTGATGTTAATTTGTGTGCAAAGTTTGATTTTTTTATACATAAAACCGATATTTTATGTACAAAGTTTGATATTACAAATACGATTTTGGGCAAAGATTGATTTTTTGAATGCAAAGTTTGATATTTCAAATGTCATTTTGGGCAAACATTGATATTTTAATGGTAAATGTCGATTTGTCGAAGGTAAAGTTTGATGTTAATATTTCACAATTTAAAAAATCACTTGAAAACTAGCCCACCGGACCCCTTTTTGCCCGACGCGCCCGCCTCCACGTTAAAACTAAAGTGTCCAATGATGAGATTGTTTACGTTGGGCAACGATTGCTCGCGCACCAAACTTTCGTGGTTCAGCAAATAGTGAAAGTACTGTTGAAAATCGGAGCGCATCAATTTGAAAAGACCCAAGTACGCGTTTGAAAATATGGTGAGTAGTGTGACAAACTGGGTGACATACGCCTCGTTCATTTTGGGTGTGGCTTCCATTGTCTCCATGAAGGGGTACATGATGATGCGTTGAGTCGCCAGCGACTGTTTCTTTTCCACATTCTTAATCTTGTCCAACATTTTAAATACCTGGCTTTTACCGTCGTCCATTTCAAATTTCGCCTCAACGTCCACCGGCTTTTCGAGTATCCTCAAAATGTTAGCAGAGTCTATGAAACATGTAATGGTGGAATCGTCGCTGTGTAAGCTCTTGTAAAAAACAATGGGGTCGGTGGGTATGGACATGGAGCGATCGCGCACATCCACAAATTTCATGTCCACAAATTTCACGCTGTGCGGCACCATTTGATTGTTGACAAACGCCAACGAATAGTACACAAACGAGTACACCTTCTCCAGCATGGATCTGTTGCCGAACAGCACACGCATATCGGGCAGGTTTAGCTCTCGCACCACCTCTACATAGTACTTGGCCACCATAAGGTACAACTCGCGTCTGTTGATCTTCCTGAGATACGCCTCATTTTGATACACCAAATCGGAAACGTCAAACTCTTTCTTGTAGGAATTGTCCGCGTCCACAATCTCTGTGACGGTGCGGTAGTTTTCCACGCGTCTCTCATCGGTGCGTAAACGGTTCATTGTTGTGAATACTTATTGTACACTGTGGGGCAACAAATAAATAATGGAAAAACACGTTTTGTTGTACATAATACAGTTTTATTAAACAATGGTTGTAACATATTGCAATTTACTTAAAAATCAATACAATTCATCAACACTCTACACAACCGTCTGCACACCATTAATCAACGGTCGAGTCAACAACACGTCGTCATATGTGTCCAGCGCCCTCTGCTCGAGTGTAGCCCGTCCATCAAACTCCACCACCGATCGCAGGCTAAACTTGGGCTGTAGAATGGGGTTATCTATGCGCACCGGCTGATTGGGATTGTGCAAATTTGGCACGGTCAAACCCTCTGAGGTAAATGTGCACGTGTCAAACTCCATAATATTGATGTCGGTGCCGCTGATGGTCAGGACTTTGGGTCGCACCAATTGGGTGATCAGGTTGCGGAGGAACGGCGGGTACCCTTCAAAGTTTGTTTGTTGGCTGAAGGTGCGCGTCGATCCGTTGTTGGCCACCACCTTGCACAACATGGACGGCGAAACTAGCCCCAGAATGGTGTTGATGTTAAACTGCAGCTTCACCCAGGTGGGTTGTTGGAAAAACTCTTGATCCACCAATTGTTTACACAGTTTGTCCAGACCCTCCTTGTCCTCGTATATGGTGTATATGACAAACTTTTCCATCGCCGACCGATTGGTGGTGTTGAAGTGGGACTCGTGTGTCGGCGGTATGAGGACTCGGTCGGTGGCCGACTGCGGTATCAACGATTGACCTATGAGCATTTTGAACGAGCGATTGTCCTTGCCGGACGGAATCTCGAAACGACTCTTCCGTATACGAAAATACTTTCCCAGGTGGTAATTGCAAATGAAGGTGCCGTCACTACGGGAGTTGTACGCGTCCGAGCTACACTGAGTGCCGTAGTCGTTGCAACGCATTATGTCCACCATCACTCCTTGAAAGACGCAGTAGTTGTTGAGTTCACACGGTTCATAAGTTACCACGTCCATTGTAGTATTATTTGTAGTATATATGTATATGTGGTAGACCTATTGAAAGCAGAAGTGTCTTAAATAATATAATGTCGGAACGCGAACAAGAGGTATCCTACACGTTCACCTACTCGCAGGATGTGTTGTACCGACTTAAAGGGTGGTTAGATGCAAATCTGTGCGACGCGCAAAGCTACGTGGAGGTGTACGACACAAACGATGTTCGCACAAGAATCTACGATGGGGGAGTGATGAGCACGGTTAAAAAGCGTCTAGTGGAAAGTGGTCGCGTGGTTGTTATGGTGGGCGACAATTTTGTGCCAATGATAAATCGCGAATGCCACGAAACCATATATAGAACGTGTGGAGAGCGTTTGAAACGTGTATGTCAGACGCGCGTGTACAAATCAAATAACGACATAGAGATAAAATTTGAGCAAATCTACTACGAGCACAATGTGGGCGATACCCTAGATCCGCTCACCGCCTCCAAACAACTTACAATGTACAACCTACTGCAACCCGACAACGCAATAGACGTCACCAGCAACTCACACCTAGGTTCCGATGAAATTTTGGCAAATTGTCGTCTGGAGTTGGAGTACGAGGGTAGTGTTAACGGTGATGTTTTGTGTAGAGCGGCGCACCTCATCAACCACATTGAGGGTGTGGTATTGCGAGACGTTATCATCTCACCGTTCATCTCGCACACCAGCCTATTCAACGAAATATGCTACCGTCCCTTCACCAACGAACTGATCATCGGACAGTGTGGTGCCGCTGACATCAAATTGTGGGCGCTCAAGTTGGACGGTGTGCGTGGCAAAGCGTACATCGTGAACGGTGTACGAATGTTCGTACAGTTGGACGACATGCAAATGTTCAGCGGTCGGGTGGAACGAAATGATGACGAGTCCGAGTTAACTGGGAGAAAAAGTAAAAATTTTAAAATTTTTAGATTTTGCCGATTGAACTCGGACTCGTGCACTGAGCCACCAGAACAATCGTCCGGTGCACCGCCATTTTTACACAATCGTATTGTATGTTTTCAAGTGGAGTACCTGGCCCCGGTGAACACATTCTACTTAACCGACGTGATCAGTGTGTACAAATATAAGTACGACAACAGAAATCAGTACGACGTGTCTGCGGGAGTGGGTGTGGATGTGGCGGACGCTGTCAACTTTTTGAACGCACAACACACTGCACAATTGGTGACGAGTGGCGGACAGTTGTTTCGTGTGGAGTGTCAAGAGTTTCATGCCAATGTGAAAAATGTGAATGTTGATAGGGCGACCAACGACGGTTTTGTGGGTGTAACACACCGGGGCGGTTTGGTGAAGGTGAAGACACAGAAATCATTTGAAATGAAGTACACAGGTGACAATAGTTTTGTGTGTTCGTTTGGTGAGTTTAGTTGTGTGGACGGCGGCGGCGAATATAGGCGGGGTAAAATTTATGAGGTGATTATCGTGCAGCAAGATAAAGTGAAGGTTTTAAAAGAGAGACCGGACAGATTGATAAGTAATTAAGAGCATGGCGTCGTCAACAAGCAGTGATAGCAGTAACACCAATGTTGTGTTTATGGTGTACAATAACCAAATTGTGGATATGGAACAGGTGTTTGAGGTATTGGTTAGTGGTGGTTTATTTAGACAGAGCAATGATGGCGACAGCGGAATTGGTTCTGAGGATGAGGAGACAAAGGCAAGATTGAGACGGGAGTTTAGCGACGCGATGGATATGAAGAGGCCGTTGCGTAGAGGGTTGAATACGGTGGCGGCGAGATTGAAGACGTTTAAAAAATGGCCGGTGGGACTGGGACAAAGCAAGGAGGAAATGGTGGAGGCTGGATTGTGTTACAGTGGACGGGGAGATCAAGTTGAGTGTTTTTGTTGCGGTGAGTCGATTTGTGATTGGAGGGTGGGCGATGATCCGTGGCGAAGGCATATTGAAGCCAACATGGGGTGTCAATTTGTGGTTATGAAGAAAAGTGATGAGTTTATCAAGAGTGTTGTTAATGAAACGCAGCCACAAACTGATAATAGTATTGTTAACGAGCAAGAAATTGTGATACCAAATGACAATGTTAATAATGCCGGCGACAATTCCCTGTGTGTCATTTGTTTAGACAACACTCGAAACATGTGTTTGTTGCCGTGCAAGCATGTTGTGGTGTGTGGCGATTGCCTGTCCACTGTGGACGATAGACGGTGTCCCGTGTGTAGACAAAAAATTGTATTATTCACACCGGTGTTTTTGAATTAATGTAACAGTATTCTGTGGGTGTGTAACACTGATATTACCATCATTAAACTATTCCCACTAAACTCTTCAATATGCTCCACTCCATTCTTTGAAAATTGTTCAACTCTTCCCTATCATGTTGTATGGGTCTGTAGCTGTTGACGTGATTATGAAACACCATTGAATTGTACAATAAATGGTTTCTGTACAGTACATTTTTGTGAATTTGATTTCTGTTCATCTCCTCTACAAATTGCAGCGGTTCCCCACGCTGTTCCCTGTACAACGCCACCTCTACCCGTTCAAACTCAAAGGGGAACGTGTCCACAGTTAGGTAATGTTTGGCGCATATGGGACAAAACAGCACTATGAACACATTGTAGAACACCCATTTCATGTTTTTTATGCAGGCTGACACCGCTTGCGCGTCGAATAACTGGCGATTGTGAACAACATCGTCGCCCACCAGACACATCAAGTGTAGACTGTCCCATATGGTGCTGAAGCTGAACACAAATTTGGCCGGTTGCAACTCGTGCAACTTTAGTTCAACAAGTTTGGCCACGTACATATCTTTGAAGGCGTCCAATTTTATATCGGAGCCCACCGACGACGCCCAATCCACCAAATGCGACACATTGCCCGAATAGTCCTCGTTGTACACCATCAAACACAGCACATTGTACAAAAACAACACTTGTTTCCGCAACGACTTTTGCAACTCGGGCGTGGGTGCCATACGACACATGTCCAATAAACGGTACACAAACAGGCAAAAACTCTGCTTGTACCTGAGCACGGTTTGTGTTTCGACCAACATTTTCTTACTATATTTGTCAACAATTAAATCTATAACTGTCAATCCGTCTATTATATAAGTGTCATGGCAACAACTATAAACCTGTTCACCTACAAACCTCCGCCAAACACGGTGTGCGATGACGACATTGACAAGCAGAATTTCTTTATACAGGGCGTGTTGGAGGCGCTAAATGACAACTCGAAGAGTAAACAAGCGTGCTTCCTCGAGCTAAAACGCGAACAGTGTTTGTTGTTGAGGAAAATTAAGCACGATTTGTTGTACAGTTGCGAGGGAAACTATTGTCAAAATCACGTGTTGTTGGACGCGTTACACCTGTATAAACTGTACAAGGAGGAATTTGACGACACACAATCCGCCTTCGACATAGACCTGATGCAAACATGTCGCGAAATTGTCTATCTAACATTTGAGTTGTTTAGTTGCGCCGCCAACATAGTGGTCTTTGTCCACGCATCCGCCAACTACAAAGACAACGTATTGGCGCAGCTGTTGGTCGAGTTGCAGAGCAAAAACTTTATCACTCTAATGAAAACTGTTAGTTTGTAGGCATATAACAATATTAGTGTAATAAGAGTAAGGACTATCCATCTGCTGGATTATAAAACACTAGCATACATTTTATAATAAGATAAATTATGTTGGGAACTATTGTGCTGCTGTTGGTTATTGGTGCAGTGCTCTATCTGCTTTGGGTAAACGATAAACTAAACGCCAACTCCATCAACGAGAGCTCCGGATCTAGCGGTGATTCTATCCAGTTTACGCCCGACGGACGCGCCAACGTTAGGTTCAACAATGCCCGCGTGAAAAACGTGCGCATATCGCACGGCGACAACAACTTTAGTAAAGTGAGCGTTACCGAATCACCGGTGCGCTACGAACAAATCATTGAGCAGGGCGACAGAATTGGTGCCAACACAGTGTTTATGGGTGTGGTGGACGAGCCACTGAGCGGGGTGAACGCAGCGCACAGAGCGAGCAACAACTTTGTCATCAAAAAGTTTAAGAATTTGTTTATTGTTTTCAAGGGGGTGGAGTACTCGGAAATCGATAGCAACAACTTGATGGTGAGATACGAGAGTAACAAAATGGTGTACGCGCTTATAGACGCCAGCAATAGCACTCTGCCGGAACTGTTGCGCGATGTCAGCTATCCAATTTGTGTGCTGACCAACAACTCTAGTGCTCAGTTAGTGCTCAAGGAGTGGGGTTACACACAAATCAACGACAGTGCCACGTTGTTTGTGAAAAATGAAAAAAGTTTTAGGTTACAGTAAAAAATAATAGGATTTAATATATAATAATGGTTTAACAAAAATTTAAACGACAAAAAATACTATTAGAATACTATGGTTTCATCAGTAACTAGATATTAGTTATACATAATTTTAAACAGTAACATCCACATTAGCCTTGAATTTGGGCGTAAACGTCTGAAAATACTTTTCATCGGTGGTAATTTGGATACCCATGTACATGTTAGTGTCGGGATTAAAATGGCGGGGCACATTGTACTTTTTCTTGAACTCGCCGCACAAACTCTCCGCGCACACCCCATTACGTTTGCTATAATGCAAAACATTCAACACATATTTCTCCGCCAACTTGATGGTGTCAATCAACGTCTCGTGACTAAACTCCTGTGCCGTCTTCACCTCCTTCACATTCATAACATACAACAACGCCTCTATACTATTATTGTAAATGTACAAACACTTTTTATTATGCTTGTACGTGTTGTCGCCTTGCAAAAAGCACTTGTAATACAATTGACCGTCGATGGGGTTGCACTTGTGCTGTAGTACATTGGCCAAAAACGCTCGCACCGGATCCTTTAGATAATCAGTGACGTCTCTCACCTCACAGTACCGTTTGCGTATATGGTGCTCGTACACACTGCCCGAAAACTCATTGCTGTCATCGAAATCGTGGTCAAAATACATTTGTCCTATACGATTGCTGCACGCCCTGTCATATCCGTCAACCAATATCTTATCGTCCTCATTGTTGCACACCAACGCCTTAAACGTAATATTGAACATTTCCACGATGCCGTAGTTGCATCGCGCCGAATCCATCCTGGTGCTGTCCACAATGGTCTTCAAAAAGGTCTTGCTAAATTTTTGCGCCTCGTTCATCACATACAATTGCGACTCGTACAATTTCACCTTTTCGTCGCGCTCACTCTTGCTGTGCTTATACTCCTCCTTGTCCTGTTTGTACACCAATATTTTATTTTTACTAAACAACTCCCACAACGACGATTTGCCACAATTGGGCTTCGACGACAGCACCAGACACATTTTTTCGTTGTTTATGGGGATGGCGAAAGAAGCGCAAAAGTTGATGAGCGCCTTTGAGTTGTTCGAATGGAAGTTGGTGAACACGCGAAAGTAGCTAAACCCCAATACCACATTGTACAGCTCCTTCATGTCGCCGGTGTAATCGTTGAGGAAGGAGCGAATGTAGAAGCGAGTGAGCCAATCGTACATATTCTCGCCGGGCTGGTGCACAATTAGCAAATCGGACCACACATTACACTGCTGCCTCAACTTGTTATACTTTCTGTACTCGGCACCAATGTTTTTAACAATTCTCTTTTGTTCGTACTTTCTTTTGTCCGGATCGCCGACCTCGTCCACCAGGTCTTGCACTCGTTCAATGCTCACCTCGTCGTCGTAACTCAAATTGTACAAAAATCTATGCATCGCCTCCGTAATCTTCTTCTTGTTATTGAACACATTTTCATGTATCAAACTACCCACATTATACTCCTCCAACCAGTCTTCGTAGTCTTGATACGCGTTAAAAATCAACGCCCAGAAAAACAGCTCAACTTTGGAGTTGGGCCACAACAAATGACAAATCATGGCCACCTGCAATCCCATCAAGTCACACTCGGACAGCGCCACTATATTGTTTAACACGTTCTGCAGTTGACCGCTCCGCTTAATCATCATAATGACAATATCGCTCGCTTTACACTCCAAAAGCCACACCAACAGCTCCCTCCATCTACCCTCCCACTTGCTCTTCTCCTCCATCATACTCTCACCCACCAACACACATTTCCTCAAATTGTCGCACACCATTTCGTAGTCGTCCAAAAACTTGCGTGCATGATACATTTTGAAGAGGGTGAGATCCTTGTCGATGGCGCTGTACAACCGGTCGAAAACCGTCTTGTTCAGATACTCTTGCTCCTTGGTAATAAAACTCTGTTTCAGTGTGCTCGTCACCAGAAACGGACAAAACTCTCTGTATATTTTTTTGCACACATCAAACACTCCATACTCGGTCATGTAGAAATTGAGTGTCTTGTTGAAGATCAGTGAAGAGACGGTGACATCGGGACACTTGGCAAACTGCGCCGCTAACAAGTTTTCTTTCTTGCTCTTGTAGTACACATACAAGTTTCCATTGAATATGTAGTCAAACTTGCTTACCTTGATCTTTTTGAAAAATCCCATACTCTTCACATTGTCGTCCACCCCGCACATTTTCACCGTGTAATCGTTTAGCGGCGCCTTCTCGTCATTGTTCTTTACCGCCAAGTGTATTGCAAAATAACTGCTGATTGCGTTAAAATACTCTTCCACTCCCTCCTCGGGATTTACAAAAAACTGTAGGCTTTCCATGAAGTTTTCAGCAGCGGTGTTCGACGAAAAATAAATAAGATTGTCCACGTACAAGTCATGATTGCCGCCTGCGCGGTCGCACAGCGTCTTCAAAAAAAATAGTATATCGTGCACAGAGTATTGGTTGTGCATTTTGATGGCGGTTTTACAATAGTTCCATGTGCTAATCAAAAGTATGTAGAATGTCGAGTAGCCGGTGGAAAATAGGTACCAGGAGAGGAGGTCGGTCTCGTTGTGGGCAAATGTGCACTTTTTCATGAGAGTTTCGTTGATAAAATTGTAGCACTCGTTCACCGTGTTGACTATGTCCAGTTCGTAGTTGGAGCACGGCGTCATTCTCTCCACACCAACACTCACGCCCACCTTCACATTGTCCACCACCAAACCCATACCGCTGTCCTTCACATAATACTCGGGTAACCATCTCAATTCGTTGAAATCAATGTGGTCGCACAAAAACTGGTACTCGGGCAAAAAGTCACACCGGCTTATCGTCTCCGTCTTCACCATGTACTCAAACCACTTTTTCTCGTGCGAATACACACATTCTTTGGAGAACATTATATTTATGTTGTCGGTGGAGTGCACGGTGAACAGCGTCAACTGGGTGTCTTGGAAAGTGTTGCTAAACGGTCGCTCGCCACTGCCCTCCTTCACCACTTTACACGACACGTCTAAGTTGTATTCGGCATTAGAGACGAGATTGAAAGCGCCTAAACGGGTGTGGTGTATGAGCGGTATCTCCAGGGGCAGTTGATATTGGCAATTCAAGTGTAGATACACCACCCAACCGAGAAAATTGGCGCTCATCTCTGGCCAAACAATATAATCGCCGCACCGTTTCGTGTTGCTTATCGTATTGTTGAAGGCGTCAACAAATTTAAACACGTGGGGATGTGTGGCGTTGAGTCGCTGGTAATCGTCGTACGGCATAAACGGCACCACTTTACTGTTGTAATAATTGGGCACCATACACCATTCGTGCGCCCTCCTCGCAACACTCGTCATCAGTTTAATGAAAAATTCCACATTCCTGCACTGGTGTCGCACCTTCTTGTTGCCATTCGTAAAATACCAATACTTGCACGACACCCTCTCCACCCGATCCACACTCTCATAAGACATCATAATGTCGTCCACAGACATGATTACAGTGTTTTTGCTGGGTATAGCTTTGTTAATTTTGATTGTAACCACCCCCGCCAATCCCCTTATAATGATCGGAGCACGTCTCGTTGACAGCACACGTGTCAATGTGGGTGCTTATATTCACGTTTTGGAACGTGACGGCGACCGCCTGTTTGTGGTGGAACCGGAGCGTGCGCTGCTCTTCAACACTGCGGGTGTGCTGTATTATTATTTTGAGGGGGGCGCGAGTCGGCGATTTTGCCCCGCGGGCGAACAGGCGATAGTGAGGATAGGCACTGCCGATATCAGACTCATTAATGAAACGGGCACATATAATATAACCTGTACCGGGACCGGTTCCTTGGGACTGTACGAACACTTTAAGAGTGACAGCGTCGAATGGCAAATGTCAGTTTATAATGATTCCAACTCAATAATTGATATTATTAACTATTTGATTAGAAGCGGCTCGGCACAGATAACGTGACGCGTTAATAATAATAACCATTACGGTGTATACTTATTTTATTTGGCGCGACCTAAGGTATCTCATGATCGTTACAACGCTAGGCTATACAGTACAGTAATCTAAAATTTTATCATTTCTAATATCAAATCCGTCATTGTTCTAATCATTTATCAATTTTAAGCAGCTTAACACCTATTAAACATGTTATCATACTGAACAATGTACCGCAATATACGCGAATGCCACTTGTCCCAATCGTTTACGGGCACCGGGCAAGTGTTTAAATTCACAAAATTGTCGTAGTAGATGTTGTTGTCGAACAGATCGTCCACCAGAGTTATGCTCTTGAAAAACACAATGTTGTGATTGATCAGGTACCAGAGCACCACCCGCGGTGACTTTGGTATGTTTTTCACGTGGGTCATGTTCAGGTAGAACGGTGTGCTGTCATACAACACATTGTAGCGTCTGTCCTCCTCCTCATCCAGCTTGTACTCCCCCACTCTTCTCCCTCCCGACAAAATAATTTTGAAGTAATTCCCCAACCCCACCTTGTTCAAACTTTCCACGACATGCTCCCTATCGCCATAACTCCACAAACACAACACACAGTTGTACGTTTTTAGTTCATCCAATGCGGCATAGATGGCGGGGTCTCGTATGCGCACCTCCTCCTCGTCCGTGATCAACGTGCTGTCCATGTCGAACACCACAACGTGTGGCGGTTCAAAGTAGTTGGTGCTGATGGTGGAGATGGTTTGTAGGGCAAAAATGTTGCACACCAACCATTCGGTGAGCATGTTGTATGTGGGCTGTTTGTCGGGTATCGCAAATATATGTCCGATGTAAGAGAATTTGTACTTAGTTTTAAAGTGTTGTCGGAAATCCTGCATCTCGTCCTTGCAAATCAAATAGTCCAACTTGTAAACATATCGCACAATTGAGCGAGTGGGTTCACCGAGAAACACTATAAATTCCACACTGCTGACCACGTCGTGTTGGAGCAGTTTCAAGTCGGAGTAGTCGCGAACAAACAGAATATGTCGCTTGGTGAGGGACCAGGTGTTGCGCAAAACGGTCCATCGATGGTTCATTTGTTCGGTGTGTTTAGCAAGTTTCGACGCGACAACGATTACGAGGGTCTCGTCGATTACCTTATTACCAACTATCCGCAAAACGTCAAGAACCGCACTTTTAACTTTCACAACACCGGTCATATTTTTCACATGTTGTACGCGTACGTACCGTCACCCTCTAACAAACAACGCAAACAAATACGGCTGGATTGCATGGAGAATTTGGCTGAGAACCCCAAAAACGACTTTTGTCTGTACGAGGATCTGATGGGCTTGATCGACGACGAGTACAAGTGTCCGTGCGAGCTGATCAGTGCGCGCCTCAACGACAACATTGTTTACAACGAGAGTTTGAAAAACAAAAATTTCGACATTAAACCTTGCAAACTTAAAAAGGAGCCTATAGACGCCATTCTGTTCAAGTACTCGATAAACTGGAAGAACAGTTTAAACAAAAAACGGGTGTTGGCGGGCAAGAGAAAGAGTGGTGAGAGACGGGTGGTAGCGGAGGAGGAAACGGCGATTGTGGTGGCGGTGGACAAAATCGTGACACCCTCTTCGTTGAAGAGCATCAACGGGTATACAATAGAGGCGTGTGTCCACGATTATGTGGTGGAGGAGCGTCAATTGCGCGCGGGCGACGAAGCAGTGTCATTTGTCAGATATTGTGTAAAATGTGGATGTGGGCAGTAATAAAAAGTTGTTTTAGAGTAATACTGTTGTTTATTATAAAATTATTTTCTACTACTATAATACATTACATACACTTATTTGTCTCGCTATGCTACACATTTTATATGTACTGATTTATGTGGTGGTAGTGAGAACGATATGGAGAGCGTGATCGAGAACGGGACCTCGAGCGCGACCTGGATCGTGATCTTGATCTGGAACGGTAGGAGCGACGGCGGTTCGGTGAACGAGATCGGCGACGTCTGACCATGTTGTGTTTCTTAAAATACCTTATAAACGCTCTAATCGACCACAAGGGGGTTCAACGATGTACGTCTTTTTTTCAAAGCAATCGGCGGTTGATTGAGTTGGGTGGGTTTGTTGGTGGTGATGCGTTTTTTGATGCTAATGTCGCCGGCCGCCACTTTTTCAACAAAATTGTTTCGCAAATTGTCACGTACGCGATCCAGCACTCGAAACCGCCTGTTGTAATCGTCCACGTCGAATTTGATGTTTTCCGCGGCGCTCTGCTCCACCGAATTTATAAAGATATTATTGATGCTGTTGTACACCATACGGTTGATGTCGCAGTTGGCCTCTATGCTGGCGGCAATGTTTTCCACAATCACCGGATTACTGTTGAATAACAGTGTATTATCGGCAGCCAACACTTGATGTGTGTGCTTCTGCGCCACCAACAACTCAAACTTGTCACCAAACGCCTTCGCCGGCTCCACCTCTTTCTCGTACACGTTCGACGTCGAAATAAAATCCTTCACCTTCACCGTGGGATATTTGCTCAACTCATTGTTCAGTGCCACCTGCAAATTGTGCACCATCAAATTGACCGCCTCCTGATCCAACCTAAAGTTGGTGATGACGGTCAGGTCGCGCAAGTTGTCCAGCACAAGTGACATTTTCTCCGTGCTAATGATGGGCACACAGTTGCGTTGTTTGGTGAACAGGGTTTCCTCGAGCAGCTGATACAGCGGTTTGTATTTGGGTATGTGCGACAGGTACAGGTACAGTTTGACAATGTCTTTGACGGTGTACATGGTGGATTGGACGGAGGCGGACACAAAGTAGTTGGCCACCTTTTCCGCAAATGAGTGATAGCGTTTGGTGTCTAGAGGGAGGGTGGCGGTGGTAGCGGTGGGCACTAGCAGACGACGCGCCGGATTCAGTGATGCGGACAACGTTGGTGGTGCTGCGTTTTGCACATATTGCGAGTACACCACACCACCCTGGGTGATGATCAATTGTTCCGCCGTTTCCGCCGCCTCGTTGATCAACTCACTGAGCGTGGACAACTCCACAGTGACAGTGGTGCTGGTGCCCAGCAACGGAAAAAATTTCTCCCAAAACGGGTACGTCATTTGCGGATCGTCCATGGAGTTTTTCAACTTTTCAATGGTCAAAAATAGTCTAGTTTTGGCGCTACTCATTGTGCTTAACTGTATACTCTTATCTCTTGTTCGTGTTATTATATTTGTAAAACGGTAATCAATCCACGATCATTGAGTTGGCATCCTCCTGTATGACAAACTTGCTATTCACTATACCGTAAACCACCTCAAGAATGTCAATGGCGTCGTCCGCACCCCTCACTATTATATGATCGTTGTCCTCGTCGATACCGTTCAGCATTCGTTTTAAGCTGCGCGTTTTTGGCGCCAACTTTGCCAGCACACTTTTTTTGCCGGGCGACGTATCCTCTTTGATGTGTCTACCCACACCTTGCATCAACAATGCCGAGAGCAGAGCCTCGTTGTTTTGATTGGAGGAGACTGGTGGTGGCGGAGGCGCGTTTCTATTAAACAGACTGTCCTCCATAGTTGTGTGATTTTTGTTTATCTTAATTGTGCTATATTACACCCAAACGCACACTTTTCTGCATCAACCTACCCACGTCGTTCTTCAAATTGTACTTATTGAACAAACGCACCACACACTGTTTTGGTATCACAAAGTTGCTGGTGATCTCCGCAAACAGCTGTCCCTTTATGGCGCCCAATTTCTCGATCATCGCCTCAAACTCCTCCTCCCCGTACTCCCTGAATAACACCCTACAAACGTTTCTCAACTCCAAATCCGCCGGATTACACACAATCACCCCTTTTGCACCCTTGTTCACCACTCGCTCGTCGTTTCTTTTTTTCGCCTCCAGAAACACCCTCAAGTAGAATCCATTGAATATTTTGTGTATCAACTTGCCAATCTGCTTTGCGCTAAAATTTTTCTCCATAAATTGGCGCAACGGTGTGTACATTTTCGTGTTGTACGTGCTGTTGTTCAAGTTGACGAGTAGGTACTCAATGTTTTGCACACCCAATATGTACTCGCGACACGACTCGATTAATGGATTGCACTTTTTAAAATTCCAGTATTGAGGAGTGGCTTTGTCGGCGAGCAGATTATAGAAAAACTGTAGCAGTGTGTTGGTGACGATGCTGTCCACGTTGAACACCTCTTGATCCACCTCGCTCATATTCGTTTTGAACAGGGCAAAGAACAACAACGGCAAACCCAACATGGGTCTAAAGAAAATGTCCCAGCCCTCCTGCAAACTACTGTCCAACAGAGACAACGCCTCCGACATGTAAGTCGCCCTACACCGAATACACTCCAGTTTGTGTTTGGGCGCACATTCCTCGCAAAACTCCACACACACACCCTCAATCGGTTTGTAGTACGGCTGCACACTCTTCATGATCACCTGGAACGACGGCACCTGACCTATAAAATCATTGTCGATAAACAGTCTGAAAATCTGCTTTACCTCCGCCTCGCTGTCCGTTTTTTGTTCATAGTCCCGCTTGATAACATCGATCACGTACTTGTACTGATTGAAAAAGGTCAATTTGTCAAATTTGAACAGGTGTTGTTGGTTGAAGTACTCGGCCAGTAGGAATGTGAGTGTGTCAATTTCGTAGGCGGTCAAGGAACAAGTGAACGTGACGTGTGTGGTGTCGAAACCACGCGTTTCGCAAAGCTTAAAAAACTTTAAGTTGTAGTCCACCGTAGTATGCGTGCTATTGTCCATTGTTGTTCGCCACACCTTATAAATAATCCAATGAGTTTGTGTCAAGCAGATAGATACAGTTTGTCTGATCACATTAAATCCACCAACAACAAACCAAACCCCACCGTTATACGCGACGCTATCAATTCTATACCCGAACATTTGTTGTACCACGACGCAGTCAAGCTGCTAATGTTTAAAACCTTGAAACAATTGTGGTGCTCGCGCAATGTACACAATTACGAGCTGTTGGAGCGATTTGTCAGTGTGCTGAACGGTGATTTGCCGCAATTTGTTGAATTGTATAAAAATGCTACCAGCAACACCAAAATTAATATATCGAAAACTATTAATGTAGTTGATAACATCAACACCAACAACAACAATATACTCCTCTTCGAGCCCCCCTTTTACACACCCACCACACCCCTTGTATTCACATGGCTACAAAAAGAACGCTATCTACACGACACTGACCACCACCCACCACTCACCGCATTCATTAACGCCATGGGTCAGTACTGTGTCAGTACACAACGTGAACGTTTGGAGCAAATAGCCACATTGGTGTTCCATCCTGCGGTGCTCAACGGCAAACTCACATTTTACCGAACGCTACGCACCACCCTACAAACCCACCAATTTCTCGACGCGCCCGCCCGCGACATGACATTTGCCACCGCTTCACCAAGCTGTGCACACTGCTTGTACAACAAATACGTGACTTTACACAGTTCCATTGACATTTTAGAACGTGACCTACCTCCGCCGCGCATTAACCACCCACCACAATCTTTGTATCCCTCTCTCCCCCCACACCACCCAGATTACAATCTTATCAACGCGTTTTGTCAGCGCGTGTTTCAGCGATTGAATAAAAAGCAGATAGACGGCTGTGTACAGTACAGTAGGGACGACGATTAGCAACACACACACCTATTATTACCAACATGTCGCAACAATTAGCCGTGTCGACCCAAGCCGTTCCGTCCGCCAACGAGCTCACCCAGAGCATCGCCAATCTGGACGCGTTGGAGTGGGATCTGCAGCTTATCGTCAGAATGAACAAGAACATGGTGACACCCAACGACGTGTTTAATTGTATCACCAGCGACTTTGCTCGCAACATTCTTCAATGGAACAAGTACTATCGCTTGGAGGATCTGAGTAAACACATTGTGTACGACGCACCCACCAAATCGTTCAAGTACGACGAGAGTAAGATACAAATTTACAGTATAGAGAAGACGGACAAGAAGACACAGTACATGATTGGCTTGAAGACTATGAGCAAACCAAAACTGTGCAGTTTTTGGGACAAGGCGACGGTTAAGATGTGCAAAGGTGGATTCGGAGAGTTTCACATCATCAACTTGAACAACGAACCCACACTCATCAATTACGTGGAGCAGTTTATGGGCCATTTTATGTTCAAGAGACAGCGTCAAAGTGAACCCACACCCCTCTCCATGGAGGATGGCGCCCTCGTCTCAGTTCCCAGCGGTTTTACTGAAAAGGAGCGTTTTCTTTCGCGATTTTTTGTACTTGACACCAACGACAATCAGAAGAATCTTGAGGAAAACACCCAAGTGGAGAAGTATATTTTGAACAGAATGAGCGCCGAATTCTACCACCAATTGTTCGAGATACCGGACAAAAAAAACGTGAGCGAAAGCCACGAGTTTATTGTGTGCACGGTGTTTAACGGGGTGGAGGAAAAGGTGAAGATTTTGAAACCTAGCAACGAATCACAGTTTTCATTCTCCATGTGGTACACACCAATCGTGTTCATCTATGTACGTAAACCGGGTGAGGATCAGTAATTTACGTATTGTTTTTTTGTTGCTGTGCTTAATAAATATATAAACGCCAACCTAAACACTTTTCTTTACTACAACCCAATGCTCAGCAAACGCATACCCCTGTTCATCAATGACGAATACCCATTGTGGCTCACCAAAGATTTGATGATGTATGTGGGTGGTAGGAGGGTTGTGGATATGGTGGATTGGACGGTGAGCAAACGCAATTGTTTGTACATAAGAAAGAGGTGCGACGTGTCCACCATCACAACCATGAAATTTTTCTATCCGGACGGTGATGTGTTTAAGGCGCACACTGACGAACATATGCAGGAGATTGACGACAACGATGACGACAGCAGTATTTCGCCCGAAGACTATTGGTACGACGACCACTTTGTCTAGGGTACAAAACGCGAACCACAATCCACCTCGTCCGCCCGTTCACACTCTTGGGTCTCTATGGAGTACAGTGTGTTTGCGTTGTAACAAGTCGACGACAAAATTGTTAACCTGTTGTCTTGACAAGTATGGTGGCGCCTACAATCGGCGTCGGCAAACCTCCTGTTGGACGACTTTCCCCACCAAAACGGATCACACAATTCCACTACACTGGGTAACTCTGGATTGAAGCGCCCACCGCAGTCTGTCAAGTAGTAGTTTTGACAAGACGCACTCATTTCGTCGTACCTATTCTCACCGCTACAACTCTTCAGGATACCGAAGCAATCATAATACTGTTGACAATTTGTCGGATCGACCCTTGTGCACCCCTCCAGCGTTAGAGTGTCGTCGTAGTTGGAGCTTTGCGACACCATAAACAGCAAAATAACGACAAATAAAAATGCACTCAATATTACTGTGACAATCATTTTTTATTTTCCTCTTAACCATCATGATAGATTTTAACAAAATACTATACATCATTACACTCTGTATAATTACACCATTTAATTTCACACAACACACCTCCTACAAAACACCGGTCTACACTCTGGTCGCCACCACCAAAGCATCATCGTATCCTCCCCGTTATCTACCCCCTCATACACACCCTCTCCGCATATATAACACACATCGTACACCATATCTTCATCATTACTGCACCGGGACCGCATACTAGAAGTCATCATGAAACGCGTAGCAGACACCGAACAAGAGTTTGTAAAAATGTGCAGATCGGAGGAGGAGGAGGACGAGGACGAGATGTTGGTTCTGCGCACACGCAACACTTATATTATCATGGACGAACCACCACCAACCAGCGTACGAATCAGCGTGCGTGTCGATTACACGGGCGACATGTTGGCACCCATAGTTAGCTTGTTGGAGGGCGACCAGAATCTGTACAACGAGGCGCGGCGCGACATTATGAAGCACTTAATAAAAAAACACAAAATTTTAACGCAGGGACAAGTGTACAGTGTGTACGTTTTAATTTAGTCCGCGGCACATTATATAACAGTGTGTGCGTGTAATTTTAAAATACAGTTGTAAACACACAAACAAAATGATTTTATTTGCCACATTACTACTCCTACCCCTGGTGACCGTCGACGCTGTCGGCACCCTAACCCTCCTAGACTATCCTTCACGACAAATTTGCCTCCACCGCCCCGACAACAGACTATCCATAAACGAAATCTCCTCAAACGATTGCCTCCGCCTAGAGATCAATGTGCACCATTACGAACACAATATCGTCATCAGTTTCCTGAACGCAAAACGTGTTTGCAGCTACATGTGCATCAACAAGTGTGGTGATGTGTACTATGACAGTGTTTTTCACACACAAGATTGTAGGCTGACCACTGCGGCGTTTGACGGCATCGAAACGTTGTCCGTGCACCGCGGCAATTATAGCGACTTTGTGGCCACCCACGATTTTTACAACTTTGTACCGGTCAGTTTTAAGGAGGGCGACACCATCGAGAGACAGCACAGCGGCATGGTGTTCAAGTACACCGCGTTGAGTACACAACAAACGTGTGCGCTGAGCTTGACGCCGTTGATGACCACAAAAAAGTGTACCGTGTCCACGCACCGATACGACACTGAATACAAACCGCGCAGACACTACAAAGACTATTCCCTGTGAGAAACTGCTGATACTGATTGGTGTGGTGGAGTACAAGGTCCCGATGAGAAGCAAACCCTATTGTCGTACACGGAATACACAAACGAGTGAACAGTGTAGTGTGTGAAAAGTTTTAGTGACAGTGATACGAGTCCGACTTTATCCGGAGATTTTTAGAAAAATTTAAAATTTTTACTTTTTCTCCCAATAAACTCGGACTCGTGCACATTTTGTATATGCTAAATTGTTGTTGTGTTGTGTGTTTTATTTCACGAATTATAGTATGGATAAGTGGCCAAAAGTTGTATTAATGTATTGAATTGTGATTGTGGTACCGTGGCACCGCTATTGGTAAAATACAGTGTGCGTACATCATTTGAAATACCGTATCCTCCGTCGGTGGCTCCCAACGCGTTCAAATAGAACGTCACCGGTACATTGTCGCTGTTGTAGTAAGTGGGCGCGTTCCATACACACACTTGAGCTATGGTGCCCACATTGTCGAACCGCCGGTTCGCTTTAAAGAAGAAACACCTACTGTAGTAGCCCAACACCACAGAGTTTCCTATGCACGGATTGTAGGTACACGTTATATTGCCGCAGGTTTGTGGGTTGCGACACTCGCCGATACCGGGCAGAGGGCAGGTGTTGTTGGAGGTGCGCGCGTGATTGAGTTGCCAGTACCCTTGAAAAACGTCGCGTTGGTTGCTGTCCATGGCGGACACAGTGTAAGCGGTGTGCAATTGAAATTTTAGTATGAAAGAGGTGGTCAAATCGAGTGTGGGGTGGTGGGTGATGCGCCGATACAACAGCACACGATACGGTTCGTACACATGGTGCTCGTCCACCTGAAATACAATATCCGCATCGCTCTTTAAACTGTCACGTCCCCAAAATACCTTCAAGTCACTGCGCACATCCCTCCTACCCACTATCAACGGCTTAACGCACGCATTAGCAATCTCCCTGTCAAACTCAGTGTACACGGTGTTCAACATTGACGCGACACTGTACACGGGATACAAATTGTCGTTAATGTTGCACCGACACATTACTAACTCACCTCCGTCCGCCCCACCCTCCACCTCGTACACCACCCTACCCTCGTGCCTAACGCCCGTCAGCGGATCAACGGAACACGGGTCCGGCAAACACACATTCGCCCCAATCTGTCTACGGTACACTTGATCGAATGCGGGATGTTCGGCGGGCAGAAATCCGTCACGACACGGCGGCCTGTGAAAAAAGTTGGGGTCCAGCATCACATCGCGCATCACCTGTGGTCGACAGTACGGTGTGTTGGTGTCGCTCAACTCGGGCACAAAACCATTTTCACACAGACACGTTAGCGGGGAGGAGTTGATGTCGGCAATGATACCGTGCGGCTTACACCCCACCGGGAATGAGCAGTCGTCGTATATGTTCAACTGGGTGACCAGTCCGGGTGTGTCGCAATGACAAATTAACGCCATGTTAATGTTGTCCACCTGTCTCAACATCCAAGTGCCCGTGTTGGGATTACAGCTGCGCGCACTTCTGTTATCGATCGCCAAACACAACTTTTGCCCCGGCTCCACTATCATTTGCTGATTGTCGTCAATCTCTAAGATAACCGTATCGTTAAATAACTGACACGAGGCCAACCCTTCCAGACATAGTTGACAATCAGCGTTGGAGATGCAAGGGGTGGGAGTTTTGTGACAGGACACATTGTTCTCGTTGATGATTATTTCTTTGGGCGGGTCCAACAAAGGCACGTGTGTGTTGTCGTAGATTGGTGTATCGGTGTGCAGGTTGTGGGTGGTTGTGTATAGGCGGACGTTGGACCAATGTGCAAGAATTGTTAGCAGTACCAAGAGTGTCACCACAAACAGTGTAAAAGACATAGTAGTGTGTGGCGCCTTATTACGTGGCGGTGTAGTTTAGACTGCACAATTTAAAGTAGCACACTGCGCCGATTGTTGAAATTGTGAGAAACATTATTAGGTGCTGTGTCATATTTATACTTATAATGGAGTATAGCAGAGAGCAATTGGAGAAGGTGTGGAATGGTGTAAAGTACAAGGAAGACAGGTATTGGGCGTTTATGATGAATGGTGGTAGTTGGCGACACAGCGATTCCAAGTACAATAAACAGAAAACGTTTGGCACATTTGACGAGTTTGAGCGTTATGTGCGCGCCATAGATGCACAGGATGTTCATGTGAAGATGCTGATCAACGGCAGCCGAGAATGGGTGATTGATGTGGACCACGACACCAACAACCAGCAATGCGTCGCCCTGAAAAACATGATTGCCCACTCTACTTTTGCCCGCTTTTTCGGCTCCAACATCACCAGAATCATGTACTCGGGCAACAGAGGTCTGCACATATGGCTGGATTGTTGCCAGTTTGACTTGAACGCGGAGCGAAGTGTGCGTAAATATTACTATGAAACTGTATTGGCGCCGCCCTCAAAGAACAACATCGGCATGTTCACGCAGGCGGGGTCGTTGAACGATTGTTTCATGAAATCGTTTGAAAATTCGTGGATCAAACGCGAAATCGCCACCGTTTACCCGCATATTAAACTTAGTGATAAAGCGGCGCTGGTCAAAGAGTTTTTTCCCTACGTAGACAAACAAGTGTTTGTCTCCACCAAACAAATTAGAGCGCCGTACAGTTATAATAGCAAGGGTCAAAAGTTTAGCTGTGATCATGTCCTACTTTTTGAATAAACTGGGAGAGTATCTATGGCCAGCATTACCTGACTGTGAGAGTAGAATGAACGCTTGCGAGAAACGACTGGACGAGTTGGAAAATAAATTTTTTCAGTTGCAAGAACGCTGTTACGACATTGGGAATGAGGTTTTTAACAGCAGTAGTGACGACCATATGGTAGTAAACAATGATGATTATGTAAACGCTTGCTCCAACAACGATGACTATGTGGACGGAGGTGTTTATCAACCCAAGCACAGCAAATACTACTACACAGACGACGACACCATTTCCAATGATTCGGACGGCTCCAACGTTGGTGTGTTCATCAGGCCGCGCATCAACGGCACCACTATCCACTACATAACCGGACACGAAGATCGCTACAATATGCGCACTAAATTCTACTCGGACAATGAACGTGTTGTGGACATGAAGTCGACCAATCCCAAGGAGACTATTGAGGAGTTTAACAGGCTACTGGAGAAGAATGGATTAATTTTGACACATATTACTGATAACGTGGTGATAGCGGTGGGTGATTGTGAGAGTGTAAAGAGGGTGTTCAGAGTGTGTGGAGCGTTGATTGGGTGAACACGTTCATTACAATTGATTATTATACAAGAAGTGTACCGGGACACTCGATTAAAGTGTCTGTGTGAGCGACTACAAGAGAGGTACCTGCTAAACTTGAACTACGAAACCATGTTGCACGTTCAACAGTACCTCACATCGCCCACCAACTACTTTAATTTACAAAGCGGTGCCCGGCTACCAGGGAGAAATGATAATTTTAATGTACGACAAATCGCGTCAACAGTACACCGCCAACTTGAACTGGTCGAATGTGACCAATGATCCGATAACGGCTAGATACTACCAGTATGTGTATTTGATGATTGAACTGGAGATTTATAGGAAGATGATGTCCAAAGAGCGACTGTACTGGGACGGTAATCACAATTTTGTTAGGATAAAGTATTTTGTTAACTCATTCGCCGAGTTTGTCGGTGGTGTGGATAACATTTGGTTTTTGTTAAACTCCAAACTGACCATGTTTAGTGTGTGTATGCTTAGGGGACCGTTCGAGTTTATGAAACGAGGTTTTTGTACTATCTCAAGTTTATAAAATAAATTTTGTACATCTGTATACTGTTGTTTGTATTATTATTTACTAACATTATTACCAGTACCATTTTCACTGCCACCACTATTATTACTTTCAATACCATACATTACTTCCCGCTCACTACTCTCAATATCAATCTTAAATTCATTACCGCTACTCCTCCCACACAAACTGTCCACACAACTACTCAGACTCTCCTTCAAATCACACAAAATTTCGCTCTTTAAAATCTGCAACAACCCATTGAAATCACCCAACATCGTGTTGCTGCTCTGCTCCACTATGCGCCTGGTATCACTTAACACCTCTTTAATTTCGACCAACTCCCTTTTTGTTTCATCGTCAAGTTCACGCTGATCGCCCACAATCAAGTCCCTCACCAGTTGTCTCAAACTCAGGTAGCTGGCCGAATCGTTTTCGGGTATGGCGCTCAAAAACTTACATATGGCGATGGCGTGTATGAAATTTTTACCGTTGTTTTGCACCTTGTAGGAGGCGTGCACTGTGTTCCACAATTGGGTGGTGGTGATACGCGTGTACGGAGACAGTAGGTGGACCACCGCCGACACTTCTGCATACCCGTTCACCCCCTTTTCGTCGTTGGACACTATAAACACCTCGATGGGTCCAGAGTTGTAATCGAACGACATCCTTATATTTGTGCGATGTGATTGTACTATATTGATTTATTTATTTATTTTTTATATTATATTTAAGAAATGACTACCTTGCTTGTAGTAATCTTTGTGATGGTGTTTGTAGTTGCTACAGTGGCGCTTGCTAGTGGTAGTAGTAGTGGTGATGTTTATGAGGGACCAAATGATGATGATGTTGATGATGAATACCAATCAGAGGATGAACCATCGGAATCTGAACCAAGCGTTTCAGACTCTGTATCCGAGTACTCTGATGTATCCGAATACTCTGATGACGACTACCTATCAGATCATCATTCTACATCAGACGACTCTGAACCCGACACCGATCTCGTCTACTCACTAATGTACCGATACCCCGCCGCCATACAAAACGAAGGTATCGCAGCAATACATTCGTACATTGTTCAACAGTGTCATCAATTCTATCCCTCGACACCCATCTTTCCCAATCCCTTCAATTGTGAACAAGTGTTTATGTGCATGAACAATAACGCCTCCTCCAACTACGCCACCAGAAATTGCGGCACATCTTTGAGGGGTATACAGTGGCCGGGTGGGGCGTGTGTGCTCAGGGAGGAGTCACACTGCGATTTTTACCCGCTACCGCCCACATAGTGTGACACGAATTAAATACATCATTGTACATTTCATGTGCTTTATTGAATCGACCACCAACAACAACAACACATTAATAACACAACAAATTATACCTCTCACTCTCCACATACCACATCAGATCTAATTGAAAAAAGTAATCATAAGTGCCAGCATCGTACAGTCTCTTTACCGTATAAATGTAATCAAAAAACACCTCGTAGTTGCTATACTTGTACGTCGACAGCTGTTTACTCTCCATGTACGAAATGTACTTGCCGAGATTCATCAACTCCAATCGGCGCACCAGTTCGTGTGTGCGAAATCTCTGCTTCAACAGATCCACTTTATACTCGTATTTGTCACACTCTCTCCTGCCCTTCAACTTTATATTGTAGCTGTTCGGTCTCTTCTTCAAGTAGTACAACGTGCCCGCCAAGAACGCCACATACATCACGTACTTGTACATTTTACAGTTGTCTTGCCACTCCAAGACAAACGGCTCGTTGAACACAAACACCTTGTCGAACACGAGTCCCGTCTCCTCGATAAACTCGCGCACCGCCGTCTCGTAGTCCTTTTCACCGACGTCATGTTTTCCCCGCGGAATACTCAACTTCTCCACAAACGGAATGTGCTTGTTGTACTTCAGGTTCTTGTTGATGTTTTCGTTGTACGATTTGTTCGCCTGCAAAATCACCGCCTTGTTGTCCTCGGTGATTAACAACAGACCAGCGTGTTTTCCTCGTTTAACCATTTGAAAAGGTGGTCAATGGAAAATTGTCACTAGTTACCTTACAGAACATTGTTTGTGGTGGCAGCGGTTATTTCAACGAGCCGGTTGGGATCATGTGTGCCGGTGGTGATGCGTTTCCCTTTAATAAAATCCACCTTCAACTCCATGTCGTTGCACAGGGTTTTATTGTAGGCGGCGGCACGTTTCAGCGCGTTACAGCGTCTGGAGTTTAGCTCGAGGGGGTGCATGATGGGTGATTTTTCCAGCGTGAACGAGTTTAGGCTGCCGCCGTTGATTATTTCCAGCAAAACAATGGTGTGCACAAAGTAAAGAGTTTCGTAGTCGTCGTAGAGAAACACAAATTTGTTTTTTAAACAGTAGTAGTAAAATTTCATGGAGTTGTACACGTAGAATAGGCGATGGGTGTGCAGGTAGTTTTCCGTGTCGGTGACGAAAACGACGTTCACCAGTTTGTGGTGGAGCAACGAGCGGATGCGCCTCAACACCACCATACTTTTACCCTTGACGCGCACCAAACACACGTTGTCAGAGTAATTGTTGGTGATTACGGTGGAGAAGTTTTGGTGGAGCAGACTCATGGTGTGCGCGGCGTTGTTTCTGTCCACCTCCAACATAACGTAGGTGTTGGGCCATTTGTAGCGTTTAGTGATGTCCGCCACCGATTTGATTGTGCACACCAACTTTTCAAACTCTTCACAGTTCCAGCCGCGACTGCGCGCCAACCGATCGTTGTTCACGTGATGTTTAAAATCCAACCCGCTCTGAATCAGGTTGGTCGTCATCCTGATGCTCAACTGTTGTCCCAGTGTGTAATTGTCCTCGTAACTTCGCTCCCACAAGCAATTTTTTACAAACGCCACCAACTTACCGCGATCCTCCATCACCAACATGGCGCGCAACCGCTCAAAGTCTCCCTTGAACCACCGGTCTTTTAACACCAACGCCAACAACGGCTCGCCCACACACTGCGCAAACACCTCCAACTCGTCTGGCGTACTACTACTCTCCACCGCGTCCACATGAAATCGTACAAAATCACACTCATAACACACGAAACCCTCCTTCATCACCACACACTCATTGATCCTATAACAATCCACACATTCGACACACACCGCCCAATACATACTCAACTCTTTAAACAAATACTTGACGCATTGTGGAAAGTATTGAGATGTGAAGCGCCGTTTAATCATAAAAAGTTGTTGCTGAGATAATTCCTTTTTTTTACAATTCCCATTTTGACGGTCCTCGTTTTGACGACAGTCCTCCATTAATCTATCAAACTCCCGCTGAGATTCCATCCTCTGTGCATACACACCCGCCGAAACATTCATATAAGTAATTGTGTAGTGCAACCTACACGTTGTGACCACCGTTCTATAAGACAACATGCCCAAAAGACGACCCCTCAGAGACATTACCAACCGTCCAGATCCAGAATCATCGTCGTCATCCTCCTCTTCGGAAGACGAATCATACCAACACCCCAACTCGATTCTGCATCCTAGGTACCGTGCACGCCGCCGTGTCAGCCCACAGAGACGAAGTCACAGCAGGTCCATAGATTACTCGCCGCGACCACGGTCCAGATCACCAGTGCGTCGTCGTAGCCGCTCTAGGTCCATACAATCCGACGACACTGTAGTCTTGTGAGTTCTTATCAATATAAAATAAAACAAGTTTATATAATGAAATGATATTTTATTATTTTATCCTATCATCATCTCCTAAAAAACTACCACACACTTCTTGTTTTCGCGAAACACATAATGACATCTGTTCCGCAACATGTCCACAAATTGATCGCTGGGTGCGACTCTCCTCTTACGGTTCACCATCTGCAGCGCCGCTTCATAATCGATCTGGTATTTACGCATGAAATAGTAAATGACCGCCGTCGGAGATCTCGAAATGCCCGCGTGACAGTGCACCAGGACCTTTGTTGTCATTCAGGTTACGGTTCAAGAAGTTGTAGATGATGTTGAACGGCATCTCGCACTCTGGCGGGTCTTGACAAGGCACCTTCGAGTAGTAGGAAGTGGTTCTGGGCAATATTCCGTCGTCACATGTGTAAGTACAGAGAGAGAGAGACACACAGACAATATGATCGGAACGCAACGCTGGTGTGTCTACATGGTGCGCACACCCGACGGCGCTCTTTATACGGGCATGTCAAATAATGTGCATCGTAGGTTCGTGACACATTGCATAGGGCGCGGTGCTAGGAGGGAAGTCGTTAGGTTAGAGAAGCGCATCAAGAAGCTAAGCAAAACAGCGAAAGAACGTATAGTTTCAGAACAACCTAAAATTCCTATAAGTCAGCCTACAGTGCGCAACCTATGAGTCCTACACAACGGTCTTTGTGAAGGGGATTGAGATACAAATAAAAAATAATTCTTATATTATATTTTTATTACACAAAAATAATATACAAAAATTCCTACATACAATATCTACGTTTAGCTTCCTCGTACTCGTCGTGGTCGTGGTCGTGGCAGGGTTCGTATTTACGTTTACGGCGACGATCATTACGACTAAGCATAGAATATTTCCAATATTTGTTTGGCCTCAACATTTTCTTTTCTATTTCACTACGCTTAACTACCTTTAACCAAGGAGGAATCACAAAATCAGTTTTCAATTTAATATACTTAATAAGTCTACATCTAGGTTTTTCACTTACAGACCGTACCATTGTCTTCCAGGGATGTCTTCCCGAACCACCTAAGCGTAAAAGAGACAGTAAACGATGTTGAAGCAATAGCGTATTCATATATATCTCTTCGGTGTCATCCACCACAGGTGCATCCAGATCGAGATCCCAGACAACCCAATGAATTAAATAGTTAATACAATCATGATAATCATTAATATTATCACTTTTCCACTGAGCACAAATCGTTTTATGAACCTCGGCATCAATGAGAGTCTTATCGATTACACATTGACCAGTTTCGGGATAATAATACCAACCGGGAGGTAATTCTACATACATGGTGTCTAGATCTGAAGAAATAGTTGAAGGGAGACATAATTTCTTGAGACCGTCTGAGGTTTTATCAGATAGATGTTTCTTCACCTTCTTAATCGCGATGGTATATAAACTTTCTGGATTCAAACTTTCTTGATTCATCTTGAGTGACACGTTATCTATGAAAAATAAAAAATTACTGTACGGCTGCTAATACATATTATACTTTGAGTTTCAAGTTCTACCTTATTTCATAGGCCTAGTGAAAAATAATTTAATAAATAAATAAAAACAATATTATACTTTGAGTTTCTAGGCCTAAAAAATAAATAAAAACACTTACCGATTGCACGCCGAAAGAAAATAAATGATGATTACAGAGTTGTATTCCGTTATATACCAAAGATATAAACTAATCAAATAATCATAGTAGATAGGTTCTCGAAGGTGATAACAAAGAACAAAGGATTGATAAAGAGGTTTGATAGAACAAAGCAGAGAGGATAGATAACAAAAACAAAGGAACTTGCACAGTGACTCGACTCACCGACCACACCGTACGCGGAAGATATCGAATATCGTCATCATTATTGCGACTGTTTCGATATGTATTGATTCACATGTCTTTTATATTTATAAAAAATGTCATATGTCTTTGTTTTTTTTTCTATAGGAATGTCTAGGAATAGGAAATAAAACATAGAAATAAAACTTTTATTTTAGACATCTCGATACATATCATCACCCTATGATAGGTTTGCTGAAATTTATTATGAGATCAATGATCGAGTTCATAGTCACATTCGTAAACGAGTACGGAACGTTCGTCTCCATATTCGGGGGTAGAGAGTTGTGGAGGGGGAGAAGATTCTCTTTACGGCGGTTTAGGTTCTTTCTGCGGTAATAACAGCCTCGGTCTCGGTTGAAACTGAGGCCATTGTCTTTTCGGAGAGAGTTTATTATAGATGAATTTTATCATCTTCCATTTGGCCTCAGGTTTGTCTGCTACTAGATCGCAAATCCCGTGTTCTGTTATGAACATGGTTTCCGGATGCCAAGACGGTGGTGATCATCACGCTCTATTAGATAAAATGTTGTACTGTATGTTAAAGTTATAAACTGTTACATTAAAATAAATCATACCAGCTCATTATTAATAAGACTATTTAATATTTAGACATGTCCTCTTTAAAAGAGTTGCACCATGAAATCATCAAAACCCAACAAGATATCGCCGTCACATATAGACGAGTGGTGGGTGTGGAGAATGAACTCAAAAGGAAATTGGACGAAGACAACAAGAGCAACAGCATTGATGAACGTTTAAACAATTTACAAGAGCAGTTGGGCAGTGTGTTGAATTTGTTAAAAGAGAAAGAAGTGGTAAATGAAAAAAAAGTGGTTGTAAAAGAGGACGGTGTAGTTGATGAGGGTGCTGTTATAAACGCTGTTGCGGTTGACGAACACAAATCTAAAATTGAGGAGGAACCGCACAAAGTTCAGGAGGAACCCAGAGTTGAAGAACCACACAAAGTTCAGGAGGAACCCAGAGTTGATGAACCCAGAGTTGATGAACCCAGAGTTGATGAACCCAGAGTTGATGAACCCAGAGTTGATGAACCCAGAGTTGATGAACCACACAAAGTTAAGGATGAACCACACAAGGATGAACCACACAAATCGACTGTAGCCGACCACCATCCAGAAATGGTTGTAGAACATGCTAACGACGACAAAGAAGAGCACTAGTGATCAACTTCTTTGTACACTAATTCTGTGCAAACGATTCATGACTTTGGTGTACATTGTTCACAATTTTGGTGCCATCCACAAGTTTGGTTATAAAGACACGAGTCTGGTTTTGCGCCAAGATTTTGCCGAGAAAAAGTTTTTAGCTAAAATTTCTGGAAAAAAAGCAGACTCGTCTGTCTGAACCGGCTTCGGTGTAAAATGTATCGCGGACGACTTCTCAGAGTGTGGAGAATTTGTTCAAAATTGGTGTTATGTGTTGTTTTGGTTTTGTAATGGGATGAGTTGTGTGTTGGAATTATTTTGTTTGGTGTGTGTAGTATTTGTATAGTATGTATTTTTTAAAGGTTAAAATATATAAATGACTATTTATACTGTACCACCCAATTTGTTTATTTAAGCATGGCTACTCCCACCTCACTGGACATTATTCATGCAGTAAACTATCTCAGCAACCGCGACACTCTCGAGTACATACCGCGCTGGCGCAACACATTTCCCCACATACTCATCGACTACACCATCCGTTACGCTACCAACACCGACTTTTATGTTCCACCCAAATTGCGCAACACCACCGCCGTAATAGTACAACTCTTCTTCTCCAAACAGGGCTGTGAGTCAATGTCATGCTTCCCTTACACAGAAACGGGTGTAATAGACCTACTGGACACACCAATAGGAGGTTATACCCAAACCTCCAACACACCCATCCAATACAACCAACCCGCCTGCTTCAACCTGGACCCCGCTCTCGCCGCTCGCGACGGCAACATTCAGTCGGTCGAGTTGCGCTACACCCAACACAAACAGTGTGTGCTGGTGGACAGTTTTACAAAGGCGTGGATGAATGCACCGTATATAAGAACGTCGAGACATGTGGTGAGGGGGGTGGACGATGTGCCCGGTTTCGATGTGGCCAACGACGACGACCCGGCGTTTCCAGAGCGCATTCGCGGCAGATTCAACGAGGCATACTGTAGGCGATTCGGTAGGTCGGAGAACAACAACGCCTGCACCCAACCATGGTACGAGATTTTCGTGTCGTTTGTGCTTGGCGAGTCGATAATGACCACGTTCAAGTTGGCTACCACCCACGTCTTCGACGATCTGCGCAACTTTGACTACACCAAACCCTCTGCCGTTTTACCCGACGCTCCCGAACCAGAAGGTGTTGCAATGGTTGAGGAGTGGTACAGTGTGCGAGATGAGAGTGTGCAGAGTGGAGTGGAGGCGGGTTTTTTGAACAATATTTTTCCGATGAAGAGCGCGGACGAGGTGTTGGTGTACACGGCGAATCGGGGTTTTGAGATTGGTGCACGGGGCGACAGACGGCGCGGTTTGATGGAGGAGATGATGATATATAGGAATAAAGTGTTGATGAAACATAATTATAAAACTACTGCTAGTACTAACAGTTTTATTAGTACCAATAAAATAAATGATACTACTAACAATTTGTACAAAAATAAAGAAAAGTCATCATTGAACAACAATCTTTTTAATTCCACAACTACCACCACCAACGACCTGGAAACCATAATTGTCGATTTCCTAAACGACCACGCGCTCATCATGAGCATTCTCACCGATTTGGGTTTTAGCGTGCTAGAGTCCACCATTAACAACATGCTCACTCAACTCAACAAAGTGCTGATACCCGCCCTGCGTCGTATGATGCTACAACAAAGCGGTAGGGTGACTGCTGCCCTCCTCGGACAAACATACAAAGCGGCCACCATACACGCCTTGAATCGCGCCTTCATAACCACGGTGTCAACCGTGGCAAAAGCCACCGTGAAAACGGTCAAAGCCGCGGCGAACCTGGCCAACTTGGCGCTCACCTTCCTCACCATTGCCGATCTAGTGCTGATGATTTGGGATCCGTTCGGTTACAACAACATGTTTCCGCGCGGCTACCTCGACGATTTATCCACCGCCTTCCTGTCCGCCTACTATGAATCCGTCGACGCTCCCACCAGAGACCTGATCGAGTTTCAGCCTCAACATTTTGCCAATTTTGTGATTGACGACGAGGAAGACTACTTTGTTGGGTCAATGTTGCACTTGGCCGACTATTTGGCGGCCCTGGATGTCAACAGCAACGGACAAATTGTGAATTTGTTGGAGGGGGAAGAGGTGATGAGTTTTGACGAGGAGGAATTGATTGGTGCTAGTTTGGCCGCCAACGACACTTGGGCTTACTTTAGGTGGTTTTGTGCACGCCACGACGCTCTCGTCACCAAATCCAATCCACTGAACACCATGATCGCCGGCATGGGTGTTGTGGTCACAATTGGTACTTTGCTATACTACCTAAAAAACCACACCCAACTCACACTAAAAAGTAAATTCACTATGGAAATACTGCTCTTGGTGCTCGTCACACTATGTATCACATTGTTCATTCTACCCTCTGTCCAATATTACACCCGCCTGGCAAACCATCAATTTTTTTTACTTGAATAATCACCAGCGCCTACAATGAACCACGAGTCTGGCTTTATTCAAAAAATTTAAGCGAAAAACTTTTTCTCGCCAGAATCTCGGCACAAAACCAGACTCGTGGGTGTGCACCGAATAAACGTTCACATGACTTCAAAACCATGTTTTAGCACACGACTTCAAAACCGTGGTGTGTCTACAATTTTGTGAGTCACACATTTATACACACGAGTCTGACTTTACGGCTAAAATTTTAGCGAAAAACTTTTTCTCGCCAGAATTTCGGAATGAAATCGGCCTCGTGTGTAATATAAGTAGTGGCCAAAATGAAGGGAGTTTGTATTGCGGAGATGTTGAGGGAGTTGTGGAGTTTGTGCAAGACAAGCCCGACTCCGAGATGCGTGTATTGGGTGTGTTGTACAACTTGCCTAAAGGAAATCACGGAATGCATGTCCACGAGTACGGTGACACAAGCAACGGGTGTACGTCGGCGGGTGAGCACTTTAATCCCCACCACATGAACCATGGGGCGCCGCAAGATACCGACCGTCACCTGGGCGATTTGGGTAACATTTATTCGGTGGGTGCGCACACTCCCACTCGTGTCAATCTGGTGGACAACATGATCAGTTTATATGGCGCGTACAGCATATTGGGTCGTAGTTTGGTGGTGCACACGATGGAGGACGATTGTGGCCGGGGGCGCAACAAGGAGAGTTTGTTGACGGGCAACTCGGGCGGACGATTGGGATGTGGGGTGATTGGGGTGTCGTACGAGAGAACGGTGAACATATAAGTGGGTTTTGGGTGTGCGGCTGGCTCATAGTGATGTTGACCAAAAGCCAGGTGTACGCTATCGTGCGGGAAGTGATAAATTACAGAAAATCAACCAATGACACGCAAGACGTTACAGCACACGTGGAAACTCCACAGTTTGAAACCATCCGCCAGTTTATTAACACACACGCCGACCGAATTGTCATAAAACACTTCAAACGACAGGACACTGCAGTCGCTCCACACCTATCACGCCTAAACTATTTATTCAACCTACCGACCACCATTAGAGACGAGTACACCTACTGCCTGAATAGAAACAACCAAAATGAAGCAGCAGCAGCAGCAACAACAGCAACAACAATCCATCGACAATGATATTATGGAAGTGGTGGAGGAAGAATCGTCGCCTCATCGCTACACTGTCAACATTAAACATGTGCACAACAAAGACATGACGCTGGTGCTCAACTTTAAGTCTGTGGAGTCGATCAAGAAGCTGGTGGTGAAAAAGAAGAACGGTTCGCCGTACATGATCAACTCGTTTATTTTCTATACATCGTTTCTGAGCAAGGCGGACATCAAATTGAAGAAGGAGAGTAAATCGTGGCAGTTGATGGGCGCGCTCGACCCGGTGACAAAAAAACCCGTAGATATTGACGGATACCAGTTTAGGAAGCTGATCGAGGGAATGGAGGCGTTTCACAAAAAGTTGGTGGTGTACGAGGACGATGCCAACAAAATTGTTGACAAGGACGCCACAACCTCGCTGAGAAAACGCGTGATTGAATTCGCCAAGGAAACGCTGAGACTGTACTATTGCCACCAGCCCGACGTGCACATTGAAAATTTACTAGCACACCCCGGTTTAGACAAGGAGTTTTTGTCGTCGTGCGAGAAACTCCTCACGTACAGTGTAGAGTGTAACTTTAGGGAGAAGACGGAGCGGTTTAGGGCGTTTTTGGAGAGACACAATTTTATGAAGAGAGATGACGCTGAAGCGAAGGGCGTGTTGAAACGGAGGTTGACAACGGACATGGTGAACGATGATTGAATTGATGGAATAAAAGAATACTCATAGTTTAACAAAATTTTTTATTTTTCTTAATGCTGTTTATTAACACCCTCCACTAACCTCCTCCTCTATTACTCTTTATATACGCCTCCCTCAACCTCAACAATTCAAATTGTTCCTCTAAACGGTTCTCGTACGTGGCCACCGTGTATATTAATGAGCACACCACAAATATAAGTGTGGCGCTGACCACAAACATCACCACTTGTTTAATGAGTGTGTGGTTTTCGTGTACCAATCTGTCCAATTGATCTAGATTCTCCATGAGGACTTACAAAAAATAGTTGTAGAGGGGCGCGTGAAGATACGCTTTTCTGGTGCCTAGTTCGTTGTAGAAGGATTCGGGTGGTGGTGTTAGGGGTCGGTGGGTGAAGGGTCGCGGGTTTTTGGTGGGCATGTTGATGGGCACCGGTCCGCGTTGGTGACCGCCACACTTTCGTATTTGCAATACAACCGCACCAGTTTCTCTTCGCCAAAAATGCTGTTTAGTTCACGAAAATGGTGGGCACCAGTAGGTAGCGCAAGATAAAGCGGGTTGAATATGTTGGTGAGATTGTGTATCGATGAAACGTCGTACGTGTCAATGTTGAGCAGCTCCATGGCGTCCAGAATGTACTTGTAACTCGCCTTGTTGTACACATTGCACGTGTTCGATTGACCTCCCTTCAATAGCCTCCTGGTGAATTCCCACGACAGCTCCTTGTGCACCGTGGTCAGTTCGGCGTGTGTCAAATAAATGCCCACTTTGGCGGGCACCGTTCGTTTGCTCAGCGCGATTAAAAAGCGTTTTGTGTTAAGGATTTTCACGCCCATCGGGGTGTGTTTGTCAAAGTGGATAATGTACTCTGTGTGCTGGGTGTTCATCGCCTTTTCCAACTCTTGCGAATCGCCCGCCAACTCACCCTTCAAACACACCATTTTCAAGTTGCAATCCACCTGCAGCGGACACTGTACCGGCGACGGTGGTTGAAAAATGATGCTACGACACGTGTACAAGTTGTCGCTCAACACCACACTAAACACCAGCGTGTCGCCCACACCCACCGTTCTTATGGGCACAATCACATTCCAGTACACCACTACACCCTCGCTCACACCCGCTTCTTCTTTATAATGCGACACATACTTGATCACCTGCGCCGTCTTGAACGCCGTGTTGGCAATTAACACTTCTCCGTTCACCGCCTTCTCGTCCTCAAAGGTGGCCACAAAAACCGTGATTCTGTCCGCCGCATTGTCCGTGCGATTCAAAACCGTTTGTCGCACAAACTTGTACGGAAAGTAGATAAACTGGTCGCTGATGTACACCTTAACGTTGTCGTTGGTGCAAGCCATAATGTGGGGATGACCTTAATAGTTAAGTATAAATACAACCACGAACACAAAATCGACATCTGTGTGTATTGAGGCAACATGCAAATCTTTGTGAAGACTCTGACGGGCAAGACGATTACCGTGGAGGTGGAGGGTGGGGACAGCGTGGCGGCGGTTAAGCAAAAAATTGCGGACAAGGAGGGTGTGCCTCCCGACCAACAGCGGTTGATATTCGCCGGAAAACAACTGGACGACGATCGCCAACTGAACGACTACAACATTCAGAAGGAGAGCACGCTGCACTTGGTATTAAGATTGAGAGGTGGCGAAGACTGGATATGCATTTGTACCGAGGAGGGTGTGTGTATGACGAAAAAAAGTTGAATTGTGTAGAATAAATTGTGTAGAATAGACTGTAAAAACCGCTAATAAATCTTGTTTGTACAACTATATTTTTCTTTACAACTTGTTAACGTACTTTCCCAAAACCACTGGTATGAACTTATGTTCGTACACCAACCGCTTGATCTCCTGTCCCCTGTTCAATTTCAAAAAATACAAGAGCGCCAAACAAATGAATGTGGCTGCCACAATGACAACGATCATTAGGTAAGTATGGAGACGAGTGTTGACGCGAAAGAGTTTGCAAAACAACTGATAGCGGACAATGTCGGGCGCTGATTGAGAGCGAGAATATGCTACCCGACAAGAGATGGCTATAATAAAGAGGGCGCACAAAGAGTACACTGAGCATCCAAACGCGGACACTTTCAACAATATAAAGCGGTTGATATTGCAAACAAAGTATGTTGAGGAGAGTGTGGAGTACAAAAATTTCAATAGGGGCACCTTTTTGATAGCAATGAATCTTATCGTAAACAAGTGTCAAGACATATTTCCCAATTACAAGGGTTTCTTTGCCACCACGACTAAGCGCCTGCAAAAAATCGACCCCGACATGAAATCCTCACCCAAAGACATGTTAAAGCACTACTACGAGTGTATCGAGGAGATGGAGAATCCGCACCACTCTGACGACCACTACATGGTGGCGTACGCCAAATCGATAATAACCAAAATTTTGTACGAGAGCGTGTCCGACATGACCAATCTGAACGGTAGCAAAATAAACATCGAGCCGGTGGATAATAAGAAAAGGTTGTCGTTGAGCGAAAGGGTGTCTTTGGTGAAGAAGGATGTTGGTACTGGTAGTAGTAACATGAGGAGCGTGAATAAAGATACTAATAATAATAGTAGTAGTGTTAATGGTGTAAATAATAGTGTTAATTTTGTTAACATTGACAATGACAATAATAACCACACAAAAGTAAAACCACTCTTTTGTTCGACTAAATTTTTTATTACAATCTATTGTTTACAATGGACTGTTCCTCATCATCTTCATCCATATTATCATCATCAGCATTACCCATACCTGTTTCTTTTTTCTCTCCTCTCCGCTCGTTCGTCCTCCAACTTTCCAATTTCGTCCTCTGTATCCCACTCGTCGGACACCAACAAATCGTGTTCATCCGCCACCTGCCCACTTCTACCCGCCACTCCCCTCCTGTACTCCAACAATTTGCTATCCACCAATTGTTTAGTTTCCCTACCCCTCGATGTTCTGTCCAACCTACTGTACGCTGCCACCAACTCGTGGTCCGACAACAATTTTTTGCGCTGTCTCTCAGTCACATATTTCATTGCGACATCATCGTCATCATCTTGTGGTGGTGTGTAATTGCTTGGGAACGGTTGTGACTTTAGAGAGATTCTTTTTCTGGGCGGCTCGGGTGTTGGTGGTTGAGCTTTTCGTTTCGTGGCACGCGCAGAAATGGGTGGTTGTGTGACTGGTGGTTTAATTGGTGGTGTATTAACGGTAACTGGTGGTGGTTGAGTAACTGGTGGTTGAGTAACTGGTGGTTGAGTAACTGGTGGTTGAGTAACTGGTGGTTGAGTCTGCTGAACTGGTGCTCGCCTCACTTTGGGTCTTCTTGTAGTGTTAGTGCCCACATTTTTCGTGACGGCTGCCGGTTCGTCGACAATCTGCCGTAACAATTTCATTTTAACACACTTGGCTCTCTATCTCCTCCAAAAACCTATACCTATCCTCCAGCGTGGCGTCGATACTTAAACACTGTCTCAACTCGTCAACCAGCGTTCCCACAAACGAATCGTTCATGTTGCCAATCTTATACAGGCCCTCCAACCCCTTCGACACATTGATTGCGGTGATGTAGCTTTCGTTCAAAAACACCGTCTCACCCCCCTAATTCTACCCACACCCTCAACAAACTCTTCACCACCTCATACAAATTGGTTATCGCTCAGCACGCTCAAGTTGTACTCTAACCGTGTCTCAAATCCTGTATCAACTCGTCACACTTGCCCGCTGTTTCTCCAAATCCTCAAACATTGTTCTTAAGCGCGCCCTTCTCGTCGTTGGCACGTGCATCAATTGGGTGTTGGCTGACTCTTGTCTAAACACACTTCCAGTACTGTATGGAACGCTGGAAATTGTCAACAAAACTGTTATTTTGCCTGTACTGATACCCGCTAACCTTGTAATACTCCGCAAAAGTATTGAACAAACGCTCGAGTAGCGCTTCAAAGTCCGCCGACGTAATTGCGCTCACGTTAAACACTCGTCTTATTGTGGCCTCCTCCACTACTATCTGCGACCGCCTCTGTAACTGTACGGGCGGTGGAAGTTTCAAACGTTGTTGAGGCGGTGGAAGATCTTGCACAGTAGTGATGGACTGAGTGTCCACCAGTGTATCTTCGTCCTCTTCCATATAGTTTTTTTTTAACAGCTTGTGTGGTTGTTTCACCCTAATCCTCGCCGCATGAGGCGTCACCAACCTGAGGTTTGGCGGTTTGATGGGATTCAGCATGGGCACCGGACAATTGGCGGATTTGATCGCCTCGTACAATTGATCAATTTGACGCTGCCACTCATCCTGAGCTGTCTCAAATTGGTGCACAATATCCCTCTCCCTCTCCTCCACCTGGCTCAAGTAAAAGTCTCGTTGTTCTTCATTGTATTGAGTGAGTTCGGCGTTGATTTGTGTGAGGCGTCGTATTTGTTCGGCGGAAGGTGGTGGTGGTGGGGGTGGGGGTGGTTGATCGTTTGGCTCCTGTTTAATGTTCAATGGTGATGGTTGTGGTAATAATGATGATGTCGATAATTGTTGCTGTTGTGAAGTTGGTTGCGCTGGTTCTTGTTTTAGCAAGGGTTTTGTTTCAGCGTCATCAACTTCAATCAGCTCCTCCTTCAACGATCTCCCGCCAACCTGCCTGTTACGATACGCTAATTGTGTTCTACACAAATCCAACTCCCCCTTACACTGATCCAACGCTTGCAAATACTCATCCACACGTCTGCTACACTCGTCCCTATACTTTGCTATTTCTGCTCTCATACGCTCCACCTTATCTGTCCACGCACTTTCTTGTTGTGCAAACAGATCAGCGCGCATCCTTTCTTGTTCCGCATGCAACGACTCTTGTTTGCCATACTCGCTTTCCCTTCGTTCCAATTGCACCCTTACCCTTTCATAATTGTCACCCGCAACCTCCAGCAAACCCCTCAACCTATCACCTTCAGCTTGGCACTCGTTCAACAACATTCGATTCTCGTTTTGACGATCGTCCACCACACGTTTCAATCTGTCCTGCAACATGTCCACCTGTTCTCTCAATTGTATATTCTCCCTGCCCAAATTTGCCACCCTCGCCTGACTTTCCTTTAGTTGTGTTTGACTGCTCTCCAATTGTGTTCGAATGACCTCCAACTGTGTTTGACTAATCAACTGAGTCCTACTAGTTTCTAACGGCGATCGACTGCTATCCAATTGTGCACTGAGTTTCTTTACATTATTTGGTATACCAGCTGCACCATTCGGTTTTGCACCACCTGTGTCATCTTCCATGTCTACATAATTCGCTCTGAAATTGTACAACACATTACTGTAATTGGTTCTGCTTGTCTCCAAGTTGGTTTGACAGTCACGCAACTGTTTCTCCAACGCCTCAATTCTGGCGGTGCAAGCCGACTCGTTGAAAAGGTGCCGCGAAATTTTCGTTTCCAAATCGTTGATTTTGGCGGAAAGCGCGTTCTTCTCCCTGCTGGTGTCGAGCACCGTTCTATTAAGTCGGTCCAGCTCGGCGTTGGGCGTATTCCGTAGCACCCCATAATTGTTGGCGATGTAGGCAATGTCCGAGTTTAAAGTGGCAGCGGCGGGATTGCACGCCACTATAGTTCTGCCCAACTGGTAGATGAATTCGCGCACCGATTCCACACTGGTGTGTGTTGGTCGTTTTTGTATCAATTTACGCATTTCCTCTTTGACGTTTCGCTGTTTGGCCATTCTCACCACGCTCTCATCCTCGTCGTCACCACCACTATTAACATAATCGTTTCCGTCAAACTTACCACTGCTGTACAATTCCCCGTACAACCTGATCTTGTCGTCGTGTATCGCCTTCAACACCTTCACCAATAACTCCTCCGTATCAATCGAGCTCAACTCCACCTTTTTATCGATCCACTTGCCATTCTCCAACTTAAGCCCGCTCTGTGTGATCAACAAATTCCTGATGCGCTTCTCCCTCTCGGAACAGTTGTGCTTTTCAATGACCCAGTTCGCCACAGACCTGTTCATTCTTATAGATAAGAGTAGTGGTATGGAGAAAAAAGTTGACCTGCTGTTGCGACTGTTTGAAGTGTGGTCGACAGGTGTGCGCAAAGATCACGCCCACGACAAAACGGTTCGTTTACTCATGGATCACATTGACGACTACGTGGTGGACTATTTGGAGGTGAAGCGTAAAAAGTATATACAGATTGAACGGCTGAACAAAATGTTGGAGGGTAAAAACGAGACTAGGTTGACGGTGGCAACGATAAAATTCGACCTGAAACCACCAGATGATAAATCGACTATCCATAATCACATTACTAGCCATGATCAAAGCCACTTAAACTAATTTACACTGTTCCACACCACCCTATTTCTCGTGTCCCTCCACAACCCGGTCGTCGGTTCATCTATACCATTGCCGCTGAGCGGCACCACTCCGTGCAGCGTGAATGTGTACGCGAAATCAGTGTTTTGATTGAAAATTTCCGGTGGACACAACAGCTTATTCTCCGCAAACTCTGTGATCGGCGTGTCCAACGACAAACAATCCACCCGGAAACTGTAACTCCTCTCCACGCCATCCAACCGATTCACAATTGCCGCGCACTTGCTACTCCTGTCGTTAACATCGATGTGCTCCACCCGCGTCATGTTCACATCGCCACAATCACACACTCCCCCATCAAACACGGGTTTGACGTCTCTGTGCGCCCACTGCACCGAAGTACACACATTGGGCAAACACTCGATCTCGTTGTACGGATTCAGAAACATTTCATTGTGCCGCTGATCCAACGCTCCACACTTCACCTCGAACCTCCTACTTCCGTCCTCCATCCTGTCGTCCCACGAATACCTAAATGTGTTGACAACCGGATTCACCGGCGCTCCCGTCACATTGTCCCACAACACAATCTTGTCCATCTCCTCGGGCAACACCTCATCGCTATGCTGTCTACCCGCCACCTGTATTAAGTTGCCCTCGCCCGCATAAAACCTAGGATCCTCCGCTATACACGTCCACTGGTTCACGCTGTGCATAATCAAAGATGTTTCACTGTTGCAGTGGCGCGGCACCGAATTGACGGTACAGTAGCCGCCGCTCACAAGACGAGCCCCGTTCACTATGAATTTGTCGTGCGGGTTAACGAAAAAGTAGACGGCACGCTCGTCGTTACACACCGCTGTGCAGTCAAAGGTGCCGGTGTTTGATGTGGTGACAAGGGTGGGTACGGAAAAACAACTGCCACCGATTGTGTCAAAGTTGCTGTGCCAGCGCACCGTGGGCAGAGTGTGTAGTGGAGCGTAGCGGCGCCTTTGCATAGATTCGCGAAAATCGTCGTCGTCGAGCAGTTGGTTACGCGCCACCGTCTCATAGTGGATTTGTTGGTGGGCGTGATACAGGGGCAGGTAATAGAGGAAGAGAAATAACACAAACAGAATAACTGTTAGAATAAGCATATGAGTTTCCTGTGTGTACTAACTGAAAAGTATAAATGTATACTTAATGTACTTTCGATTGGTAGAAATATTTCCAAATAAAGGTGTCCATGTAGAAAGATGTTTTTTCTCCACCCACCCACGGCTTCTTGTCCCCGTAAAAATTAATTACATACGGTTGCCCCTTCAACACACTGTAATCACCCGCACTCCACACATACATCGGTGTCAGCTGCACAACGTCGATTTTTTCCTGTACCAACGCTTGCGCTAACACAACCTCGTCGAAGCCGTTGTTGAATTTATTGTGGTGGGTGAGTAAGATGTTGGTGGGTGTTAGCAACGAGAGTATTGTGGACATGAGCTGAAGCGACGGCGTGTAGACAAAGGTGCCGGTGAAGCCCAATAAATTGTGGTTTTCCAGTATGAATTTTTGAACGTCGCAATCGATCACGTCTCCATATTTAAAAACTTTGTAGAGCGCACTGTAATTGTAGTTGAAACACATTGCGTAGCTGTGACGAAACAGGTGGTCGATGTTGCGCAACACTATCTGATCGGCGTCCAAGTACACACACTTATCGTACATTATCAGTTCCAAGCAACGCCATTTGGTGAAGGAAAAATCGATCCATTCGCCGTACAGTTTTTGTTGGCGTTCAGTTAGCATTTTGCCACACTTGAAATACACATACGGCACCGCAATTACGTGTGTGAAAACTCTCTTCAAGTCTTGCGTTTTGGTAACATCTTCTGTCACCATACACACCAAATCGTGAACGGTGCCGCTCTTCAACAAACTCTTGGCCAACGCCACCGCTCCCTTGACGTACCCATCGCCCAGCATCACTAAAGTCACATACGCACACCTCATCTTATAATGACGAGGCGTCTAATTTTCGTGGTGGTGATTTTGTTGCACTGGTGTCGCGGCGAACGATTGAGTCTGCATTTTTTCTTAAAAGAAAACGGCACCTGGGAAGAGGTTAGATCCACCGAAAACATTAATGGGAGCGAGTATAACAACAGTTTTGATACCACCTCTACTACTACTAATGACAACAACATCTACGACAATTTAGTTGACAACAACATGTACGTCAACAGAGAGGAGGATAGTGTCTTCAACCACATGCCCGTGTATGAAGACGACGACAACAAACCGCTCGGTCACGAAACTCGTGAATTTCTCCTGGGACTGCTGCAGCACCAATTCGACGTGGGTGGTCGTTTCAAACGCTTCTTCATACACAAACAAATGTTTTGGCGCAATCGCAACAACATCACGTACAGCGTGTTCATTGACACAGTGCCGCCCACGATCAATGTGACAACGATAAAACAGGAGACGCGCTTCGCTTTTGGTGTGTGGGAGGAGGCGATCTCTCACAAGGGTGTTGTGCGGTTTTGCGAGGTGGGGGACAATGTGAGCGGGGCGGACATAAAAATTGTGTTTGCGAGAGGGGAGCACGGCGACAAGTTTAGTTTCGACGGTGCGGGTGGGGTGTTGGGGCATGCATTCTGTCCGCCGAGAATGGGCGTCAAAAATGCACACTATCCGTCAGAGGGGGAAGTGCACCTGGATTCGGACGAGTGGTGGTTGACACAGGACCAAGCGCCCACCGACAATGGCACTTACTATCTGCCGGTGGTGACACACGAAATTGGCCACGCGCTCGGTCTCTACCACTCGAGTGTCAGAAACTCTATCATGTATCAGTTATACAACTCGGACCACTTGCAATTGGATAAGGACGATTTGAATGGTTTGGAGCAGTTGTACATTGACAATGAGTACTACAAAAACGCAACCAATAAAACAATAAAAACTACAGATGGTACAGACTCGTTAACCACCACATATAATGCCACCACTACTACGCCTATAATAAAAGTTATCTACCCTCTACCCGATTGGGTGTACGAAACAATGTCCAACTCTGTGCATGAAATTTGTCAGTTTGTACCAAAATGTGTGGCTTGCATACGCGGGGAGTACTATGTGTTTAGCGAACAAAAGTATTGGAGGTTTAGGGATTTCGAGCTGACAGACTTGATTGAGACACAAAAATTCAAACAGGGACTGTGGCCAGAGTTGTGTCAAGTGGTGGGTGTGGTCGGTGTGCAGCAGCACATTTTGTTTGTGGACCACCATTTGTGGTTCGAGTACACGGACACCACACTAGATAGAGTTAGAGTGTTGACGCGTAACAAGTACAGCGCGCTGTTCGCGGAAGAGGGTGTGTTGTTTGGTGTGGTGGACGGGCGACACTTGTACGAGATTGAGTATAGTGGTGGTGGTGGTAGTGATGATAGTTTGGTTGATCGGTACAGAGGGGAGGTGATGCATAAGTTTGAGGGTGTGCAATGGGTGGATTGGGTGATGACGAACGATAAAGAAGTGAGCGCGGGCGTGGGACGTGGACGATGGGTGTTTGCAAAAGTGGCCAAACGCCCGGACGTGGGACACGTCTACCGAGCCACACACCCTATACAACCGCTGATGTACACTTGCTAACTTGCACACCTATTAAACCCATCTCCACCCACACCTCCGCACACTTTCACCGAAACAATGGCAGCAATCACACGCAACCCTCCCACCCAATTCACAGAAATGGACGTGTACAAGGTGGCAATGAACGCCCTCAAAATGGAGCTGGACGCGACCAACTTGCGGCTGTCTGAGGTCACCAATGAGTTGGGCAACGAGCGAGCTAATTGGTGTTTTTTGGACAAGCAAAACAATGACTTGGTGGCCACATTGTCGGATCAGTTGAACAAAGTCAGCAATAATCTCACTGGTAAAGAGGACATTTTGGAGAGATATAGGAGGGAGAATAAGTTTTTGAAGCAAAAATATTTGGATATGAAAAAGGAGACGTCGATTTTGAGAAAAGAGGTGGTGGAATTCTCAATGGCCAACAAAGTTTTGAAAAAAAAACTAAAGCATCTGAAAACGTATATCGCCAATTGTAACAACACCCTGGATGATGTCATATGCGACGGTGACTATTTGCTGAGCGGCGACGATAAATAACAGTATTATCTCTCTGCAACTGATTAGATAAACAATTAAGCGGCGCTGCTAGTATAAAATGTTGCTCATCGTGCACTCGATAACAGTCTCGAGTAACACTCGCGTCGCAATTAATAACACAATGGAGCACTACCTCGTCCACATTGTCGATAACATTTTCTGGACCCGCCATTCCAGCCACAAGATTATCCAAGACCAAGCGATACTCTGTGTGGAGGACCACGCCACACCCACTCTCTATCAAACCAGCAATTTTATGCTACTTCATACTAATGCGCTCAATTTTCTCAAAGATATTTACAAGACGCACAAATTCTTAAAGAAATACCTACACACCACAGCGACTATTGTGTGCGGCGACATCCACTTGACTCTGCCCACGCTGGCGCACTTTTTAAGAACCCACCACGGAATGCGCATTGAATCTGCAGTCGCGTTTTTGGAAGAGAGGTGTAGCGAGGTTGTGGTGCCGTTAACGGAGATGGGGCGGTTGCAAGAGGTGCACGATTTTGTGTATGAGGCGGGTGCAGAGATTTTGAATTTGGACGATAATGATACACTTAATGAGGAGGATTTGCAGCCATCCATCACCGAGGATATGATTGACAATTTTCTTAGGTCGAACAACGACCACAATTATTTCTCCATAAGCACCAAATTTATAAACACGTACCTGTGTTAAGCTAGTTTTAGTGTATTAATATAAACCAATAAACGTATTATTTATTTTATCTCATTGTATTTCAATGATCCACTACCACACCACCCGTTTCTACTATACCCCCGCAAATACCACCACCCATCTAACACACTGTATACGCGTCTACAAAAATGTAGCCGGCGACTATACGATAGTGCGCGGTGACATTGAGCAGGTGGAGCGTTTGAGTGGACAGTACACGGGTGAGTTGGTGTGTTGCATCGACAATGTACACTGTGTTTGGGATTATGGGTGCACGACTAAACATCAAATACAGGTGATTGAAATAAGGGTGTACAAGGAAGAGTTGGTGGAGGAGTTGGTGACGAGGGAGCAGAATAGGGTAATTAATTTTGCAAATGACTACGTGCACATGTTTGTTGATGAATAAATTCGTGCACATTGTAAAAACGTGTATTTATTTTGGCAACAATTGACTATTCATAGATACAATATATTTTGTGTGTATTCCTACATTTGTTTACTAAGCACCTGGTCATCTCAGAGTTGCAAGATCTTAAGAAATACAACAATTTCAGCAAATCCTTTTCACGTCTAGTTACACAATACACCTCAATAAGCATGTAAATTTTGCTAACAAACGGCTTCAATTCCGCCCGAGATTTGGTGTCCAACTGTTTGGCTAGTTTGATAAAAGTGTCTTTATGCGAAAACACTTGATCCATAGTAGGAAAATAAAATTATACACACTATATATACACAACTGATTTATTAACAATATAATCGATCAATTTACAAAACAACAATCCACGCCCACTACGTTAAACGCGCCACCAACCCATCCACCTGACTAACACACTTGGAATCCATTTTGTAAAAACGTTTTAGCGCGTCGTACACACACTTGTTGTCGCACCGACAACACTGCAGCCGTTTCACCACCAAAAAATTGAAACTGAGCCGACAAGCGTAGCGTTGACGGCGCGGGCGCACACACAACTTGTTGAACGACGGCTCCGTCTTGGCGTTCGGCCTGGAATAGAACAATTTGCGAAACTTGGCAATGATCGCCTCACGATTGCCTCCACAATCCTCAAAACACACCTTCACCTTCTTGGCATTCTCCTCCACCTTTGTATGCTCCTCAAAACTCTTTGATTTTTCCACCAAATTCAGCAAACACCTTCCCACCACCAAAAAGTAACGTCCGCCCGGTAGAAACGCCGTGTTGCCGTTCACATTCACCCAGTGCCTTAAAAACATGTCCACTTTGTATAGTTTGGTGGGATCGATCGCCCTTCTGGGATGATATGTTTCATAGTGCGACGACATGGTAATAGAATGGGCGCCGATAACCGAATATGAAATAATTGTTGGTAGATAATAATAAAAAGCGATATTTATCGCAATTTATTGCGGTGGTGGGGATACTGTGTATCAATATCGTTATTGTTGCGCGACATTCGATCACAATGTCTCCCAAAATAATGGTGTGTTACATAATCGAGTCAGCTAACGAGCGCTACATCGACAGTGTGCTCGACTCGCTGTCGGTGGTGTACGCCAAATACGACGGTGTGCACTGCTACGCCGTCACCGTGGATTGCAAACAGTACTCTCGCTTAGACCGTCTCATGAACCAGAGCTTCATGATGTCACAGAAACACGGATCCATACGGCAGGTGGAGGGCAGCGGAGAACGGATGTCGTTCAAGTCGTTTGCGGAGGCGGTGCAGTGGATCAACGCGTGTGACGGCATAGAATATAGATCGTGTTTCATGGATATCCAAAATTTAATGTGATTGTATGAGTAAATAAATAAATAAAACTGATCCCTCAATGTTGTTTTTTTGTTTAAAAATGTGTGTTCCACATGTACCCCGACCCTAATTCTGGTGACAGTTGGTGGTTAAATCTAATGGTGGCCAATGGTGGTGCACCATTTTCACCATGTAACGTCCTGTACACCTTGTCGTGTTTGTTCAACATCTCTTGCACCATATCCTCTTTGTGTGGCGCCACTAATGAACACACCTCCAACAACACCTTTTTTAAACACCTCAACTCGTATTGTGTTCTGTCGTACTGATGTTGCAGCTCTTGAAACGCGTCATCCAATTGGTTGTACTTTTTGTTGTAGTTTTTCAGCAGAACAAGAATATCTTCGTGCATTATTAGAAACTTACTATTATATAAACAAATAAGTCAAAATAATGGCAGCTAGAACAGTGTTGGTGAATAACAGATTGTACAATCCAACATGGCTGAGTTTAGTTATTACGGAGCGAGTGGTGAAATTACACTGATTTTTATTGTGGTGGCGTTGGTGGTAATTGTGGTGCAGAATATTGGTATGGAGCGGATTGTTATATGTAGTGGGCGCAAAGAGGATGAGTATGAGGAACCCCCAACCGAACCATTGCCCCAACCACCCACAACACCTGAGCTGCCTGAATCGCCTCCACCACCACCTTCGCCTACTCCTCCACCTACACCACCACCACTTTCGCCTACTCCTACTCCACCACCTACTCCTCCACCTACTCCACCACCCGATACAGTCAGCTCAGAGTTGGCCGCCTTTAACCACTGTTTCAAATGACGCTCACCACCAGTTGCGCAAAAGCCGAAAGATAGTGAATCCCACGCGCGCCTGGGATCCCGTCAACGTTTTCGACGGATTGCAGCCGTGGACCAGCACCGCCGACTTCGGCACCATGTGCCACTCGCTCATCGGCTACAGTGTACGCTACAATAATGCGGGTGACGCATTGTACAGGGATGCTCAACTCGCCGAAAATCTTACAAACAGTCTGCGCCTAATAGCCCAACACCTGCCCGACCCACCGCCTCATCAACAGGCACCGTGGGGTCCCGTCGCCGATTGGTACCACTTCACCATCACCATGCCCGAGGTGTTTATGAACATCACCGCAGTACTATACAACACCACCCACCATTACGGCGAGTGCACCGAACTCACAATTAAGGTGTTGGATTTGTATCTGCCGACGGCGGTCAGCTCGTTGGGGTGGACACGCACGGCCGGCAACGCTATGCGCATGGGTATACCGTACGTTTACGGTCAATTGTTGAGGGGTAGGACGGTGAACGAGATTAGGATGGAGACGTCCGTGCAGGTGGTGTTGGACATTATAGCGTTCCCGTTTGTTGTGGAGGGTGATGGACTTCACGTGGACTCCATCTACATTGACCACATCGACGTGCGCGCCTACGGTTACCTGATCAATTCTTTTTTTACGTTCAACTACTACAAAAACTACTTTGGTCGCGACGTGCTCAACGACGAGGGTCTAACACGATCCATACAAAATGTGGCATCTCCCGAGGGTATCGTGAACCCGGCGGTGATGTCGCGCAACGGCACCCTATTCTCCAACGTCATTGGCGCCTTTGTCCAATATCCCATCACGGTGCACTCGGCCGACCACTCAAAAGTGCTGACAAAACTGTCGAACATGTATTACGGGTGTGTGGTGGGCACTACGCCTCGGCTGGCCTACTACGAAGCCGATCCAACCAACAATGTGCAAGGACCGTTGTGGGCTATGAACAGACGCATTTGGAACCGTAGCAAGCCGGTGATCAATTACACGGTGAACAGTGTGCTTTTCGAATCGGGTGTTTTGTGTCAAACACCCAACGGTCTACTACCCGTGCCCAGCACCACCACATCCACCCAGTCCTTCCGTCCACAAATCGGCGAAACGGCCATCGTGAAAACAAACAACACGGGCGCCATGCTATCCCACTCCCTCTTTGCCGAACTAAACGACCTACAATTTGTCTCATGCACACTGTACTATGACGAGGGTATGTTCCAACTGTACTACAACATGGGTGTGAGGGAGGGTGTGTTGGGAAATAACAACGGCCGGGTGGTGGTGTTGGCCAGAGACACTGCTGTCAGCACACCTGATGCAACATTTGCTCAGCAACGCGAGGACAACGGCAACACCAGCGACGGCACCGTGTACAACGGTGTGGTGTGCTACCGGGTGCCTATCACGGGGTTGAGTGTGCCCAGTTTGAGTACCAGAGTGCAGGGTAGTGTTGAAATTGTGGAGCAGGTGATTGGTTTTGATGCTTTGCACAACAAAGAGGGTGTTTGCAGTTACAAGTTGAATGTTGAGGGAATGGCGGACAATTTGAAGGTGTACATGTTGGAGGTGGGTGTGTTGTATGCTGTTGCGAACCACACCAAAGCGCTGTTTCGGTATCCGTATGTGGCGTTGAAGGATGGTGACAGGTTGGCGGTGAGCAGTGTGGAGGAAAGTTTGGTGTTGAGTGAGGAGGTGTTGAACGTAATAAAAAATGATATACAGGAAAGGGGTGCGACCACTCCCGTCAACTGTGTGTACAACAGCGGAGTGTACACCTTGACGAATAACAATTATCTACAATTTTGGTTTGACTACTAAAAAAAACACACCATTTGATTGTTATAGTGCTAAAATTCCGATATGTCAACCGATATATCAACAGGCAACCGGGTCGTTGCAAGAGTCCTTGCGCCAATCGTTCAAACATCACGTCCGAGTAATGGGGGTGGATGTTTCTCTGTCGGCTGTGTACAGGGCAGAGGCTGCAAGTATTTGCAGCAAAGCAGGTGTATTATGCACATTAGGATCGTAGTAGTTGTCGTCCGTTGTACACCCAATCGGCGAGGTCGTCGTTGGTTATGTAGTAAAAACGTCGGTGTGTAGTGCAATCGGCCTGGGGTAGATGACGTAAGGGGTGTGTGGTGTGAGCGTGTCGCAACAACCCCTCAATTTTTTTTACCATGTCCATATTTCTGAACAACTAATGCGACCGACGTACACACGCTGATAAAGTGCGGCTGATGCGTTGGGTATGCACACGGGGATGGTTCGAGTGAATGCGCCGGACGAGTACGAAAATCTGGTGTAGCCGGCGGCGCACACACAGTCCTCCACGCTGAACATGTCCGTCTCCAAATCCAGCCACATACTTCCACCACTTCCACAAACATACGGTCGCAATTTTCCATCGTCCTCCACCACATCCCTGTACAAGCTGACACACATCCTTTCAACCACAATTCCTTCCACCGCGTTCAAAACCACCACCAAACCCCTACTGGCGTCACAATCCTCCACCGAACTGTCAACCCTTGCACCTCTGGCACAAAAACCGCCCGCGTTACAATGCATCACCAACCCACCCCTGCAATTGTCCCTGCACTGAGCATCCGTGACACACGGAACGTTGACGGCGTCGCAGTCCAGAATGTTGTGACGTTCAAAGGCGATGTTCACCCGTCGGTTCATGTTGGCGAGATCTGTACGCAACCACCCATTCACTAACACCACCATGCCCACAATGACCATCAAAATAAGAAAAACGGCCCACCACATAAGTACTATGAATGTCTACAATTTAATTCACGAAACCAATTTCTATTCACTGGGCGCTATACTTAAAAGTGGTCTCATATTTACCAGTAGTAAAACGCAAAAAATCAAAGAGGTATTAGGTCAAGGCTCCAAAAATAGACGTCTCACCACCGACCCCACTGTGTCACTGTACCAACCCGATTTCTATTTGATGTACGACGAGGTGGACGGTGTGTACATGCGCCTTCAACCCAAAACTGAATCGGTGCGCTCCCAATACTCCGACTGTGTAATGTTGTTCAATCCCCACCTACTGCGGTACTACGATTTTGTGATCAACACCGAGGAGAACTTTGGGTTCATGATCGCCGAGGAGGGTATTGTGGGAGAGTCGCAGTTCTCCGGGGAACCGGGCTTCTCCATCACCTCCACTACCAACCTACATCTGCTCAACGACATACCCAATGTGTTGGGCAGCGAAGTGCTAATACGAAGCAATGTCGATGTTAAATACCTTCGTGCACTATTTTTTAACACACCACCACCCTCAGATGTACTCGTCTCGCTCGATAACAAGCGTGTACCCTTTTTCAACATTTGGTAAGTGTGCTATTTGCATCGTATTTATTAAGTTGATTCAATAAGAATGAGCGGGTGCGATTCAATGAACACAACCACTGACGACACTGTTCATCTTTTCAGGTGTGAATACGATGACCTACACAAGTTTGAGTGGCCAGTACTCATAGACAGCGAACTCAACTTGTGGCTGGACGTGGTGTGTCTACACAACATCATCCACCAAAAGTTGTTGCCGCCAGTGCGCTCCTTAAGCAAGTGGAGACGGCTAGTCGACCACCGATTGGATGTGGACGTGGCCACGCGTAAAGTGGTCGTCGCCGATTCTGTGGTGATGAGCACCGAAGATGTGGGCGAACAGTACCAATTCTGCCGAGCGCAGGATTTAACGAGCGCCCCATTGGAAGACACCCACAAAACCATGGTGGAACAGTTTGTGTTTCAACAACTGCCCTACTATCTCGACATGCATGTCAACACACTGCACCTTATCTCCTTGTTTGACATTACAGACTACTGGAATGTGTTGACAGCATTGGATCGGGCCAGAAAGTATTGGTTGTTCAGACTCAAGATTGTCACCATGAAGTATGAGAACGAGAAAAAGGGGGCGAGTTACAAACGTGTGAACAATCAAAACGACAAACTTGTGGACAAAAGTGTGGACACGGTGGTAAATTATCAATCGGTGGCAGACGAGTCCGAGTTAATCCGAGAAAAAGAGAAAAATTTTAAATTTTCAGAATCTCCAAATGATGAAGTCGGACTCGTTAATCAACTACAAGACCACAACTTAGTGTTGTGTGACAACATTTGTAGGACTATAGAGGTGCAGTTTAAGAGTTTAAACAACACCTACAAAAGTGTGGACAAGATGCATGTTTTGTCGAGTTTCAACAAATTGTTAAAGGGGTCGGTGGGTTTATTGGAGGTATTGCTACAGTGGAGTTAAATAACATCACGTATTTGTTAACAAAATTTTATTAATACATACAATAGTAATATTAATTACAATAATACACACTATGTTACATTTTTAATTTTTAATTTGTTCTCAAAATAATTTAGACGCGTCAACATCTCCTGGTACTTGGTGTACAAGTTCTTCAATTGTAATTTCAACGCTTGAAACTCCTTCGTTAGCGTAGTATTCAATTTCTTCTCTTCCTCTAACTCTTTGGTTACCTGATCCATATTGTCGCGCATCGTCATTTGATTTTCCATCATCATGCGTATCTGAAACTCCTTCTTAATCACCTTGTCCTTAAAAATTTGCAACTGATTTTCAGTAAGCTGCATCTCTTCACACAGCTCGGTTTTAAAGCGCTTCAAATTCTCCTCAATTATAGGCTGGATGTTGCGCTTCAAATTGGGCTTGTTTTTTAGGCTATTGTACTCACTGTGTAGTGTATTATAGGTTTTTTTAAGGTTGGCATACAGCTCTTTAATTTTTTCACATTTGTTACAATCCGACCTTGGTGTCACTACCGTTTTACTTTTATTTTTCTCCTCGGAGACCGCCTCTAAAGCCTGATTCAAAATATCTACCCGTTCAGTCAATCTCAAACACTCGACACCCTTTTCGTCACGCTCCTTAATTATTTCCTCACATTCTACACCCTTGTCCTCCAATTGTTTCCGCAAATCATTAAACTCTTCCAGTTTAGTATTTATTTTGTTAATGGTAAAATCGCGAGCCTCGATAACTTTTGTGCGCGTGGCCGCTTTTTTCTCCAGGTACGTAATGGTATCATCTTTCTCTTTAACACTTTGAAATAGTATCTTTAGCTGTATTTTAATGGTTTCGGGCAATGTGTCATAGTTTTGTATATCGTCGGTGGATTTGGGGCATTCAATCGCACTTGTATCGATCGGGCTAGAGTCGATTGCATAAGTAGAACTTGCATTGATATGACTCGTACATGAACCATTTTGTGTATGTGTATTTTCACCCGACGACGCCAGTGTCTCTACCGTTGTTTCTACCGCTGCTGCTTCTTCAGTTTCATTTTCTTGTACTTGATTTTGTTCCTCACAAATACTTTCAAGGACTATGTCTAACAAGTCCTTGTCTTTAACATAATCCTTGTCAAAACACAACATGTAGTCCACCGAGGAAGTAGTGGTAGTGGTGATAATAGAAGTGGTGGCCAGGGCAGTTGGTGTGTCTATTGTGGACTTGACAAAATAGGGGTCAAACTCTTTCTTTAATTGATCTTCACCCAATAAACCCTCCGCATTCAGCGCCTCCAAACCCTCCGCATTCAGCGCCTCCAAACCCTCCGCATTCAGCGCCTCCAAACCCTCCGCATTCAGCGCCTCCAATTGTTCCTCAACACTCACACCTTCGCTGCCGGCGTCCATATCTGGTGTCGCAAATATTTGCACTAAATCGAACTCGTCCTCGCCACCATTTTTATACCCATTACCTTATCGCGACGCGGACACAAACACGCCACATAACGTGTTTTGATAATGACCATATAATAATCACCCTATCTTGTTGTTGACGGCTGCGGCGGCGAATAAAATAATGCGCTTAATGAGCCAGATAACCTCGCCGCCCAGATAATAATTTATCGGACCCGTTTATCGCGGCGATAAATAGGTAGGACGACACGTGATGATCCACCACAGCCATCTCCGCAGCAAACACGTTTCGTGTAGAGCACAAACATTACCAAAATTAATATGCAAATGGTGTACCCTATAAATTTAACCTCCCACCACCAGTTTCCGAACAGGTTATTGTACCAGTCGGCGTTGGAATTGTCGTCTGCCTCAAGCGTGCTTAGAATAGAGTCCGCCTCTTCGTGTGTCATCAATCGTTTAAGATTGCGCGTTATGTCATTTAGCGAGTCAAAGTCAAGACTTTTTACCACCTTGGTGCCTAGCGCGTGTTCGTCTAACACGAATTGTGAAAAATTGAAATCCACCACAGTGAAGGTGTCCTCTTCGTAGTTGGGCACGTGTTTGCTGATTAGAATGGAGCGTGATGTGCGCATTTTGCAATATTTCAGTAAGGTTAATATTCCGGTGCCATTGAGCGTCACCTTCTGGTCGTACCACCCCGAACCACAGTTCAACTGCGCCTGCACCGGCTTCTCGTTTACCATGTACAACCACCGGTTCACATTGTTCAGGCTGTAAAATATTTCGCTGTGAAAACGAGTGGCGTGCACCTCACACCGATCGTGGCTCAATCCCCTGAACAGGCGCACATCACAACTAGGCGAATACATCACCTTTCTGGTGGTCATGCTGCCGTAACACAGGGTTATGTTGTCAAGGGGGGTGCAGGTGCTGGTGTCGTCCAAACGCACATAGTGCTTAGACTCTGTGTGCACGCGGTCCGTGTTTCGCACCTCGAACCCAATGTACTGGCTCTGCGGCGTCAAAAATTTGCACACTCCCCCCACATCACACTGTGGCAACGGCACCGGTTTGTACAACAGGTACTTTGACTTGTCGACGCGAGGCACCTGAATCACAAACATCAGCTCGTCCCTCGGATTGATGAACACGCTACACTGCGCTATGCGCATTATAGTGTGCATTTGTTCAAAGGTGGGCTGAACCACCCACTCGCTTTCCTTGTCCCACGCGTTAGAGTCCACCGTGCTCATTTCATCCAGCAGGATGCGAGGGTTCATGATGAGGGAGGAGAGACGTGTGCTGTATAACGCCATCTGGATGCCGCCGATGATTTTATTGTAGGTGGACTCAATGTCCGCCACACTGTCCTTGATGTACTCTATTTGTCTGTCGAGCGCGTGACAATTTACGGCGGCGTCCAGCTCACTATGCACACTGTTCAAGTACTTTATAATGTTGATGGTTTCGTTCGTGAGCGTTTTGACCCTAAACTCTGTGTTGTTTGTGTGCTCAGCCACCTCGTATAGTAGTGCTGCGTCCCTGTCGTCCATCACCCCCATGGTGTACTTGTAAAAACGACCCATAAAATTGAACGCGCCACCAAACAAACCCCTCTTGTGACGATGCCGCAAATTGGGCAGGCGTTTGTGTAACAACAAAAACTCTATACTGGTGTGCGTTTCTAGGAGGGTGGCGGTTTTTTCGTAGAGCAAATAGTCCACCTCCTGTTTGTAGTCGGCGCTACAATTCATCAGCCGGCCGCTAAACGCCGAGTGCAGCTCACCGGTGACATTTTGCAAGTTAACGAGCCGGTCCTTAAGCTTGGCGTACTGCACGTTTAGTATAAAACTCCACGTGTTGACCACAAAACCTAGGTTGTTTTGAAACTCGTAGTGGAACCCGGTTTGGTGGATGGGTTGTATGTGCACATAATTGTTTGCGTCGTCGGCGGTTGACAGGACGATTAGTGATATGATGATGACGTTGATTGTATTTTGTGGGGTCATTGCGAGCGAGAAAAAATCGTTGTTTGAAACACATAAAATTTATTTATTTGATAAAACACCTACAAGTACAGCGTATAAAAATTTACATGTACATATATATATATATAAACATAGACACTACAAACTATGACTACAAAATATGTTTTATATTATGTATGTTACTGTACACAATTTTGTAATTTTTCTTTTCACACACCCTAGCCACGGTTTCAACACAAGTTTTTATGTCTTTAAAGTACACATAGCGAAATTTGTTTTTGGTGATGGGGTACTTGTAGAAAAAGTGCAAATTTTTCAGCTCCTTAATCAGCGTCTGATGTTTCTTGTCCGCCTTATTACCTAACAGTACCGAGAGGGCGGGTTCGAAGTGGGTTTCACTGGTTGACACACTGTTAACCAGAGTGGAAAAAAATTTGGCCTGTTTCCTAGAGTTGACATAAAACGCCAACACTCTCTCCTTGTCCACGTTGCTACTGTCCACGCCGTAGTACACGTGCAAATAAATTTTGTGTTCGCGCTTTTTCTTGTCACTCAACACCTTCCATTTTAATATTTTGCTAGCACTACAATTCTCTTTTACTCTTTGCAACTTGGCCGCCAGATGGTCGTCAGTCACAGTGTTGGCCACCTCTTCAAGCAGCGCCACAACTTGGTTAATGTTTATCTTTTGAGTCATAGTGAGTGTATTGTGTAAGGAAAAGCTACAAACTGAACAAAATGGGTGGCAGGGAGTGAATTATATACGCTCGGTTTATGGTGGTCTCATTTTTATTACGTAGAAAATGTTATTACGTAGAAAATGTTATTACGTAGAAAATGTTTAAAACTTAACAATATTGGATCATAATAGTAACAATAATAACAATATACAGAAAAAAATACTTTCTAAAACACACGCCTAAAATTAGTGCAGGTAAATAAGTCTTTTTTTAAGTCTTACAATTAAATTAAGTCTTACAATTAAATTAAGTCAATTAAATTAAGTCTTACAATTAAATTAAGTCTTACAATTAAATTAAGTCTTACACATCACAACCTGAACTGCAATGACACCAAAGCATGCATCGAACCCTACGGTGTACACGTCCCTAACAGTGCCAATCAAAACCGAATGTTTTGTCAGCACAGTGTCATTGTAGGTGGAGGTTTTTTGATTGGCAGTAGATTACAAAAATCAACTTGCTAATACACCAACTAAAACTATTATATATATAAAAAATTCATTTACAAAAAAAATCACAAAAATTACAAGCATAAAAATAATTACAATTTATCTGTAGTACAAAAACCGTGTTCCTCAAACGAACCCTCAATAAGTTTAATAATCTCCCTATAATCCTTGGTGTCACACTCTAAAGACCTAGCAGACTCCTTTTTGGTGCGTTTGAATTTTTTCACAATTTTAGTGCGCACTTTGTCCCAGTTTCTCTTCAACTCGGCCGGGTTTATGTTGTTGTCGTCCTTCTCCACCATGGTCAGGGCAAACTTGTCATCTTTGTGCTTGTTGCGCAAATAACTAAGAGTGCCCCACTTGCAAGTTATTTTCAACTTGTAACGTCGGTCGCGCAACAGCACAACAGCACGTCTTCTGATGCGACGGGTGGTTGAGCGACGTGTACGTTTATTAGCGGGCGATTTACTTTTTTTCGTAGTGGGTTTTTTATCCTCATTGTCACTATCTTGCTTTTTTTCTTCTTCCTCATCATCAGAGTCCTCAGAATCTGAACTCGGGTCTCTGACAGCACTGCGCGACCGACTTTGGTTGGTGTCCGCCGAACTCGCCGACAAAGAGCGGGGTGTGGATGTGGGTCGGCGTAATGATGGCGTAGATCGGCGTAATGATGACGTAGATCGGCGCATAGATTCGTATTCAGCGCGTCTTCTATTAGGCTCCAGTCTTGGTGGTGTGGTGAGTTGTTTGATGCGTTGATTAATGGGTGTAGCGGGTGATTGGGAGCGCGATTGTAGTTGTGGTGTTGAAGAGGGTGTTCTTTCGTGATTTGGTTCTGGAAATTGTAGGGGTGAAGCAGAACGCGACCGACACGGAGACATAGGTGAGATGCACCGTTGTAGTGGTGCAAGGGGGGTTGATGGAAACGTAATGTGAATTGGAGTGGGCATGGGGGGAATGTCGGCGGGGTCCAGCGCTCTTGAAAAGTCGTAACAAGAGGCGTCCATCACTCCCGCAGGACAGTAGTCATCAGGGTTGTAACTTGGCTCGTAAGTAGGCTCGGCGCGGCGCGAAGGTGGCGCGATGAACGTCTCTGGTGTAGGCTTGAAGCGTTTGTAAGTCTCACCCCATTTTCCAAAAAGGTAATGGCTGCTCGTTCAGTATGCTTGAGTCGGTGTGACGTTTGCGGGTTATTAGGAGGCGCGTGGCTGTGAGTAATAGTCAGCCTTTCTTCAGAATACGGTACTGCAAACGGCTCACAGCTTCCAGCAATTCTCTCAGGGTTCGAGTACACTTGACATAGTCTTTAAGGTTGTGAAATTTAAAGACATTTATCAATTTATAGAGAAAATGATGGTCCGTGTTGACGAGGTCCTCGCGACACGCAAAGTGGTGCTCCTCAATGTACTTGTGCACCGTGTCCAGGTTATCTTCCATGACGCGACGACTGGTCATTGTGGTGCACGAGCGGCGACTGCTATGAGTCTGAGTTTGAGCGTGGGCTTATATATAGTGGTTATAAGGCGCGCAAACAAGTCGTTAGCAGATTAGATCGCGCGGGTCGTTACTGATAACCGGTACACTGATAAATGTGGGCGCCTGACTGGCGGCACAAACAACTTGTTTTTTTCGAGGCGAAAATAATAGGCTGACCACGTGACCCCCGCTTTTTTAACAAATCACGCGGTCCGCTGACATTTTAGCCAACAAAGTGAGCACTGCTTCCAAACGTGTTATGGAGCGCGATTAATCTAATTTTTTTCCAATAGAAAAAAGTTAAGTGTATGTCACGTGGTCACACTGTATGTCACGTGGTCTATTGACGCGTCACATATATACAGTGTCGCTAACCAATATTTGTTGCCATTGACGTCATTGATAGATAATTGTCAGCAAGTCGTATCTCCACTATCAGTTGCCATGCTGATAAAGTGGCGTACGTGACCGGGCGTACGTGACCGGGCGTTGTTATCTGTCTGCGTGACTGATTAAACAACCGACCTCGATGACCGACCTCGATTATTATCTAGACCGCGTGACCAATTATTATCTGAGCCTCGTGACTGATATGGCGCTTATGACGCACATTGCTATCAGGCCGGCGCTGGGTATATAAGCCATAGTAAGCGAACTCGGACTCATAAATACTTTGGAGCTGCAGCGGTAACAACACTTCCCTCAGGTGAGTCTCTTTTTATTTATCCCCACCAGCACCTTTACTGGTCGGTATTTGTGTCTTATTTTATATTCAGTATTCTATCCATCTATTTATTTTTTCTTTTATTTATTTCCATTTGTCCTTTGTTTTAGTAAACATGGACAGAGTCTGTAAATCATGTCACATGTACTACCCCTTGACTATCTACGGCAACAGCGCCCCCTTTTTTATGAATGAGTGCGGCCACTTTTTTTGCAAGAGATGCACCATGCATGCCACTGCGTGTTACGTGTGTCACAAAGCTATGTACTTGGCTATGGCAATCAAGGATGGTGTCACTTACACCCTGGATGGTGCGCGTTTGAAACGCTACAGTCAGATGCATAATAGCAGGGAGCTGAATAATGCACAATTGACTAAGCTGAGACAGTTCGAGAAGGTCACGTGTTTCGGGGCAAGACAGGCGGCTAATCCTGTTTCGGTTCCGAGTGTTGCAAGCACCTCGCAATGTTCTTGCGCCACCAATTGTTACGGGTACTACTGTGAGTTGACCACCCAACCCTCGCGCGAGGTCACCGTGGACCCCACACTCACCGATGCCATACAGCGTAATAACAAACTGATGACATCACCGAAACTAAGCACCCTGCCTACCTACTACCGCCAAGACTTAGAAAATTTCTTGTGTATCCGTCCCCAGTACACCAACCGCCAGCTTTACCAGTTTTGTTTGAAAAAGCCATATCAAGAGGATGACAAACAACAGCTGCGCAACATTCTGATGGTGTTTGAGCGGAGTGATGATGGGGACAGTGGAGCAAACGAGGCGGTAGTGAGGTACATGGTGGAGCTGAAGGGTTTGCCAGAGGTGAAGGTGGCTGATAATGACGTTATTATTGAAGATGCTGCGCCTGTGGTGGATGTGGATGATGATGAAATTGACCTTACAACCAACAAGGCTGAGGAACATGACACGACCGTGGACCGGGAGATGATTAATGAGGTCGATGATGATGATGACTATGATGATGATGAAGGGCCACAGTGTATATTCTGTCTGAACCACTACAAACATGACCCTGAGTGCTTTTTGTTTGAAAAAGGCATAATACAAGAGGATGAAAAACAACAGCTGCGCAACATTCTGATGGTGTTTGAGCGGAGTGACCTTACAACCAACAAGGCTGAGGAACATGACACGACCGTGGACCGGGAGATGATTAATGAGGTCGATGATGATGATGACTATGATGATGATGAAGGGCCACAGTGTATATTCTGTCTGAACCACTACAAACATGACCCTGAGTGCTTTTTGTTTGAAAAAGGCATAATACAAGAGGATGAAAAACACAGCTGCGCAACATTCTGATGGTGTTTGAGCGGAGTGACCTTACAACCAACAAGGCTGAGGAACATGACACGACCGTGGACCGGGAGATGATTAATGAGGTCGATGATGATGATGACTATGTGATTAATGAGGTCGATGATGATGATGATGACTATGACATTATTGATGATGAAGTTGATGATGAAGATGAAGATGAAGATGAAGATGATGATGACATTATTGATGATGAAGATGATGATGACATTATTGATGATGAAGATGAGCCATAGTGTATATTCTGTCTGAACCACTACATACATGACCCTGAGTGCTCAATCTTCAACTCTAAACACAGCACCTCTTACTTTAGTCAGTTACAGCAGTTTCATGAGCTTGCAAATTTTGATTAATTGTTACTTGTTAACTCAATGTATTATAAAAATGTATTATAAAAATGTATTATATTATAAAAATGTATTATAATTATAAAAATGTATTATAATAATTGTATTATATTATATTATTGTTGTAAAGAAAAATATTAAACTTTAAATATTTTATTACAAACCCTAATCACATTACCCCACGTGACTTACACACCAATATGGCCTACGTGACAGCTCACATGTCCTTGGCTAGCTTATCTTAAGCGTACGTGACTAAATACACAAACAACTTTATCTTGTATCAGTTGATTAGGCGGTTTAATAGTTCGACCACTAGGTAATCGCCGCCGCTTATCAAACTAATTAATCGGCACACTTATCATATCAATTAATCTGCCACAGTTTATCATAATCAGTTTTATCATAATCAGTCTAATCATTAGATAAACTTGTTTGTGCCACAGTATATAAAGCTAGCGACCAAACTCGGACTCGTCAGTCTGCAGCGGTGCTTTAACAGTCCTCCTTGTCACCAGGTAACCATGAACAACTACTCTGATGACGCCTACGGATCGGACACTGAAGCGGTCCTGTTGGAGTATGAACCGATCGCGACCACTATCACCGGCGAGTGCACCATATGTCGCAACACCTACCAGCAGAGTGACAATGAGTGCTGCTTCGTGTCCACCTCGTGTCGCCACGTTATTTGCATGATGTGTGCCTTTCGTATGGCGAGCCGGCAACGCGAGGTGGAGTGTCCCTTCTGCCGCCAGCCCGTCGCTCAGTGGAACGCTTACACTCGCGACACCACCATCGCTGTGCGGTTCCACCACAAAACACCGCGCGTCCAGACGGCCGAGCGCAACTACAACGAGTTTGTGGGGGCGATACGCAATGCGGCCGGGGAGCCAATGGAGGCGGAACAGGAGTCCCCCGCCAATGAACCCGCCGCCGATTACAACAGCATGATGGACGACATGATTAACAACATGGAGCAAGAGAAGCGGGAGTTTAGTGAGATGATCCTATCTTTACAGCGAGACAGGGACGCCTTGCAGCAGGACAATGACGCCCTGCGAAGCAGCAATCAAAATGTAAACGAGATGCTGGAAAGTCTGCGCCAGTGTAAGGCGGAGATGGAGCAGCAGTTCGAGCAGGAGAAGCAGCAGTTCGAGCAGGAGAAGCAGAGCCTCAATGCTAGTTTGGGTACGTTACAATCGCAGGTTGATGATTTGCAAAAACAGCTGCAAGAGTTGTCCGAGTCGAGCACCACCATTAATAATAGTTTGATGGGCACCAATCAGGAACTAAAAAACAAACTGAAGATTACCCAAATTGATTTGGCCAATAGCGCCAAGTCTAAGATGGCACTGATTTTGGATAAGAAGGAATTGGAGGCTAGGTTAATGAGTAAAAGCCAGGTAAGTCAGGACACCCAAACCGAAGATGATATCACAAAGTCGGTAGCAAATGACACAGTGGATGACACAGTGGATGACACAGTGGATGACACAATTATGCGTGATGATTCACTAATGGTGGCTAATGACACACCGTCAAGAAAGTCCTACAAAATTTTGAAGAGGCGCTACTTGAACCTCAAGCAGAAGTTCATCAGCCACCAGTACATTGTTAAAAGTTTGACTGATTCGTTGCGTCGTGCCACCAAAAAACCCATTAAATATTAACTGTTTTACTGTTGCTATTTTTGCTGTTATTTTATGTGTTGTACAAATAAAAATGATAAAAATTTATATTACTTTTTTTTATTTTCCTAAACTTTCCTAAACTAGCCGGAATAATAAAAAAATCATACATATATTTTACTTTCCTAAACTGGTGTAGGCACCGGTTCATTCAATAGATTCAGCACGTCATCCTCTGTTTTGCTGATGCTGCACAGTAGACAATTAATTCTAATTTCGGTAATGATGTCTGTTAGGAAAATGTTAGCAAAAACATTGGCGCGCTCCGGCAATTGATTGTCACTAACAATCAGATTGTCGTTGCACAAACTACCTCTGTTTACTAGACGTGAGGTCAACAAACCCACACCCAGCGCTGTGATGAACCACTTGTTGTTGTCGGTACACGACTCCAATTGTCTGAGAGTGGTTTTTTCACAGTCGGGCAGGGCGAACAATGCTTGAGTGGGCACTTTTAAAATGCGCAGGGCCTCTTCGGCACCCACCCACAAAGTCATGTCCACAAAGGCTAGGGGTACGTCAATACCATCAAACACCTTTGTAAACAGACAAGAGTAGGAATATAAGGGTTGTGTGGAGCACATTATTTTGGTTTTGTATTTAATCTTATTAACAGATTGCTTTCAAAAAAATGACACCGTAACTGTGCACGACGACACCACAACAATCACATATTACTTTTTCACTACTTGAACATTTTTCAGTAACTTCTCAAAGTCGTCCGTGTAATCATTGAGACGTTTCACCTCTTTTTGTAGCGAGTCTAGGGTGACGGCCACAGTTTGGGGGAGAGCGTTGTCCGCTGTCGTAACATTCGGAAAGGATCCATTAAACGGATTGACAATGCTGTCTACGGGGTGCGCGCCAGTGTCCCACGTGTCAGCGCCCCACTGAGCAACAGCGCCCGCTATGAAGGCGTTGAGAGCGTTTATCATGCCGGAGAGGGCAGTCTCAATGTTGGGCAGAGCGTTAACCAGAGTGGTGACGTCGGTTTGTAGATTAGTTATGGCGGTGCTGAGGTCTTGCACAAGAGTGGTGAGGGCGGCCAACTGAGTGTCGATGTTGGTGGTGAGATCACCAACGTCCGTGGCCAGTTGGGTAAGTGCCGTCTGTAGGTCGGTCAGTGTGGTTTGTAGGTCGGTCACTTGTGTGGCGAGTGCTGCTATGGCGTCTAGTACGGGAGTCAGGTCCACGGTGCCGCCGCCACCATTGTTTATGAGCTGTTGCAGTTCGAGCAGTATGGTCTGTAGTAGGTTGGCGTTGTTTTGCACAATCTGATAGATTTGAGACAACAGGTCGCAACGGTTGTTGGGTCCGGGGTTGGGCTGTGGACACGAACCAGAGTTGTGACCTGGCGGTATCATACATAGGGGATTGGTGGCGCTGCACGCGGTAGGGTCCGCAATGTACGCGGCAATAGTGTCAAACATGCGCTTGAACGACGCCCAATTACACAGCTTGGTCTTGCCAAAGTAGACCGCGAACCCCACCTCGGTGGTGAACAGCTTATTTGCGGAGTAGGTTGTGTCGTTGGGCGCCAGTTCCGCCCACAGTTTAGTTTCGCTGCGAGGAAACTCATCCGCGTGAGTATTGCTATGGCCCAAAATACTTAACAATTCGCTGACGCCCACATACGGTCGGTCGCCTGCCACTCCGCTGTAAAATACGGGCACGTCCGTGCCGTCTACACGAGTCGAAAATATCAGCCTGCTGGACATTCTGTATAATTTATCTTATCTTAACATAACTTTTGTTGTTTGTTATCTCGTGAAATTGTGTTGTGGATAAAAATTGACAAGCGTTTTAAACGGGTGATGAAATTGTTAATACACTTTACCGGGTCCACAACACTCAAAAAACTCATCACACAACCCACACCCATTCTCCTGTCGCAAATCCGCGCTCACATTTATCATTTGGGCCCCCTTTTATTTGTGTAAATGGGTCAATTTTTTACTGGAGAAAAAGTTAATGTTCACACCGTACAATGTATGACGTACTATCGTTTGGGTGATGTCCACGTGACCGATCCCAACACACTACACAAATGTTCACATCAAATTAAACACGCTCATACGATATTTGGCGGACAACAATACTCAGATGAGGCAAGCGAGTGATTTTTGTGACAAAATAATAAGTGAAGGTTGAATAGATAATGGTAGGCTAAATAAAAATGGTGGTAAACTACTAAAATGATCGGCGACCAAACACACTGATTGTAAACAGTATAAAATTTCTAGATTAAATTAAGTTAAATGTAACATGATATTTTTGTATGTATAAAACACAATTATCTATAATATTTGTACTGAATACACTCAATAAAGTTTTACTAAAAAATATAACCTATGTTATTTTCCTTCAATCTTATAAGATAATTATAAAATGGCCTCTATTCCGGCAGATTCTAAAGCCTTTATAAAACCCTTCGAGGGAACTGATGTGACATGTTTGATATTGGATGTGGTGGCGTGGTTCGGCGCCGACGAAATCGTCTCCATACTCAACCAAAACCTGTGCTCCGCCATCAAAAATTTACCCCTAAGCCAAAAAGCGTTGTGGCGACAACTCGAACCACAGGTGCACAGCGAAAAACAGTTTATCACGAGTTTAGGGGTGCGTATGTTGATAGGTAGGGCGCAAAATATTGAGTGCAAAACACCCCAACAGACATGTAATATTGTCGCTGGCCAGAGGAGAGAAAGTTTCGTCCCGCACACTGCCTCCTATTACAACAACACCCCTATAATAGATCCCAATAGTAGCACGGCTTGCAGCACCAATCCATGTGCTCAAAACAACCCACTAGCAAACACTACTTGTACTTTAGCTCCCACCAACTACATTAACAACTACCCCACAAATTATCCCCCTTGCAATTATCCCAACAACTTTCCCGCTAACGCGCCCACATCGTCCGTCTGCTACAACCAACCTCGCTTCGAACTGTCCCCATGTCTACACAACCTCGGCAACATCTTCATAGATGAAGCCATTTACGACGCGAGAGCCTACCCCCAACTGGAGGAGGTTAACTGTAAAATAAACAGAATCTACGACATTCTATTGAACAGGGAGATCACAACTACTTAGGGTTGATAAATAACTAATTAATCATAGACATTTTTTTGTCACACAATATTTTTATTTAACTACAGCCTATCTACAATTTTCTTCAAATAATCGTTACGCAAAGCGTTCAGCCTGTTTTCCTGTTGCTGTGGATATTTTTCCATCTTCAACAGACGCTCTTCGTGGCTCAGCTTGACGCGCGCCTGGTGCTTAATGCGGTTCAACTCGTCCAACTGACTTTTTAGGGATTGCTGCTTATTACCGGTCTGGTATAGGGTGTTGAAGGCTGCTCCGAATTGGTTGCTCATGGTGGTAGCTGTTAGTTTCTACAGATGTAGCAATTGTATGAAAGGTGTCTAGTTCCAACCAAATATTTATACCACATTTTATCGATTTAATCATATCGCATAATTTATTGCCTATTAAATAATGTTTATAAATTTATAATCTTCACCGTCTGTAAATAGCCCAATTAACATTTAAACGACTTTGTTATTCTACACTGCGTATCAACGACCTCGATTAGTGCACGCGGCAGTCAGCGGTCGAACAAGGTTGAAAAACAAAGTTGTTTATATGATAATGAGGCGGGTGTCAGGCGGTGCGGTACGAATTGATAATGTGGTATAATAACAGTGTGTGGATGTGTGCGTTCAACCAATTAATAAGATTCTAAGTGCCATGTCTTTTTTTAGGGGTTTACGACGCACCAATAAAGTGTACAATGATCCGTCGGGTTTCATTACGGACCACGCTCAGTTAATACGCAACCAAACACCCGCCGGATTCAACCTCAACAACCCCACCACCATGGGACTAGCCAACGGCACCTACGTGCCCGGCTATAACATCAACGGCGCCTTTATCAGCAACACCAACGTGAACACGGTGCTCCGCAACAATGACGTGGTGGGCATGCGACAATTGTTTCCCGACGCCTCCAACAATCAAATGAACGGCCTCACCAACCTGAGACGCGCAGACAATATTCCCGACGCCACCCTGCACGGTTTGCAAACGCGCAAGAACGGGGTTAAAACGTCGCATCCGGAGACTGCGGTGCGGGACAGGGTTGGGGTGGAGAACGCGCTCGCACAAAACCCCCGTCTGGCCGATTACTTGCGCGGCGCCGGTTACGTTACCCTGTTCGGGGTGAGTGTGTACTTGGTGATTAACGTGGCCGATTTGGTGAGCTCCATAGTAGAGGCGTTGAACAGAACGGGCGGCAGCTGGTATTACAGGGGCAATAATGGGGGTGATAATTTTAGCAATATTGATGCGTGCGTTTTGCGGTATAGGTCGTGCGGTATGTCACTGGCGGACATTGACGAGTTTGTGTGCGAACTTGATCCACACGATCCCAACAACGTGGACCCGCTGCTTAGTTTCGACGAGGCACGCAACTTTTGTAACGGCTACTCGTTGGCAGCAGAGGGGAGCGTGTGCAGGGGTTCTGACACCAACGCCGATCCATCCACTCTTCAGTACCTAGACATCAGTGAGCTGGAGCCAAACCAAACGGTACAGTGTGTGGAGCCGTACGATTTTGGTGATTTGATAGGAGATTTGGGACTGGATTGGTTGTTGGGGGAGAATGGTTTCGTCACCGCCAGCTCAAACAGTTTAACCAGTGTTTCCAACAATTTCACCACAATTTTGTTGGTGATAGGCGGGATATTATTACTAACCTTTATTGGGTTTGTTATATTCAAAGTGGTAAATAGATCGTCTAACAATAACACAAGTTAATAGTGTAATTGGTTTATTTCATACAAAAATATTCTCATTAAGAAAAATACACCTTCAATACACTGGTCACAATTTTGCGACACATCGGACACTTATCTACACTCAACGCACACTTGGCACACGCCACCACGTGACCGCACGGTACGAAGCACACGATGCACTCTTCTACGTAGCATATCTTGCACAGTTTCGAATCTTCCACTTGGGGCTCTTTTTCAATTTTTGTCTCAGGTATAGGCTCGGACACTGGCGCGGCTGTTGACACGGTAGTGTTCTCACCGGGTAACACGCAGGCTTCCGTGATGACTTTCTGTACGTAGTCTCTACCCTTGACTAGCTGAACGTAGGCGCAACGGTCGAACCATCTTACATGCTGTTCCCAAGGTACATCTTCCGGCTCCCAATCTTTCAATCCGCCGTCACAATAGAAGCACTTTGTATTGTCACCGTAGCCAGTGTAGAAGAAACCGGCATCCGCCATCTGCTCGGGTCTCTGCTTCATACAACGGGGCCAGTTGTGAAAACTCTTGACTCGAGCAGCTTCATGGGCGTATTTGGGGTGAGCGGGACCGATAATAGTGTCGTGGGTTGTAGTATTTTGGATATTATTGGTTGTAACAATCGAACCGCACACGTCGATACCCTTCACAAACGGACATTGGGGAGCCCACTTCTTATGGTCGGCAGCGGGATCTTCGCCCTCCTTCCAACGCATTATCTCCACTTTACAAAACGCACAACGCACCTCGTCGCTCCTACCCAAGTAGTAAAACCCATTTTTAGCCATGGTTTCCGGCGACAAAAACGACACAGGCCACTTCTCAAAGGTGTTCAAACGCACTTCTTCCAATCGCAAGTCAGACATGGTGATAAATCGGTACTGATACGTTGACACACACACTTAGATATTATATGGACTGATAACAAATAATCGGCCCGATAAACCAACAGTATATATGGTGACTAGGAATATACTATTATCAGTGTTACAACAATGACCACTACCAAAAAATATCTGGCTTTGGACGGTGTTGCCTGCACCACCAAGTCGACCATACTGTCACATATGGCAAAACAGGACGGTTACACCGTTCACCTTATCGATTACAAAGAAATCACAGATTTACTGAAACTGGGTGAGGATCCCATTGTGGACGGCATGGTGTACATGATGTACCGGTGTAACTACACAGTCAAAAACCAAGAGCACAATCGCCATTTGTTCGATCGCGAGCCCGCCTCCGCCATAATCTATCGTCTCATATTCTCCAAACACGACGACGCCACCATACAAAACTACTGTAACATCATGAAGCGCCTAAAACAGACCCACATCCAACAGTGGCAGTCTATAATTTTGCTACCGTGTTTTGGGCAGGAGCAATTGGTGGTGGAGATGATGACGGCGAGAAACAACGGTATCGACTGGTTGGATGTGGAGTATGTAAATCGTCAGAGGAGGGTGTTTTTGATATGGGCGCACGTAATGGACTACATGGTGGTGTACATCGACTACACCAAAAACCTGGACGAGCAGCAACAAAAAGTGTGCTCCATGATTGAAAGCGCGTTTAGTAGTGAATAGACACGAGCTGAGTTTATTCGGCAAAATTTAAAAATTTTAAAATTTTTCCTAAATCAGCTAATAAAGTCGGCCTCGTCACGTTGTAGTACACCAAATGAACGCGCACGACTCTGGTGGCTTATCCACTACTTTGATGGCGCGTGCACACGATTCTGGTGTACATAGACGAATCTGGCTTTGCGCCGAGATTTTAGCGAAAAAAAGTTTTTCGCTAAAATTTCTTGAATAAAGCCAGACTCGTGACGCCGCTATATCATTTGATTGTACATTTGACGTATTTTGTGTGTCTGTAATCTAAAATAAAAATCTACTAGCCACTTTTAGTTTATTACATTACTTCCCCCAACTTAGTAAGTCATTATTTTATAAAATGGGTGACAACTCTGCCACGGTGGACGACACCATGTTACCGCGTGCCTTTATCCACATGTATTTCGAGGTTGACACGGTGGATGTTGACGTTGATAATTTTATTAGGAACGAGCAAAATTACGAGAGTATACTAAACTATTTGAGCGGTATTCAACTAAAGTATATGGTGGGTGATGCCACCGCGGACACCTTCAAGTATGTCATGCCACAATTTCGGTATGTGTGCGATCGTGACTACCACTTGCAAATTGTCAAGTTTGACGCGGGCAAGGTGTACCTGAAGAAGGGAAGCGTGGTGTACGCCACCAATTTGTTTGTGCAAAATCCGTCCGCGGCTATGGATTACTTGTTAAGGGTGCCAGCTGTCGGTGAGTACTTTTTGAACAGAACGGAGAGTGCTGCGGTGGGCGGAAAGTTTTACATGTGGAACGGTGAGGAGGGTGTGGTGGTGGCTCGACCCTACTTGGACTGGATGGGTATGAAGATTTGCAACGGTGCGCCGCACACTGAGAACAAGTGGTATCGGGTGTATTTGTTGGGTGAGACGGTGGCCAAGCTGTTTATAGAGGGCAAGTTTGATGGGACACAGATACCGGACGCGGTGTTGAAAAACTACCACAAAGGTACACCGTTGGTGCGGGCGGTTAACAATGAGCGCCACGTCATCAGTGAGAAGGTGTTCACCACAAACAATTACGATGTGGTGTTTGACGCGTTTGAGCAAGAGTTCAAGACGAAGATTCGCAACATACACTTTGTGCAGCGCGACTACATTTACGATGCCACCTTTCCAGAGGACTTGGCCGAGTTGCTTCAGAAACAATACATATCACCCACGTCCATTTACAAGAAGGTGAACAGATTCGTGGTGAACAATTTGTACGACCTGACCAACAAGTTGGTGATTGACCGGTACACCGTCAACAAGTTTAGAAAGATGCTGGTGAACGACAACTATGCGCTGCCCACACAGGCCCTGGAAAATTATATTTTTGCTCCCAATCACATATTTCAAGTGCGCCACACGCTCAACGCCGCCTTTGTACCCAAACTGGGTCTGGTGATATTGGCGCAACACATGTTCTTTGGGGCGAGACGCGTGTTAAACTTTGAGCCAAACGAGGACCTCGCCACGTTCATAAAGACCAAGGTAGAGGTGCACGACGACGACGTGTTCTACCATGTGGGTGGGTCGTATTTTTTGGAGGAAACCTCTTTTGTGTCGAACGGCGCGCCCATATACATTGTGGTGCGTGTGGACGACAATTTAATAGTAAGACATAATTTAATAAGAAGTTCTCGTAAATTGAGAGACCTTAAAAACAATTGGGTGTACAATACTATACTGAGTTTATTTGTAAGAAAATATTAAATGGACACGTTCAGAGGTACCGACACAGGTGTAACTAGACGCATTGCGGGTCTAGAGCCCAGTTTACTTATGACTATTTTGGTGGTTTTGGTCATTATCATATTGCTGGTGTTGTTGTTCAACATGAGCAGTGGTAGCGATAGCTCGGGCTCGGGCGCCAACAACACGCGCACAGGATTCTTCAACCCGCTCAACACGGCGCTGCGCAACAATCCAGTAGTGACAACGAATACGACCACTACGCGAGCCGTGTAAAAAAAAAGAATAATATTAAGAGTTGTGTTGTTTAATTTGTGTTGTTTAATTTGTGTTGTTTAATTTGTGTCTATGATGACGATTATGAAAAATCCCATAATTGTATTGTACATATTGTGCACTACTGTTTCTGTCAATGTTTTGGGTCACGGGTATATGGTGTACCCGTTGGCGAGACAGCGCCACTGTTACAATGGACAGGACTACTATTGGCCGGTGGACGGTGCCGGTATCAAGGATGAGGGGTGTCGCGCTGCCTTTCAACACGTCTACACTAGGAACGGTAACAATAGTGCTGCGGCACAGGCCATGTTCAACCAGAACGCAGAGTATGCCGCAATGGCGGGAAAAGATTATAGGAATTTGACACACATTAGGGAGAGTGTGGTGCCAAAATATTTATGTGGCGCGGGTGCTGCAAACGCTAGCGCTAGGTTTGGTGACAAGTCGGGTATGGACACGGTGAATGTGACGTGGCGCACAAACACTGTGCCTTACAAAGAGCGTGACACTTTTTATTTTTGTCCGACCGCCGTGCACGAACCTGGCTACTTTGAGGTGTATGTGTCCCGAGAAGGTTATGATGCGGGCAAAAGTAGTTTGCAGTGGTCCGATTTGGAGTTGGTGTACAGTAATACGTCCAATTTGGTGACCAAGAAATTGGACTTGTGTAGTAGTGATCGAATGTACGAGTTGAGGGATGTGAAAATTCCGTTAAGGAGTGGTGGGTTTGTGATGTATGTGAGATGGCAAAGGGAGGATGTGGGCGGAGAGGGTTTCTATAATTGTGTGGATGTTGTTCACAAGCAAACGAAAAGTGATTTGTAGGTTTTGTTTAATCACAAATAAAAAAATATACAAAATAATGAATTACATGACGCAGTTTATCTGTCTCTAATCATATCGGCGCTTGGTTTGGTTGGAATTTTTTGATAAGCCGCTTGATAATTCTTTTTGCGAAACACTTTAGTACGATCACGACCACCCACACGCCGAACAGCACGTACACCTGGTGAGTGTCGTTTTTTGTGTCCAGCCGTTTCAGAATCTCTATGAACAACCGGTCTATTTGTAGCATGGTGTGGTTGGCAATAGCCGTATTAACAGTGTCGGCATTGGTTGTTTTCTCCATTGTGTACCAACTATTTTTTTGCCTGAATATTAACACTTACTAATTGTCATACTACACTTACTACTACAACAAAAGTTCTCTACAAAATGGCCGACGACGCGTACTCGTTCATCATGCCGCACGAATTCTTGTCCCTCTGCACCCTGAAATAACCCTCCTCTCCCCACTCTGCGCCCCAACTGTTTTTCAAAATCCAGTATGGCACATCGTTTTTCACCCCGTATCCCACCAGCAACACCGCGTGATTCAGCCCTTCGTTGTTCTCGCAAATGTCCGCAATACCCGCCTTGTAGTTTATCAGATCGCTCACATCGATCGCCACACTGATGGGTCCGTTCACCACCAACAGCTCGCGCAGCTTATTTTCGTTTTGCAACACGTACCGTCTCGATCCGCTGATGCTCAACTCGAAAGGACTCTTCTTACACACCCCATCGAAACCGTAGTACGGCTCGTTTTCCGCCGACACCACCCCGCCCTCTTGCAAGATACTCTCCAGCGCCCAATGCATCAGTCCACCGGCACACCCATTATTGATGTTGTCACAGTTCACCAAATGCTGCTCGGACAAGTTGAGCGCCTTGTCATACTTTATATTGTACAAACTCTCAATGTTCGCTATGGTGCTGAAAGCCCAACACGAGCCGCACTCCATCTGGTTCTTGACGGGTGTGACGCCGTGTTTGTCGCGCCAATCCAACGTCTCCGGCAACAGCGCTTGCGGCTCGTCCTTAATCACCACCACACTACACTCTGTCATTGTGAACGCTGAGGGGTTTTTTTTTAAACCCAACCTGAAGCCGGTGGTGCGCCTCAGCAGAGCGTTTTTGTTCAGGTCGCTGTACTCGTTGATGTCGAACACTGCATACTTTGACGCCATATTTTTCTCGTTGATCATTTTCAAATTGTTTTTAAAGTTTTCTAATTTGATGGCACGCTCCTCGTCCGACACGTACGTTTTGTTGTATTTGATGGCAAAATTCTTGAATAGTTCATCGCTGTTGTTTAGGTCGTAGGTGAGAGCGTGTGCGGTAACGGTCAATACGCTCGCTAGGATTACAAAGTTTAGAAGTTTTGTCATTGTCGTCAATTTTTCTTATAGATAGATTGATAGATATATTTTATGGAACACAAACAAATAAACAAATAAACAAATAATTAATTATCACACCATCCGCCAATACACACATATTACTAAGAACAATGATTGTTTATCATACTCTATTTTTGTGCGCCCTCTTTCTTACCCAGTGCCATTCTAAACCCGGCACACCTCAAATCAGATGGGCCACACACAAATACAGCTTGGTGGAAGTGAACGAACAAGCGCAGTCTTACAACAGTCTTGTGAAGACGGTGCATGAAAGTGTGCCTGTCAGCTTGGAGTGGGATGTGTGGAGTGGTGCTCGGGGAGACAGTGTGCATTTAGTGTGGGACGGGCAGGTGGTTAAGGAGGGTAGTAGTGATGAGTTGCGTGAGCAAAAGATTGTGTACAATGTGAGGAAGGGGGGTAGGAGTAGTGTGGCGGTGAGGTTGTGCGACGGTGAAGGGTGTAGTGACAGTGTGCCCGTTGAGGTTGTGGTGGCGGACACGGACGGCTCACATTTGGGCCGGCTGGAGTACGAGTGGCGAGAGAATAATGTGCCGTATCAGCGGGCGCCCGAGAACGGTGTGGTGGCGGCGTACTTTGTGGAGTGGGGTGTGTACGGACGGCAGTTTCCCGCAGACAAGGTGCCCGTGCCCAATCTCAGCCATTTGCTGTACGGATTTGTGCCCATTTGCGGGGGAGACGGACTCAACGACGCCTTGAAACAGGTGCCGGGGTCGTTTGAAGCGTTGCAAAGATCGTGCGCGGGCCGAGACGATTTCAAAGTGAGTATACACGATTTGTGGGGCGCCGTACAGAAACCACAAAAGGGTGTGGAGGCGTACGACGAGCCGTATAAGGGTAATTTTGGCCAGCTGATGGCCATCAAACACCACAACCCCAATCTGACTATACTACCCTCCATAGGCGGGTGGACGCTTAGCGACCCCTTCTACAAGATGCACGACTCCGCCAAGCGTCGGGTGTTTGTGCAGAGCGTGCGCGAGTTTCTGGAGACGTGGAAGTTTTTCGACGGAGTGGATATTGACTGGGAGTTTCCGGGAGGAAAGGGAGCGAACGACAAGTTGGGCGATGCTGACACCGACAAGTACACCTATGTACAGCTGCTGAGCGATTTGAGACAAATGTTGGACGAGCTGGAGGAGAAGACGGGCCGGAGATTGCAGTTGACGAGCGCCATCAGCGGTGGTTACGACAAGATAGACGTGGTCGACTACAAACAGTGCCAACAGTATCTCGACTACATTTTCGTGATGAACTACGATTACAAGGGTGCGTGGTCGATGACGGATCTGGGCTACCACGCACCTCTGTATCCACCGTCGTGGAAAACCCACGAAAACTACACCACAGACTTTGCGTTGAGGCGTTTGTTGAACCAGAGTGTGAACAGTGGCAAGTTGGTGGTGGGGGTGGCTATGTACGGCAGGGGGTGGTCGGGTGTGACGAATTACACGAACAACAATCTGTTTAGTGGGGTGGCGACGGGTAAAGTGAAAGGCACTTGGGAGGAGGGTGTGGTGGACTACAGGGAGATTGGGGCGGCGTCAACCTACACAAAGGCGTACGATCACAGTAGTCATGCGGCGTACGCGTACAGAAAGACGGCGGAACGTGTGTACGATCTGGTGACGTACGACAGTGTGAAGAGTGTGCTGGCGAAGGGAGAGTATGTGCGGGAACATGGGTTGGGGGGATTGTTTGCGTGGGAAATTGACGCGGACAACGGGGATTTGTTGAATGCGATGAACGAGGGGATGGGTAATAGGAGGAAGAGTGATGAGATGGTGGTTTTGGGCAGCGGCAACTTCAAAAACTACTTTTGTCCGTTCAAAAACGCCATCATTTATGCCATCAATTCTGTGTGCAATTCAGTATGATTTTATAGAAGTATATTATAATTATAATGTATAATATTTATAAAATGTAAAATAAAATAATAAACTTTTATTTCATTTTGTTTTATTTCATACACCATAATTAACAAAGCAATATACAAACAAATAATAAGTTTAACAACATGGACCTGTTGAATTTCTCAACGTTTATCTTCCTAGTGTTCATAATCATCAAAGTCATCATATACTATGGTATCAAAAACCTGCAAAAACAAACTTGGGTCAAGGATCGTGTTTGCGTCAACGGTTATTACGGAAGCGTGGCGGATCCGTTTGAATGTGACTCTTACTTCAAGTGTCCGGAGGGTATAAAGTTCTATTGCGACGTGGGCGAACAGTTTGACGGCGACCGAGCTGTTTGTGTACCGTTAACCTCGAATGATGTCAACAGTTGTGTTGAAACGGCCTCTCGCCGACTCCTAGATTAGATAGTGAGCGCGCGCACGTCAGTATAAAAGTCAAAAATGTCAACTCATAGTCGCACTCGTATCTTTGATCAGCCTCACAGCAGCCGTATTCGTGTTCGACCGCGGCTCAGCCACACACAGACCATGTAAGTAATTTACGTTCTTCACTTTGGAGTTGAGCGCTCTCAAAAGGTCGGCGGGCACATGACCCGATATCATACACAGCATTTTGTCGTACTCGTGACTTTGCACCGCAAGTTTTTTGTAGGCGCTCAACATACGTCCCTCTGCACTTTTTCTCACACCCAACACATACCAATACTCTGTGTACCCACTCCTAGTCGCCACCACCCTCACTATGTTCATTGGTGCGTGCGTCAACACATTCGGCAACAACTCTCTCGTCCTGAACATGCTCATGATGTAACACTGCTCTTGAGGCATCACCTCCACCCCGCTACAATTGAACACACAATTGATGGGTTTGCTTTGGTCTAGTCCGCTGACCAACTTGGTTTTTGGTGTGCGCGGCTCGTCGATTAGGCGGTACGAGAATTCTTGTATGGAGTTGAGGGTGTTTGTTATTTGGAATAGGATGTCGACTTCATCGACGCTGTTTGCTCGACCGATTTGAAACATTGTTAAATGATTCAAAAAAAAATACCACACAAAATCACTAGTTGTTAACTAAACAAATACACATTATTTTCTGTTTGTTACAGGAACAACAGCGGCTATTTTCACATGGAGGTGGAGACGACCATGTACGACGAGGACCAAATTATGACTACCAACGATTCGGAGAATGAGGTGGATGGTGACGAGGAAGAGGAGGCGCGCGGTGCTAGTCACACTTTTGCCAACCAAAATTTTGTCAAACTGGTCAATAATCCGCGTGAACAGCAGCAGCCTCCGCGTGAACAACAACAGCCGAGTGAACTAAACAGAATTTTTTTACAACCAATAAACTACAATAAAACCACCACCACCAATGACGACGCGGACGAGGACTGTGTCTCGGAAAATTACAAGTGGTTCAACAAATTCAAGACCACCACATGTCATATGTTTGTGTGTCACTCCAGAGTGGAGTATGTGAAGAATGAGCGCTTTCCCGCCGAGGTGTACATGCAAAAGTACCACGAATTGTACGGCAACGCTTTCGAAATGACCATCAAAGACGCCAAGTTTTACATAACCACTAGACTGTTGCAATTGCTTAAAGTGGACTTTATGTGGCACCCCGCAGAGTCTATAATCAAACACGTGGACTCGGTGACGTCTGCGCGGATACTCAATTTGCGCATGAGGGATGGATACACGGTGCAACAGCATCTCATAGAAAAGTTGTTTTACGTGCTTCTCATAGGATTGGGGCCGAGAGACATATCGGCGGTTATGGAGCGGATAAATAGCAATAAGGCTACGGAGAGATGTCAGGCCATACAGAGCAAGTACAGTTGGAGGAGTGAAGAGAGAAAATTGAAGAATGTGTTTCAAAGAAATAGTACGGTGGCTAGTGTGACAGCTAATATCAATGGTAGCAATAGTAATACTACTTGTCATACCACTAACAACAAATCTATTGAAAAAATGTTTGAATTGCTCTACAAAAATGGCAACACGCCAAGATTTCTGGAGGACAAGGAGCTGGCACACGAATTGTACTATCGCAATTTTCACCAAAATGTGTGTCAGCTCAAGAAGCATGTCACCGACTACATGGACAAGGTGAGCAATGTTCGCCTGTTGATCAAGGATTTGGCCATGGTGTTGTATAAGCACGAACAGAAGAAGGAACTGCAAAACTTGAAAAATGAGTACGGCACCGAAGCGGACGTGGAGGAGTTTATGCGGTTGTCGGTGGCACACCCTCGCGGCGATGTGGTGTTCAATATGAAGGTGCGCGACACCAACACTCAACGCTACAGGATAAATTGCTTTCGCATGGACAGTGTACACGTATGGGTGAACAGTATGGTGTATAGTGATGTGCAGCAATTTAATTTGAAAAAGATGATACAGAGACACAGGTGGGGCACACACCATATCCTACAGTTCGACTACATGTACAATTCCATGATGAGCAAATTACACGCTGAAGTGTCCAAATTGGTTATTCGTTATGTGTTGTCGAGACGTTCGTTTGATTTGCTGCAAAACGATTGTAGCAAACTCAAATTAAGTTACAAGAAAATTGTGTACGAATAATAAGCTAGAAAATTGTTTACGAATAAACTAATTCGTATAGAATTCACAAATTTAGGACGAGTCTGACTTTATTGAGAGAAAAAGTAAAAAATTTAAAAATTTCCGATTCTGGCCCATAAAAGTCGGACTCGTCTCGCCACCTTGTTGTATGTGGCACATTAAACTTGTGTAAAATTTGTAGTACATTAAACTTGTGTAAAATTTTACAAAATTGTAGTCATGTCTACGATTTTGTGGTAGGTGTACAATGGTGTTCGGTTTTGTGAACATGGGCGATGAGTCCGAGTTAATTGGGAGAAAAAGTAAATTTTTAAATTTTTCTCAAATTGCCCAAATTAACTCAGACTCGTCTCCTTCTTTGTACAACACCGGTCTTCTCAGCTTATCTTCTTATCGATGATTTTGTGCAGATTTTTTGTGTCATTTTCCGTTTTCGCTCACAAATTTGTCGTAAGCATTTTTTGTACCCTCCAACAACGGTTGTACAATACCAAACACTTGCTGCTTGTTCTCTCTGGTCATCATTTCTTCACAACGCGCCATAATGGTGTCTATGAAGAATTTTTCCGCTTCGGAAATGTCGCACTTATTTGTTATATTTACGTGGACGTCGTGCAGACGGTTCCATTCCACTTGTTCCTCATAATCCAAAATGTTGTCCATATTTTTCGATGAGCACACCGTCTACTATCACTTTGACGATATCCTCCGTGAGATGATTCGGTGCGGGTTTGAGCGAGTGGACAAGAAGGTGTTGGCTTGCGACAGACTTAAGATTAGGTGTGCTAATGAGCAGGTGTATTGTACAAACGGTGTTGATATGGATTTGAGGTTGTTGAAAGGCGACGAATGTTATGTGTCGTTTGAGGGGGTGATGGAGTTGATGGATAGCAATAGTTTTGGAGATAAAAACTCACTGGAGATAATGATCGTGAATTGTACGTTGCGTGTGGTGCTTCAACCCAATCATGCTTGGCTCACTTACTACAAGGAGAGGTTGCGAATGCGCATAAACGCCTCTTTTGATTTCTATTTTAAAGTGTTGGAGCAGTACATGTTGGCCAATCAGCCCAATGTGGAGCGCATCGGTCCCACGATTAGCAAACTCATTAGGTTGGCGGAGCACTACAAGCATCTTGACGATCACATTTCGTTGATAGAGGCTTGTCACGCATTCGATAGGGCTAGTGCTATTTTAATACAGAATATTAAATTGTAAGTTTTATGTACTTAGATGTAGAAATGTAAAAAAAATTTGTTGCTGTTGTGTTTAATTGTTACCTATTCAATATATACACTTAAAAACATAAAAATGGGTGTTTAATTATTTCATCGTAGGTGCTCAGTCTACTATTGATGTCTAGAGCTAGCATGCGCCTAACAAAATCGTTGGCCTTTTTGGACACGTGTTCAATGGTGGGTAGCGGTTTAGAGTAGAGGGGTAACATGTCTTTGGGTTCAATGGCGTCCATCTCCTCCTCGTTGTCCTCGTTGATGTCAAACGGGTACTCGGTCGATAAGATTTCATACGCCACCACTCCCACCGCCCACCAGTCGAACGATGTCTGGTACGCTTCATGACGGATCTTCTCCGGTGAAAGTAGACTGTGGTGCCGTCGTAGAAGGAGGGTGTGCCCACGATTTTCGACAGTCCGGTAGTCGCATACAAACAGTCGTTTCTTTTTGCGGTCGTACAACAAGTTTTCCAGTTTGACGTCGTTGTGCACAATATTGTTTTTGTGTAGATCGTTGAGCGCCGTCACCAATGTGATGATTATTTTTTTGCATGCGGCTTCGTTGAGGCGCAACTCGCGCGTGTCGTTCATCTTCACAAAATCAAAGAGATCACCATCGCTCACGTAGTCCATGATGAGTAGACTCTCGCCATTGTCGTTGAACACGAAATTGTGCAGTTTAATAAAGTTGGGGTTGTTGCGCATCAGTATGTGCACGTCAAACTCTAGCGAGTTGAAGGTGGACGGTTTAACGATTTTACACACAAACCGTTTGTGTTCGCCTTTTTTTTTGCATAAATACACACTACTATAAGACTCTGTGTCACTTTCATCCAGTTTTTTCAAGATTTCATATTTGGACAACTCTTGTGCCACACGCGAAATGGATTTACTGGGATTCATGAGGAGGGCTGGTTTTAAAGCAGACGTTCGCGATCTAATAAAGAGAATGAAGCGGAACACGAGTTTAAAGGAGAAATTGGCGTCGAAATTTGGCGATGGTGATACTGCTGTGTTGATGACGATCGAGGAGGTGACTGAGCTGTTGGAGAGTGTGGTGGTTATGATGCACAGAATTAGTGTGGGTAGAATTATTGATGTCAATACTGTTATTAGTGCGGATACCAATACTGTTACCACTAATACTGCTACTAGTAATACCACTCCTGTCGCTGAGACATTGCGGGTGCACGATAACAATATCAATTTGACGATGGTGTGTGGTGGTGGTGGGGAGATTATCAGGACGGGGGATGAGGAGGACAAGGATATTAAAAGTGGTGGTTATGGGGTAGACGACAACGATGAAGAAAACAATCTAGTGACAAACGTCGACGGTAATTCTAAACGCATTGCCGAACAGTTTGTGGACGATGATGATTACTTTGACAAATTGTCAGTTCACTAGTTTAATAAGCTGGGCCGGTGAATAGGGGTACGTCGGGTGCAAACTCCTTGATCTTGAACAAGAGCGACACCTCAATCATGATCTCTTCAATTTCGGCGGAGGTGGTGCCAACGTACACCAGTGGTCGGTAGAAGTAGGGCCACAGCACATCGTCAAAGAAGCGTTCAAAGTTGTCGTTGTAGACAGACTGAAGACAAGTGAGCGGGAACGCAAAGCCCTTTTTGGAGAGGTTGATGCGCTCAATGTTGTTTGGGCCCACGTAGTAGGGGTCTTGTTGGCGGATCACGTCGTGAGCAACATAATCGGGGTGGGCGCCGAGAGCGTACTGCATGGTGAACTTGTAGCAACGGTTGGGGTGCATCGGTCGCAGTTGAAGCTCGAACCACAGGTCCATGATCTCTTGGTCGGTGGTGATGGGGAACTCTTCGGAAATGAAGCGGGTCCAGGTTTCACGAAGGAATTCTTTGCCGCTCCAGTTGCACACCAGCTTCATTGTGTCTGGGTGGACGCGTCTAATCTCCTTGAACAGGGTGATTCTTACATTCTTGCCGGGCCCACGAAAGGGATCCTCCGTCACCATGTACTGGTCGGCGATGTCGATGATGGGCTCGTACTCGGCTTCGCGGATGCGGTCCTTTTTACGCCTAACATCGTTTAACACAGCACCCAAACTCTTTAGATGGTGGTTGTCGATGACACAGCTGGTGCCGTCGTGACGGCTATACCTCAAAGATTTGTTATATCCCAT